AGTTCGTTTCCTGTTGCTGCCATGTCGTTTTCCCTTTCGGTTCCCCCCCCCCCCCACTGCGGGGAGGGGAAGATTCATCAGATGTTGAAGTACGCCCGGAACTCCTCGTCCGTCGCCGTGTCCACGTTGAGGTCGGAGGGGAGGATGACCCCCTGCGAGAGCACCCTGCTGACGCCGGCCGAATCGACGAACCTAGCGATGATGGCCACCGATTCGCTGTCGTTCTCGACATACGACCTGACGTCGCCCGAATACACCTCGCCGGAGCCGATGGGCTGGAGCCGCATCTCGTCGGTTCCGTCGGTGACGATGATACTCGTGACCGTTATGCCGGTGACGTTCTCGGCGTTGGTTCCGTAGACGGCCACGTTGATGGTGTAGTCGTCCAGCGTCGCCCTCATGCAGTACTGCTTGTCGCCGGTCTTCACGTTGGCGATCTCATTGTGGAGGTCGGCCACGTCCTGCTGGAGCTTGGCACCCTCGGTCTCGATGGTCCCGACCCTTCCGGACAGGTCGGTGACGGTCGCCTCGGCGGCGTCGAGCCTCGTGTCGATGTAGGTCAGGGACTCGGTGTTGCCCTTGATGTTGGTCTCGTTCTTGGTGACCCTTCCGTCGAGCGACTCCACGTCGTTTCCGAGGTCGGTGATCGTGGCCTCGGCCGAATCCATCCTGCCATCCAGCGTCTCGATGGACTTCTCGTTGGCCGTCACCCTGCCGTCCAAGGCGGATATTCCGGTCTCGGCCGTGTCCATCCTGCCGTCGAGGGCGATGACGTCCTTCTCGGTCTGGGTGACGCGATCGGTCAGTCTGGAGACGTTCCCGTCGATGCGGGTCACGTCATCCTCCACGGCGTCGAGGCGTCCGTCCATCGTGCGGATCGATCCCTCGTTCGCGGTCACCCTCGTGTCAAGCGCGTCGATGTCGTCGGCGTTGGCCTTCACGTTGGCCTCGACGGTGGTGACCCTCGCCTCCAGTGCGGCGTCGGCGGTGTCGTCGGCGTCGGCCCGGTCCTCCAGGGCCGAGATCCTTCCATCATGCTCGATGAGCTTGTCCGAGTTCGAGTCGGTCTTGGTGGACAGGTTGGCGATGTCAGTGGTGTTCTTGGAGATCGCGGCGGCGTTCTGTGCGATGTCGACCGCGTTCTGGGCCACATCGGCCTTGTTGTCGGCGACACCCTTCGCGTTCTCCGCTATCCTGGTCTCATGGTCGTCGACGCGACCGGTGAGCGCCGTGATGCCTTCCGCGTTGGCGGCGACTCCATCGGCATTGGTCCTGATGTCCTCGGCGTGCTGGGCGAGTGTCTCGGAATGGCCGTCGATGTCGGCGCGATTCTCGGCTATGGCGGCCTTGTTCTGGGCTATGCCCTCGGTGTTCGCGGCGATGTCCGTCTCGGTCTTGGTGACACGGGACTCCACGTTGCTCACGCGCTCGTCGATGAGGTCGATTCTGCCGGATGCCTGACCGTCGGCGTCCTTGAGGGAGTCGAGCGCCGCCGACACATCCGAATCGCCGTAGGTCACATCCTGCGCGCGGACGTCGTCCCACTGGAGGTCATAGTCGGCATCGGACACCTTGGTGAGCACCTGCCGTGCCGTTCCGCCCTTCGGGACCCTGCACTGCCCCTCCGCGGCTCCGAGCGTGCAGATGAAGATCCACGGTTCGGTGTACTCGATGTGTCCCGACTGGTCGAACCACCTGACTCCGTTCTGGAGCATCTTGGCGTAGTCATACGCCTGATAGAGGCCGTAGGTGGTGACGTCGAACTCGCCGCTCCATGAGACGTCGTCTCCGGGGTCGATGGTGAACACGCAGGTGGAGTAGGTGCTCGGCCTTGTGATGGCGACCTCGGCCTCCGACGTGTACGCCTTGTCCTCGGCGTTGTGGTGCTCGAAGTGCCTTCCGGAGTCGAAGCCCCTGGCGCTCAGGCGATAGTAGAGGTCGTAGGGCACGTCGACGCTTCCGGAGACCGAGAACGGCGTGATGTACGCGGCCATCGGAAGCCTGACGCTCTCGGTGGCTCCGCCTGAGCTCGGATTGCCCTCATAGTCCTTGCGTCCGACGGCACCTTCGATGCTGATGTGCGTGCTTCCCTGACGGTAGAACCAGTTACGGCCGATTATCTCCCCGTTCTTCATCAGCCTGACCGGCGATGCGTTGACGTCGACCGTCAGGTCCTCGCTCGGCTCGCCGACGTACATCCAGACGTTGGCGGTGTCGACGTCGAGGTACATGTCGTTCGGAAGATAGTCGGGACCGCTCACGGGGTCGCCGTTGCCGGTGAACCACTTGGACGGCCTGTTGGAGTCGATGACCTCTATCCATGCCGGGTTCCCGTCGTCGTCGGTTGCGAACACGTAGATGCTCGGCCTGTCCCCGCCGGTGTCGACGTAGACGTCGCCCTCAGACTCCTGCCCCGTCGCCGTGGGAGCGCCGTTGCCGTGAGTCACATGCGACGCCTCGCTGAGGTAGTCGTCGATGAACTGCGCGGTCTTGTTGTACCCCTCGACCAGATCGGCGTCATCCTTGTATTCGTAGAGAGGAAGACCAAAGTTCTCAGTATATCTCATATGCTCTCCACTAGATGTTATAGATTGTGAGTTGGGGCGGAGGCCGGCCTGCGATAGGATGACCTCCGCATGTCAGAGGATGAGTCAGGCCTGCGGCTTCATGATTCCAGCAGTGACAAGGGCATCACGGAGGGCGGTGAACTCCTCCTTGGTGACTGTGTCGCCGGCAGGATCTGCAACGAACTCGGCTCGATCCATAGCTGTCAGCTTGAACCAGGTGGTTCCATCCTGGCAGACGGGAAGAACCTTGTCGGCGGCGAATGCTCCGTCGAATGCGATGGCGGACGGGTGGGTTGCACCGGCATTGATTACCAGGGCGGCAGCCGAGTCGTTCGAGTCGGTGAGGCCGGTTATCGAACCACCGGAGATGGAGTAGACGCCGTTGGTCGCAGTCGCAAGGTCAAGCGTCTCGTCAGAACCGATGACCTCCGGGTTGGCGAACGTTCTCGACTCGTTCGATGTGGTCAGCTTGCCATCCTGGACAGTGAGGCCGGCACCGACCTTCACACCGCCAAGCACATCGGATGTGGCCTCAGGCAGAACGTAGTTGGTCATGCCGTCGAGCTTGGTCTTGTCCTCAGAGGACATCAGACCAGCCTTGGATGCGGTGGCATTGCCGGGGATGGTCGGGATGGCGCTGGTATCGGCCTTGGCATCAAGCTGAGTCTGAATCGGGGCAGTCACACCAGCGGTGTAGTTCAGCTCGGCCGCTGTCGCGGTGACGCCGAGAGACGCGAGCGTGGTCACGGTTCCGAGGGAGTCCCACTGTGTGCCGTTCCACGCATAGTTCATCCCCGTGTCGGAGACATTGTACACGTCGCCCAGCTCGGCGTCCTCCGGCAGGTCGATCTCGGATGCCACCTGCCCCTTGTAGTCGTAGACCGAGGACAGACCAAGGGTCGCCACGGCCGCGGACGCGGACTCCGCCGTCATCAGGGCGCGTCCGGTGTCGGTGACGCCTTCGAGCGTCGATGCATTGGGGATGACGCCGTCGGCGACCGAAGCCGCGATGGCGACGTCCGCGGTTCCGTCGAACGAAGCGGTTCCGGTGACCTCTCCGGTCAGCGCTATGGTCCTTGCGGTCTCCAGCTTGGATGCGGAGACGGCGTTGGCGGTGGCGTCCAGCTTTCCGGCGAGACCGGTGGTCAGGGCTTCGGCATCGGCCTTCGCGGCGAGCTGCTCGGTGACGGTCGCGGTGTCGGCCTTCAGAGCGAGCTGCTCATTCACCGTCGCCGTGTTCGCCTTCTTGGCGAGTTCCTCCGTGACCGTCGCCGAATCGGCCTTGGCCGCAAGCTGTTCGTTCACGGTGGCGGTGTCGGCCTTGAGCGCGAGGGCCTCGGTCATGGCGTCCTTATCGGCCTTCTTCGACAGCTCCTCCGTGACGGTGGCCGAATCGGCCTTCAGGGCGAGCGCCTCATCCACATCGGCCTTCTCGGCCTTCGTCTCAAGGGCGGCGTTGATGGCGTCCAGCTGCGAGGTGATCTCCGATGCGTCGCCCTTTCCGTCGACAAGCTCGGACAGCGCCTCAAGGGCGCTCTGGTCCGCCTTGGCGTCGAGCGCGTCCTGAAGGCCGTTCACGTCGGCGATCTCGTGGGTGTGGTGCGCCGGGGTGAACTCGCTGGGGATTCCGGTCAGCGAACCATACGCGCCGTCGAAGTCCGACGTCCCCGCGCCGATGGCCTCGCGGGCCGCCTCCGCATCGGTCGCGGTGATGAGCGCCTTGCCGGTGTCGGTGGCATCGGTGATGTTGTCGGCCTTGACGGTGATGTCGTCGCCCGACACTTCTGAAAGCCTGTCGTCGATGTCGGTGAGGGCCCAGCCTATCCTTCCCATCGTCTCGCTGGGGCCGGAGTTGTTGAATGTGGGGTAGCCGAAGTTCGGGGTGACGTCGTCGGAGACGCGGATGTCCTCTATCCTGTCGTCCTCATCCGCCTTCTTGTCGGTCGTCCTGACCACGGCATCGTCCTCGACCACGGGACCCTTGTTCATGAGTTCTTCGTCGTTCATAGGTGGTTCTCCAATCGTGATGGCATCTGGGCATGCCTGCATACACCATCAATTCTAGTTTGATTCAGGCGTCCGCACCGAGTCTCCAGACGGTGTTCCGGGATGGCGTTCGGCACTCCGGCGTGTCGCGTCCGGAACGGTGCTAACATGGTTGTCCGTCAGGTGATACGGAAAGGACAGATGGACATGCATGATGTCGGTTTGCTGTGGGTGGATGTGGAGACCACCGCGATCGCCCCGTGTGACGGGGAGCTGCTTGAGGTCGGGATGTGCGTCACCGACTCGCTGGGCAATCCGGCCAAGGGAGACGTGGCGAGCTGGGTGATTCCGCACACCAGTCTGGACGTCAATGAGACGACGCTCGGCGCGATTGCCGGGATGCACTCGACCAACGGTCTGCTCTGTGCGTGCGTCTCCGACAAACCCGGATGCGAGATCGCATCGATCATCAGGGGCGAGGTCATCGAGATGAACCAGTACCTCGATGCGGCGTCCGCCATGTTCGACGAGCTTCGCATCGCCGGAAGGAACCCGCAGTTCGACGTGTCGTGGATCACCGAGAAGCTGCCCGAAGTGCAACTTGAATCACACACCTCGCATCGCAGACTGGACATGTCGACGGTGTCGCTCATGTCGGAGCGTCTGGAGCTTGGGGTCGAGCGACTCGAAACGGACCACCGCGTCACCACCTGTCTGGCCAACGACATCTCCGAATACCACACGGTGATGGATAGGTTGCGGAAGCGCGTGGAATGAACGGCGAGGTGTCGGATGATCCATGGAGCCGGCGAATCGGGAAACGCCGGGTGATTTTGCGCTTCGCCGATTCGGTAGTAACATAATCCGATGTCGGCCGGGGACGGTCGATGCGGGCTCGTAGCTCAGTAGGTTAGAGCAGCATTCTTATAAAATGCAGGTCGCTGGTTCAAGCCCAGCCGAGCCCACTGGTGATGGTGCGATGCCTTCGTCCGCGTCAAGCAGGTCGTTTGCCCACACTCGATGATGCGGTTCGACATCAATCCACCACCCATTGCCCACGTAGCTCAGTGGATAGAGCACCGCTCTCCTAAAGCGGGTGTCGGAGGTCCGATTCCTCTCGTGGGCACGACGGCTCCGTATGGTGGAAAAGTCATTCCAGGATGCGGCATACTATAGCACTACCGCATCCGAAGGGGCTGACACAGGAGACACGTCGTGGATGCACACGATGGGCGCCTGCTGCAAACGGATCGAAGGCCCGTCCGGGTGCGAATCCCGGTGCGGAGCCGTCACTGCCTCGGTAGCTCAACGGATAGAGCAGCGGACTTCTAATCCGCGTGTTGCCGGTTCGAGTCCGGCTCGGGGCACGATGGTGGATGGGTGACGACCCGTCCATCGTCATGGGAGTGGCCGAATACCCCGTCGGAACGGTGGGGGTAAGGCGCATCCGGGTCTTAGCGGACTTTGGCTTAGCGGCCTGAACGGATGGCACGTCCAGAGGGTGCATACGACAGGCACCGTTGTCCTCGACGCTGGCGGTAAAACCCAATCCGCTCTCCCGCCACTCTCCACGCGCCGGTGGATCATGTGAAGCCGGTGTACGTGCGGGTCGTAGCCTGAGCGGCCGGAGAGAAAGTCAGGCATGGATGGTTGGCGGAGCGGTCTAACGCGCCTGTCTTGAAAACAGGTGAACCGAGAGGTTCCGCAGGTCCGAATCCTGCACCATCCGCCGGCCGGTTCGACAATACGAATCGGTCTACGGCACTGAGCCGTGACCTTGTGCCTTTGGTCTCCCAGCTACTTCGTGGAAAGCATCGGCACGACGAAGGAGGATGCGGTCGCCAAGTACATCGACGGACAACGGTTAAAGGAGCGCGACGCGGAATGACGGTTCGCAAGGTCGCACAACGCATTCCCTTCAAGCCCTCGAAGACGCAGGCGGCACTGTTGGAACGATGCTTCGGGGATAGACGTTTCGCATACAACCAGCAGGTCGAGGCGTTCAACACGTTCAACAAGGAGACCAATCCGAAACCCGTTTATCCGAACGTGACGGACATGAAGCGGGCGAACGAATGGCTGAGAGACAGTCCGATTCCGTCGAACGCATTGAGCAACGCCATCATGGACTTCCGTAAAGCGCGGGCGGCGTACTTCCGCAAGTCGGAGTACGCCCGCAACCGTCCCCGGTTCGCATCCCGGCATGACAACGTCCAGTCGTTCCGCAACACTGCGCCGATGCGCCGCATGGAAGGCAACCGGTATCCCCTGTCCAGGAAGCTCGGCTCGGTGCGCATTCGCAGACGCGATAAGCTACGCTACCCGATCGAATCGCTATCCAGTTGGACGGTGAAACGGGAGAACCGGACATACTATCTCGTGCTCCTGTTCGACGTGGACATCCAACCCAAGCCACCCGTCGAAGGACAGGTCGGCATCGACGTGGGTGTCAAGGACTTCATCGCGCTCTCCACCGGGGAGAAAATCGACTACCCCGACCGTCTGCGCCGACTGGAGGTGAACGTCAGACGCGAGCAGCGGAAGCTCTCACGAAGGAGGAAAGGCTCAAGCAACTACCGCAAGCAGAGACAAGCCGTCGCCAAGGCGTACGCGAGACTGCGCCACTACCGTGAGGACTTCCAGCATCAGACGTCCCGCAGGCTGATAGAAGAGAACCAATTCATCGGCATGGAGACCCTGATGGTGCGGAACATGACTCGACGCGCGAGAAGGAAGCTCGACGCGGACGGCAAGCCGATGCGCAACGGACAGTCACGCAAGCGCGTGATGAACCATGCCATCCTACGAGACGGGTGGCGAGGGTTCATGGACAAGCTCGCATACAAGGCGGAATGGTATGGTCGTACGTTCGTCCAAGTGGACAGGTTCTACCCAAGTTCCAGACTCTGCCACGACTGCGGGCGCAAATACGAGGGACTGAGACTCTCGGAGCGCGAATGGGTCTGCGAACACTGCGGGGCATGGCACGACCGGGATGTCAATGCCGCATTGAACATCCGGGACGAAGCATTGCGAATAAGCCAAACAACTCATAACGTGAAAGAACCGACCGACAATCGGGGGTAGCCTGCTCAACATGGGAAGCCTCTGACTATATGGGAACATGAAGCCAAGCAAGCCCAGTTCGCAGGAATCTCGTGATTTCAATCACGGGAGTGTCAAGATATGGGGTCGTTCCGTTTGTCGTTTATGATGATGGTTCACATCAGGCTGCCGTCCTCGTCGAAGAGGAAGTCGCTGCCTTCGATGAACTCCCTGATTGCCTCGTCGTTGGTCGTGAGGTAGTCGTAGTTGTCGCTGATGTCCCTGATGGCCCTGTCGGCGCACTCACCCGCCGCCTCATCATAGGCGTTGTACAGCTCCTGGGTCTCGCCATCAAAGCCATCGTAGTATGGCCATTCAGCGTCAGGGTCGGAGCCATCGAGTTTGGCGTTGATGGCGTCCACCATCGCCTGGAGCTCGGGGACGCGCTTGTCCCAGTCCTCCTTGACCCCGACGCCAATCCAATACCCGTCGTCCTCGGCGTGCTGGATGTCGGCGAGATGGTTGGTCGTGGCGTCGGGGTACATGAGGTCGTCCTCCGTGCGGTCGTCGATGCGGATGGTGGCGAACGTGCCGGGGTATCCGACGTTGTAGTCCCTGAGTTCCACGCCGATCGATTCGAGCACGCTCTTCAACGAGTCGAGATCCTCGTCGATGGTCATTGACGCCACGTCATACAGGCCATCGTCGTTGCTGACATTTTCGATGGCATTCTCTTTCGCTTCGTCGCTCAGGTAGTCGAACGGGATGCCGCCTTCGCTGAACTCGTCTGCGGTTCTTCTGGGCATATCGATTCATCCAATCCCCCCCCCTGTGGCGATTCCACAAAGAGGTGGATAGAAAGTTTGTGATTACACATACAATTATATACCACCGGTGGCTGAACCATAGAAACGCCGGTCGGCTTGTCATTGCACCGTTTTCACGGTATCATTGACGCTGTCATCGGACAATGGACTCAGGGAGGTGTGACAATGCAATCGCAGGTCGGCTGTGGTGGTGTCGCGTCGGAGGATTCGATTTTCGGAATCGGGTGGAGGCGTGAGATGAGTGTGCGAAACTTCCTATCGGACATGTTGAAGGATGCAAAGCTCGCTGTCAATCTGGCACTGCATCGCAAATATAGGTGCGTCGTCTGCGGGAACACATATGGCTATTGTATGGTGCGGCATCATTGGCTTAAGGTGGATGGCGAAGCGTTCAATGTATGTGACAAATGCTGGAATGAATCGTATTTCCGTTCATTCTGGGGCCTTGACGACTGAATGGGCAGGTGGTGAATCATGAGGGTTCTTGAGGCTGCCGGAGTCGGTGTAGGAGGCGCAATCTTCATGGCGATGGTGTTTCTCATTGCCGCCGTCATCTGCCTTTACGATGCATTGATGCAGAATGAGGAGGTCAGGAATGACTGAGGACGAAATCGCGGAGATTGAAGAGACGGTGCGGAATGAGATGGATGACCGCAGGACCATCAACAGGCTCATCGACGACGCGATTCTTCTCTGGCTGAAGAGGGAGTGGCGGCATACGCATGAGCATGGGGCATGGAGACACGAGGTCGTCGGCGATTCCGTCAACGAACCGGCGTCGGTCGTCTCGTGGGATGAGGAGTTGCCCGATGATGGCGGCGACTGCACAATCGTCCGCGTGAGTTTCACGACGACATCGGGTGACACCGGTGTTCTGCATCACGAAACGGGATGCTGGGGGACGTTCCTGTGCGAGATCGCGGTGTGGTGACTCGCCGTCGATTTTGCGTTCCACCGGCGCTACCTTATACTAGTAGGCGTCAAAAGGATGTTGGACAAGGAGGTAATGGTGGACATCGACATCCCGAAGTTCTGCCACGAGCAGACACACGACCACGGGATAGGGACGATCGGGTGCTCCTGCGGCAACCGATACGCCTATGTCAGATACTACTACGAGCACGTTCTGCATTGCGCTCCTGAGCCAGCAATCCGCGCGGCCAAGCAGCTCATGGCGAATAGCGCCAACTTCGCCAACACCCCTCCCACGCGGAAGGACGTTGATGATGTCTGAGACGCGCACGCCCCGTGGGAGCGCGGCGTCTTCGTGGTCGATGCTTGGAAGGTAATCGACGCCGCGCTAGATCGCCACACTCCAATTGACGAAAGAAGGTGAAATGACCAACTGGTATACATCGGACCTGCACTTCGGGCATCCGTTCGTGGCCGCGCTGCGCGGTTATGCGGAGCCCGGATGGCCCAATGATGCGACCATCCGCGAGGAGTGCTTGGAGGCCGGCGTCGACCTGTGGGATGCGGTCGACTGGGAGAGGCACGACCGCGACCTGGTCGATGCCATCAACTCGAGATGTTCCGCCGATGATACGCTGACCGTGCTGGGGGACGTGTCGTCCGGAGGCTCTAGAAGCATGAGGGAGGCCGAGGCGATGATTAGGATGCTGAACATCCCGCGCAAACGCCGCCGTCTCATCCTGGGCAACCACGAGAACGCCCTGCTCCACCACGACAGGAAGGACTACGTAAGGTGGGCCGGGCTGTTCTCGGTCGTCTCCCCGATTGGCCTTGACGTGCTTTCGGACGGAATGCCGGTGTTGCTGTCGCACTTCCCGTATCGTGACATGTTCGACCTACCGGTTCCCGATGGTCTTTCGACCAACGCGCTGGCGGAAAGGCTCCGCCGTTTCGCCCCTCCGCGCGTCGATGGGCTTGTGCTGCTCCACGGGCACACCCATGCGAAGGACCGTGACGAGTTCGGCGACCCGATGATGCTCAACGTCGGCGTCGATGCGTGGGACATGGCACCGGTAAGCGACCGAACAATCATGCAGATCATCCAAGGGGAATGACGTGGACAACGGTAATCTGCTTGACGGCATGAGGGCCAACCCGAACGTGCGTGTCCGTCCGGTCGATGGCGAATCGGATGTGTACGCCTGCAACTTCACCCGTGACGCCTTCGTCAATCACAGGTGGGACGAATACTCGTCGAAGGCCCGTGGCCTGTTCCTCGACCATGAGGGGCGGGTGGTGATGCGTGGATTCGACAAGTTCTTCAACCTCGGTGAGAACGACACCGTGACCCCCGACAAGGTGCTGGGCCATGACGCCTACCCGGTTCGTGTGGAGAGCAAGGAGAACGGGTTCCTCGGACTGGTCGGTGCCGCCCCCGACGGGCGTCTCCGTTGCTGGTCGAAGAGCGGGCGGACCGACTATTCTCCGCTCATCGAACGGCTCCTGCACGAGAGGATTGCGGGACGTGAAAGCGAACCGTGGCGTATCCTGCACGACCGGAACGTGACGATGGCCGTTGAGGTCGTGGACATGGAATCGGATAGGCACATCGTCGGCTACGACCATAGCCGCCTGTTCTTCCTGCACTGCATCCGCAACACGGAGGCGTTCGGCATAGACCCGGACGCGGAACGGCTGATAGCCGAATCGTTCGACTTCGACCGTCCCGAGGTGCTGCGCGAATGCCATGACCGGGACGAACTGGAGAAGGCGATAGCCGACGCGCAATCAAGCGACCGTGAGGGCGTCGTCCTCTACTACGCGGACGGGTGGATGGTCAAGGTCAAGTCCGACCACTACCTTGAGGTGAAGTCGATCAGGTCGGTGCTGAAGGGCATCCTCCTCAAGGGCAGGCCGGTTCCGACCGATGACTCCAGCCGTTCAAGATTGGTGCGCGATGTTCTGGAGCGGGCCGACAGGTCGAGACTCGTGTATCACAGCAGGGCGTTCGACGAGGATGATGTTGACATGACCTATGTCGGTTCGCTCATCCGATGACCGGGTGGACACGGATGCCGGCGTGATGCGTTGGAGGTTTCGGGAAAGGATGACGGATGAACGGTGAGAACGGATGGAGGGGCGGGAACGGCACGCTGTTCCTGGTTCCCTACGACGATGATTCCGGCGAGCGGCCTTCGGACAAGCTGGCCGAGCATATCGGTGGATTCGACGTGCGGAATGTGCTGACGGTCGAGGATGGGTTCGTCGTGTGCGGATGTGGTGGCAGGTTCGACAGCGACACAAGGTTCCTCAAGCACCTGGTGGATGTGATCGACGGCATGCCGAGGACGCTGATCCATTCCAGGGACGGATGGGACTCGCAGGCGTCGTATCGCATCACGGACGGCGCGCCGTCAATCAGCCACATCGGCCTTCATAGATGCGACATGTCGTATGACATGTCGTATGACATGATGGTCGACAGGACGCTGTCCATCGACGATGATGGATGTCTTAACGACAAGATGCTGAGACTGAAAGGCAGGTGACGGAACATGATGACGGATGGGGACCTGGAAGACAGGTTCGACGATGCCTTGGCGGCACTCCTCGACACGCTTCCTATGGTCGATCTGGAATACGACGAGTACGGGTTGAAACATGTGGACGTCCATATGGGCGACTGGTGCAAGGGAGTGCTCGTGAACGGCGTCCCGATCCTCAAGAACATGGACGGGGTGTTCATGCCCGTGTGGACGAATGATTCCGTGTGGGTGTTCCGCAACCCCGGATGCATGTTGATGAGGATCGCCCGATTCGACCCTCATGGGGCCACGCCGGATGACATGTATGTGCTGGTGGACTCGCTGCTCGGTGATGCGAAGGCCCCGGCCACGTTCGACACCGACGACCTGCGGGCCGCACAGCTGCTGAACACCGCCGAGGCCTATTCGCATTGCGGATATCTGAACGGGTGGCATCTGCGCCTCTCGTTCTGGGATGACCCGAAGGATGACGGCACGGAAGGCGGGAACTCATGAGATGCGGTACGCGGTCCATGATTGCGTTCGCCGTCGTCACGGCGATTCTGTCCCTGTTCGACCTGATGCTGATGATCGTGACGGCGTTGGCGTGTTGCGGCGTCGTGGTTCTCGGTGATGCCGGAGTCGCTCTGGTGCCATTGTGGTTTGCCGCCATGTTGTTGACTTCGGTGTATGCACACGTGTACTGCTGATTGAATGCGGATGTCCGACGCATAGTGGAACCATACAATTTGTATATTGATGCGACATGCGTTATAATGGTTCCATGATATGCGTCAAGTGCAACAGGGATCGCAGGGAATCATCCATCGATGGGAGCGGCGTGTGCCAATGGTGCCGTCGTGAGAAGCCGGAGATGGTGTGTCAGACATGCGGCAATGTCTTCCGTGGGTCATCCAGACGCAAGGAGTGCGACGAGTGCAGGGCGCGGAAGGACGAGCTGATTGAGTGCGATGGCTGCCACAGGATGCGCAGGCGCAGGACGTTCAAGGATGGCTTGTGCAACATCTGCCGTTCGTTGCGTACCAAGGCGAAGGAGCCGAAGGGGGAGCGCCGCCAATACGTGTGCAGGAGATGCGGCAGGACCTACACCGACGACCACGAGCTTGAACAGTGCCGTCGATGCACCATGTCCGACTCGCATAAGGGGGTGGAACGTGTCGAGTGCCCCGCATGCCACAAGATGCGCTGGCCCGAGAGGATGAGGAACTGCATATGCTCCTACTGCATCGCCAAGCCGAAGCGCGAGAGGACAACGATCGAGCGCTATGGAGGCATCGGCTTCGCCTCCAAGGAGCTGACGGAGAAGCGCTACAGGACGAACGTCGAGCGGTACGGGGACGCCCATGTCAGCCGTGTGCCGGAGATAAAGGAGAAGGTCAGAAGAGCCTTCGATGAACGGTGGGATGGAAAACGCGGCCTCGCCAACCCCGAGATAGCCGAGAAGACCCATGCGACCAACATGGAGCGGTACGGTGCCGAGACCCCTTGGGGGAGCGAACTCGTCAGGGAGACCCGGAAGAGGAACATGGTGGAGCGGTACGGCGTTGAGTCCGCGTTCCAGATGCAGTTCACCAAGGACCTCATCGCCCACAACAGGCGTGTGAGGGCGGTCGGTGAGGACGCCGCATCGGTATTGGAGGACGAGAGTAGGCTCCGTTCACTCATCGAATCGTTCGACCATCGCCCCACATACATCGAGCTTGCCGATGCGCTGGGGATACCGATGTGCCAGACCATAGTCAAGAACGTCAACCGGTACGGACTGAACGGTATGGTGAACACGCACGCAAAGACCTCCGGCATGGAGAACGAAGTCCGGGATTACGTGCGTTCGCTGGGATTCGACGGATACGCCGACACCACTGTGCTGGACGGCAGGGAATTGGACATCTACGTGCCGGAGAAAAGCCTTGCCATTGAGTTCGACGGTGCCTACTGGCATTCCGACGAGGTGAATCCCGACGTGAACCGGCAGCTCGACAAGACCATCGGATGCGAGAAAAAGGGAATCAGGCTCATCCACATATTCGAGTGGGAATGGCTTGAGAGAAGAAATGTCTGCGAGTCCATGATTCGCTCGGCGCTGGGACTTGATGATAGAGTGTTCGCCAGAAGGTGTCGGGTGGTCGAGGTCGATTCCCACACCGCCATGACATTCCTCGATGAGAACCACATACAGGGCGGTGTCGGCTCCACCATAAGGCTCGGTCTTGAGTGCGACGGCGGACTTGTGTCGCTGATGACATTCGGAAGACCAAGGTTCGGAGCGTTCGACGGCATGGAGATGCTCCGCTACTGCTGTCGGATGGGAACCGAGGTCGTCGGTGGCATGTCGAGGCTCTTGTCCCATGCCATGAGCGACTATGGAATCAGCGATGTCATGGCGTACTGCAACCGGTCGAAGTTCACCGGACGTTCGTATGAGCGGCTGGGATTCTCCCATGTCCGTGACACTGCACCGAGCTACACATGGGCGAACGGTCAGGAACATCTCGCACGGTACAGGGCGCAGATGAGGAACGAGGATGCGGTGATGCGCGGTCGCGGGTTCCATCGTGTCTACGACTGTGGGACGAGGGTGTATGAGCTGCACATGTGATCGCAGAAACGTCTGCCAGCCATGACACTACAAGCGAGACACACCCATCAAACATCTGTCCTCTCTTGGATGTAAGATGGCCGTATGGAAAAGGTGAGATGCATCAGATGCGGAAAGTCGCGCGGCGCTCGGTCGATACGACCGAACGGGATGTGCGGTTACTGCGACCTGAATGTCAACGGCATCGACAAGACATGTGCGGAGTGCGGTGCGATGTTCCACACGCACAGCAACAGGCAGACCGTATGCGACGACTGCAAACTGAAGGCCAAGGGCATACCTGAATCGCTCACATGCCCCGTGTGCGGGTATGAGTGCAGTTCGGTGGCTGGGTACAAGACCCACACCAAGACGCACGATGATGGATACGTCAGACGGACGTTTTCTGAGGAGACGAAAAGGAGGATGTCGGAGAGCGCCAAGGCGAGGACTGACAGGGGGCCGATAAGCGAGAGCCATCGTCAGGCCATCATCAGGTCGAACCGCACAAGGGCGGTGTCGGATGAGACGAAGCGGCGCATATCGGAGTCGAACAAGGGCAAGGTGATGTCCGACGAGGCCAAGACGAGGATGTCCGAGGCCCAGAAGCTCCGATTCGAGAACGACCCCACGCTGAGGCTGAAGATGGGCGAATACTCCAGGATGAGCGGACGCAAGGGCTCCCACATGTCCGAGGAGTCGAAGCGGAGGCTGAGCGAGTCGCAGAAGAGGCGTTTCAGGGAACACCCCGAGCTGAGGACGAGACAGAGCGAGATGGCCAAAGCTAGGTCGACGGAGAAACTGAAGGCCACGAAGCGCAAGGGGTGGACCGAGGATGCGTGCCGGTTCTGCGACGACGAATCGTTCGCATGGTCCATCCTCGATTCGTTCGACCACGATCCGAGCATGTACGAGCTTCAGGAGCGACTCGGCACATGGAGTCAGAGAGTCGGGAAGGCCGTCATCAGGTATGGGATGTCGGACCGAATCCACCGTACATCGCCCCACTCACCGTCCAACGAGGAGGCGGAGCTGTTCCAATTCGTCCGCTCCATCGCTCCCGATGCGAGACAGACCGTGAGGGACATCATCAAGCCGCAGGAGCTTGATGTGTACATTCCGTCAAGGAATCTTGCGATTGAGTTCGATGGTTCGTACTGGCACACCGACGAGTTCAAGGACTCCGGATACCATCTCGGAAAGACCGAGGCGTGCGAGGCCCTCGGCATCAGGCTCGTCCATGTCTTTGAGTGGGAGTGGACGAACAACAAGAAGGTCGTGAAGTCGCTCCTGTCGACCGCGCTCGGGATGTCGGAAAGAATCGGGGCGCGCAGGTGCGATGTCGTCGAGGTCGATTCGCACACGTCTATGGGGTTCTTTCGTGAGAACCACATACAGGGGGCGATCGGATCGCGCTATCGCCTCGGCCTTGCCCATGACGGGGAGCTAGTGGCCCTCATGACGTTCGGCAAACCCAGGTTCTCCGGCTTCGAGGGGATGGAGATGCTGAGATACTGTTGCCGGATGGGTACTGAGGTCGTAGGAGGAATGTCCCGGTTGCTGAAGCATTCTATGGATCGGTTCGGCATCACCGACGTCATATCCTACTGCAATCGGGCGAAGTTCACCGGATCGTCATATGAGAGAATCGGGTTCGCCCATACGAGGGACACCGTGCCGAGCTACTGGTGGATTCACAACAACCCGTTCGACATGCTGTCTAGGTATTCGACGCAGATGAAGGATGAGGACGCCACGATGCGCTCCAAGGGCTACAGCCGGTTCTATGACTGCGGAACGAGGGTGTATGAGTTGCACGGATAGGGAAAGGCCCCGCCTTGTGAGCGGGGCCTCGGTCAGTTGTGAATCATTCGTGAAGAATGCGTCACTCCTTGGTGATCTTCGCCACAGCCAACTGATTCACGAGCACGAGCGAGCACAACTCGTTGAAGATCTTGCGAATCTTGAACTTCGAGTTCGCCGTCACGTCATCCGTCGCCTCAAGGCCGTAGCGGGTCGAGAAGATGCCGACGGTGTTCGGAGCGCCGGTGACGTAGAACACGCCACGCGGCATGGTGACGGACTTGAGCAGGGTCCAGTCGCCGAACGTCGTCTGCTTGTAGCCTGCGAAGTAGTTGTCCTTGAAGGCGACGCCGACGGTGAGCAGATCCCACCTGTACAGGTCGTACATGTCTGCCGGATTGGCGATGAGCAGCTTCGCCTCGTTCTGCTGGGACGCGATGAACGCCTGGGCGTCGATCAGGGTGTCCAGCGTCAGGGTGGTGCCGACCATCGTGATGTTGTTGTCGGTCTGGCCCGGATGGAGGTCCTGCCAGTCCTGGATCATCAGGTCGTAGCCGTTGTACAGGAGGTTGTCCTCCTCCTTCATGATCTGCTGCACGGTCATGTTGTCGGCGTACTCGACGATGTTGGCGTGGAGCAGCTCCAGGTCGGAACGATCCACCTCCCACTCCGCCGCGATGCGTCCGTACTTCGGGACGATGGTCTTGCCCTCCACATGGGAGATGCGGACCTGTCCGTCGTTGGAGTTGAGGGAGTACGCGGTCGGCAGGTCGGACAGCACCGGGTACTGCCTGATCTCGCCCTGCGGGACGAGGTCCTCGACCAGTGCCTGACGGGCGATGCCCTCGTAGTTGATGCGGATGGAGATGGGGCCGACCATCGCCTCGCCCAGCTTGACGGTGCCGCCCTTGGACAGGATGGACGCCATCCTCTTGGTCTTCTCGGCGGCGGTGACCTTCCTGCCGCCACGGGCCTTGATGTTCCTATCAGCCGCCTGAGCGTAGTCCTTGGCGAGCATGAACTTCTGTGTCATAGCCTATGCTTCCTTTCGTCCTGGTCCGTCTCAGGCCGCGACTGCGGGGTCGGCGAGCTGGATGACGATGGACTTGTTGTCCGGGGCAACCTCCAGCAGATGACCGACCACTGCGGTGCCGGTCATGGAGATGCGACCATCGGCGTTCGCGTAGACCGGGACCTTGGTGCCGTCGGCCTTCACTGCGAACGAGGATGCCTGATCCAGGGCGTCCACGTTGATGCGGACGGTTGTGGTGTTGTTGCCGACGATGGCGGTGAACTCGCCGTTCTGGCCGAGCTGGTTGATTCCGCCCCTGCCGTAGTTCGGTGCCACGAAGATCGCGGCGAGGCCGAACGGGGTGCCGGTGCCGTCATACAGCTTCATCTGCTTGTCGCCGATGTGCTTGACGACCATGCCCGGCAGGATGTCCTTGGTGTCGCCCTCGTCGCGCACGAGCACGCCGGCGTACTGGATGGCGTTGTCGTACTCGATGTTCGCGGTGCGGCCGAGGAACGCATCATGGGCGTTGGTTGTATACATCATGATGGTATGTCCTTGTCTCTAGTGGATGTCAGAGCAACGCGAGCGGGCCGTCGGCCTTCGACGCTGCGGTTCTGGTGATGTTCGGTGTGCGACGGGCGGCCTTGGTGCGTGCCGCGTTCAGAGCGGCGCGACGTGCCGTGGCCTTCGGATCGCCATTGGCCTTGCGGGCGGCGGCGACCCTCGCTGCGATGCGCGCGCGGTTGGCTGCGGACAGGCGCTTCGGGGCGCTCTTGGTGGCGGCTCCGGCCTTGCGCTCGGCGGCGCGGCGACGTGCGGCCCTCCTCAGGGCGGCGCGGCGTGCGGCCTTGCGTGCCTCCTCGCGGCGCTCCTTCCTGCGGTCGGCGTCATCGCAGCTCTTGCCGCGTCCTGCGGTCCTCTTGGCGGTGGCGGCCGTCGCCTTCTTCCTCGGGGCGGCCTTGGCCTTCCTGCGGTTCACCGCCGCCTTGCGTGCCGCCGAACGACGACGGGCTGCGGCGACCGCGGTGGATGTCACCAGATCGTCGTTGCCGGTCTGCTCCTTCGCGGCGTCGAGGGCCTCGGACTCGGTGGCGTAGCCGTCTCCGGTCTGGCCGTCCACGTCGAACGAATAGGTGCCGTCTTCGGCCGGGGTGATGGTGCCGGTCTGCTGGCCCTCAAGGTCGTAGACCTGGGTGTCCCCGGCCTTGCGGAACTGTGCGGCGCGGCGTGCCTTGCGGTTCAGCGCGGCCCTGCGGAGAGCCGCCCTCTTCATCGCCTCGGTCCTCTTCGCATTGGCCTTGCGGACCAGCGAGAGGGCCTTGAGCTCGTGTTCGGCCGCGATGCGCGGCATCTTGGCGAATCCGTCGGCCAGCGTGTAGCGGTCGGCCTCGGAGGCCACGCCTGCGGTCACGTAGGCGTCGGCCAGACGGAGCGCCGCCGTCGCGGAGACCGGCTTCAGGCTCTCGTCCTCGGCGTCGTCGTATGTCTTCTGCGAGCCTTCGTAGTTGTCGCCGACCTCGGCGGAGGTCGACTGCGGCTCGGTCGCGTTCTTGTCCTGCGCGGGCTGGAAGTCGATGCCCTGATCGGTTACGTCCTTCAGCACCTCATCGGCCGAGAGGGCGTCTGTGACCTTTCCGTCCTCGTCGGTGGCGCGTCTCATATTCTTTGCCATGACTGCTGCTTCCCTGTCTGTGTCCGTTTCCTGTTCGTCCTCCTCGGCGTCCGGACCGGACTCGTCCGGAACCTCGGGACCGCCGTCGTCGGCGTCGTCGAGCACGTCCGACATGTCGGGCTCGGAGAGGGTCGGTTCCCCTCCCATCGATCCACCGCCATGCGGCATGCCCGGAGACTCGGGCTCCGGCGCGTCCTGGAATGCCTCCGTCAAGGTGTCGATGAGTCTGTCCACCTTGTTAAGGGTGAGGAGGTCCTCTATCTTGTGTGTGAGGAGGTCGATCTTGTCGCCGAGCGATCCGCTGAAGTCCTGCTGCAATGCCGCAGCGCCATCCTCCGAATCGGGCTCCACGATATCGGCGTCCGTCACGACTTCGGTGTTCCCGTCCCCGTCGACGTCGTCGACGAACGGCGGGGTCGAAACGGGATCACCCGAGAACACCTGCTGCCCGTTCGCCATAGGGTTAGGCATGTGTGACCCCTTCCAGATGGAGATATCCGTGTTAGGTATGTCGGCCGGGCATTCCCGACCAACTGATATACATTTTAGTACATGGTCACATGCACATGACGGTCCACAGGGAGACGGCCTCGTTCCTCGATTCCGCCAAAGGCGTCCTCATGTCGCCGCATCTCGAACACTGCATCATCCAGTGATGGCGGTGCATGTCGTCCCCGGCGGATATCACCGACACCATCTTCGGTGCGGAGCCGCATCTGATGCATGACGGGAGGATTGCCATAAGTGACCTGCGCCTCCCGTCATGCCGATGCGTCACCGGTAACTGTCGTGCCAGCTCGTGGAGCCCGGCGCGAAGTAGTCGAACGCCATCACGTCGTCCATGTATGCCGGAGCGTTCTCGCGTACATACGCAGCGAAGGCGTCGTCGTCATCCTCGTCTCCGCCATCCTCCAGATACATGTCCCAAAGGGCCCCTTCGATGTCGTAGTAGTTGAACTCGTGCCCCTTGTACACGAGGTCCGGGTCGGCCCACTCATTGTAGTAGCGGTATCCTATCTCCGGAGTCCCGTACCATCTTGGGAGGTCGTCGCCGTTCCCGGCCCTTCTCACGCTACGGGAGGAGCCCCCCCCCATCATCATCATCCTGCGATTCACCATGTCGGTGTCCTTTCGTTGTGTGTTGTTGTTGTGGAAAACCGGTCGGCTACCTGTTGGCGTCCACGTAACCGCGAATCATGTCGGCGCATGCATCGGACGCGATGAAGGACTCGAACGCCGCCATCATGTCGTGTTCGGCGTCGTCCATCGATTCGGCGTCGCCGGATTCGTCGACGTTGTGGTCCTCGTCGGACAGCGTCCACTCGAACGTCGGCTCGTCGTTGTCCCACGACATGTCCTCTATCTCCCCGAGGACGAAGGGCCGGAACCCGTCCTTGCCGTAGTCGTCAACAGCGCCTCCGAACGTGAAGGAATACTGTCTCGTGTCACCGAATCCGCTGTCGGACATGGTCGCCGATACCGAACCTACGCCATCGACGTCGAACGTCCACGACTTGGATTCGGTGTCTGCCCGCTTGGCCGTCCCCTTTGCGGATGCGGTCAGGCCGTTGTCGGAGAGGTACGAATCGATGTCGCGTTCGAGGTTGCGGTTGAAGTAGTCGAACATGGCGTCGTACATGTCGGATTCGGCACCCTCGCGCGAGTCGGCCTCGCCGGACAGCTCCCTGCCGTCATCGTAGATGGTCTCGCCGTCGGAGCCGGACACGTTCCACGACCACTCCTCGTAGTCGTCGTCCACGGTGTCGTTGGACAGGTAGCCGTAGTAGGACAGCTCGAACCCGTCCTTCGCCGACGGGATGCCGTCGATGGACACCGTGTAGGCCGTGCTCCCGTTGTCGTACTGCTGCCCCATGTCCACGTCGACCGTGACGGGGCCGTGGTTTTCCGTATTGATGGAGAAGGACTGAAGCTGGTGCGCCGTCCTTGTGGATGCGGTCCTGCCGGAATCCGCATCGCCAAGCGCCTTGCGGGCCTCCTCGCGGAGATGCCTCATGGCCTCGTCCATGCTCCTGAAGCGCTTGTCGCACTCCGAGCAGTCGAACACGTCGCCGTAGGTGCTGAGGTAGATGTTGTCGTATTCGACCTCGGGATAGGTGATGTCGAGCGTGGCCGCGCCGTCGAGCGCCTCGTCGATTCCGTCCACGAAGTCCTTCCGGGGGTCTCCGTAGCGGTCGAACATCGTGTAGTAGTAGGAATCGAGCGGGCCGTCCTCGAACTCCCTCCGGTTGTCGAACTCGGTCTCGTCGCCATCCTCGTCGACGGCGAGCGGGTAGCCGCCGAGGTCCTCATCGTAGTAGCTGTCAGCCGCCATTCTCATGGATTCCTTTCCGGTGGATTCATCATGATCGTCAGAAGATGCCTCATGGGTGGACACGTATCTGCCGTTGTCCACATCAACCTTACGGCTCTCGAACGTGTAGGGCCAATGTTCGTCGACAGGCATGTCGGACACGTCGGTTCCGTCGGCACCCGGTGCCTCGGCCGTCCTCGCGGCGCTTCTGTCGGACACGTCGTCCTTCCACCCCTCAAGGAGGTCCTTGACGCCGTCGACTATCTTCTTCTGGTCGTCGTCGGAGATGGCGTGCATGTCGTCGCCGTCGGATTCAACGGCGTCGTCTATCTCGTCGCGCACCTCGTCCTCCGGCGACCCTTCGTCATCGGGGTCGCGCTCCACTCCGTCGAGCGGCTCGGCATCGTTCACGAAGTCGTCGGTCAGTCCGATCATCTCCGCCGTGTCGGCCACCACCTTGTCCGTTCCGGTGAGGGTGATGCGCGCCTTGCCGTCGTCGGTCTCGTCCTGAGAGAACGCCACCCCGGCGTCGTTGAGCATGCGCTTCTGGTCATTGTCCAGCGGGGCGTCGGCATCGATGGTCCACGCCCCGGCAGTTCGAGCGGAGCCGAGACGCTCATCCTCATCATAAAGCTCCACATCGGCCGGATTGTCGACACCGTACATGCTGAGCCACTGCCTGTATGTATCATCATCATCGGCATCGACTCTTATTGTATGGTCATCGATTCTGATGACTCTGATTCCATCTGAATCTGGCATCTTGCTCTCATCATCATACATGATGGCATCATCATCAAGGAGATGCGTTACAGGGGTGTCGTCAGAGATATAGCTCCATTCATCATCCAATTCATCCTCATCGGATGCCCTGTGAACGGACGCGGTTCTTGAGTCATCCTCGTCGTCATAGTCGTCGTCGAGGTCGGACACGTCGTGGAATCCCCAGTCGTCGTCCGGGTCGAATTCGTCGGCGGCGAAGTCGTCCTCCCAATCGTCGTCGAGCATCCCGTTGTCGGTGTCGTATGAATCGGATGTGGACAGCATCTGGCCGAGCGGCGGGGCGATGGCGAGGGCGTCGTCTATGGCGTCCTCGATGCCGGGAACGAGCTGCGCGAACACGTCCATCGCCATGAGCTCGTCCTCGTAGGGGCCGTAGTCGAGTCCCTCATAGTACAGGTGCAGGAGGCCGTCGTTGGCGTCCATGATGTACGCCTGCTCCCTGCCGTCCTGATACTCCCATATTCCGGCCGATATCTCGGCCCATCCGGCGTCCGACGCGGTCCTTCTCACGTCGTAGGCCATCGCTCTCCTCCATCTTCCGACGTTCTCCCTGGTTCCGGCGACCGTTCTCGTCCTGACGTCCACGTCGACGCCGTACACGGCCCTTGCCGTGTACACGTCCTTGGTGGTCATCAGGATTCCGTCGAACGACGCCACGACAAGCTCCGACTGCGCCTCGTCGTACCCCTCCTCGGATTCCTGGTACGAGTCGGCACCATACATCGTCGACAATGAGTCCATCAGCTCGTCCACCGACGGGTACGGCCCGTCGATGACGGCACCGCTGGATACGGCGACCCACTGGTCGCTATCATCATCAAGATAAATCTCTATGTCATCCGGCATGTCATTGAACAGGTCTGGATTGGCCACACCCCATGCATAGGTACTTCCCGTTGGAGAGCCATCCCATATCTCGTCCTGCTCAAGAGGGTACTTGTAGAATATCATCTGGCTCACAGGTCTTCATCCTCCTCGTCGAGGCGTTCGTTGATGAGCCTGAGCCTCTCCTCCATGCTGAATCTCCTGCGTGACGAGCGCACCTGACGGTTAGCCTGACGCCTCACCGACGGGCTGTCCCCGGAGACGTCGACCTCCGCCATGTGGCCGAACCTCGCCGACGCTATGGCCACGGCCTCCATCGGGGACACGTTGGAATAGCTGTCTATCTCACGCTCCCTGCCGCTCTTGATGTCCATGCGGCAGAGCGAAGCGCGGCGACCGGTGACGTACAGATTGATCGCGCTTCCCCCTATGACCTTCTGATAGCACTTGTCCACCATATGCAGTGGCCTCCTCATCAGGGCAGCGACGCCGTCACGTCGCACGAATCGATTCTATGAACAATTCTAGCCATGATGGGGACGCCATGTGCGGTTCCCGGAGCGATTGGGGTCAACCACCTATCTTCGGACAACGCACCCATTTTCCAGACTTGCGTACCCATATGGAGCTTGAGCCCATGGAGTTGTTCAGCTTCTTCTGCCAGTCGCCTGCACGCTTCCATACGCCGCCGCCCGTCCTGTCGCATGACTGCCATGCGCCATGCCTCACCGCCCAGGGGCTGTAGCGGAACGAATCGAGCGAGAGCTGGAAGCCGTCGCGGTTGGGGTCGTATGACCAGTGGGCCGAGTACTCGTACTTCAGGTCGAGGTCGGGGTTGTCGTGCCTGTTGTGGAACGCCCTGCCTGCCAGACCTATTATCCTGATGTTCTTGATGTCGCCGTTCTCATCGAAGTTGTCCGGACCCAAGGGGAAGTCCCATGAGTCATGACGTGTCGGCAGCTCCCCGGATATATGGTGGTCGGCGGTGTCGATTTCATAGACGCCGTAGAGCACGTTGTTCGGGACCTGATGGTTCGAGCCGGGGACGAGCTGATTGTTGTAGACGTCGTTCCAGTTCTCCGGAAGCGTGGTCTCCTGCTGGTAGTCGAACGGCTGGGGGTTCCACAGCAGGGCGGACACATTGATGAAGCCGTGGCCGGCTCCGGAACCATGGTCCCAATAGCACTTGTTGTTGGTGAGCTGGCAGTGCATGTTGGTCATGGCATCGTTCACCTCGGCATGGATGTCGAAGATGAAGTGGACGGCCATGTATCCGCCGAATGACGGATATGCGTCTATGTGCAGGTCGCCTGATGCGTAGACCATGATTCCGTGTTCCTTTCCGTCACTGGACCCTGATGTCGTCGTCCATGAGGTCGCGGGACCTGATGGAGTCGGCTACCGTGCTGTTGTCCGGGCTGGACACCGAGAAGATGTTGAGGTCGCCCATCGGTATCTTCTGCCACGAGTTGTTTCCGGAGCCCCAGTTGACATGACCGTCGGAGCCGATGGACGGTCCGCCCCAGACCTTGTTCACGATGTCGTTCGCCGTGTTGGTGACCTTGTTAATGGAGGTCGTATGGCCATTGACCGAGGACTGGAGCTTGGTCACGGCCGTCTGGAGGGCCGTGATGAGCTGCCTCAGCTCGTCGTCGGCGTCGTCCACGTACTGCTTGATGGCGGCGTCGTGGTCGTTGACCGGAGCCGCTACCGCCATGATTCTGCGGTATACCGAGCTTCTTCCGGTGGGGTCGTCGAAGCCGACCGACACGGTGTCCGCCGTCGTGGTGGATGAGCCGGAGCCCAGCGCCACGCTCCTTGACGCGGTGGCCGATGCGTTGTGGCCTATCGCCACGGAGTCGGATGCGCTTGCCGAGGCCGACTGACCCACACCGACCGCCGACTCCCCGGTCGCCACCGTCATGGCACCCACGCCCACGGAATTGGCACCGGTCCTCGGGGAGTTGCCGATGTTCACCGACTGCGCCCCTGCGGTGTTGCTCGACCCGATGACCACCGCCCCGGCACCTCCCGACACCGGATTGATGGACAGGATGACCTCGGACGAATAGGCGCGGTACGTCTCCTCGTCGCCGATGGCGAGGTTGGTGATGGTGATGCTTCTCAGGTCGGGCTCGACCGGGTGGTTGAGTATGGCGTGTCCGCCGGACGTGGCCTTCCAGTCCTTGGCAAGAGAGTTCTCGATGGTCGAGTTGATGGAGCCGATGTCGGACTGGATGCCGCCGATGGTCTGGTTGACCTCGCTGATGTCCTGACGGATGTCGTCGACGTCGCCCTCAAGCGCGGTGATGCGGTCGCCGTGGTTCGTCAGAGTGGAGTTGATGGACGCCAGCGAGGTTCCGCCGTCCACGGTCTGGCCGTTCTGGAACACCGCGATGTTGCCGTTTACCGCATCGGGGTCCTTGTCCTGCTTGTTGGGCAGGGTACCCTCTATCGCCGTGACCCTGTTGGCCACGCCGTACAGGGAGTCGGCGGTGGCGAAGTGCGACACCGATATGGTGGTCGGGTCGCCGTTGCCGTCGGTGGCGTAGATGATGTTCGGCGTCGTGACCTTGTGGACGACGTCGGCGTCCATCGCCACTCCGTCGATGTGGACGGAGTTATCCGTTACGGGGAGTTCCTTGCCGTTCAGATAGATATGCTGAACACCCATGACCTCCTTCAGGTCATACATGTGCTGTCTTCCATCTGAATCGGTTCCGTACAGCTTGTTCGGGGAGGCGATGACGTCGAGCTTCCCGGTGAGGTCGATGTATGCTATCTGGTCGGTGACCACGGACTCACCGTCAACCCTGACGTCGAGTACGGGGACCTGGTCGCTCTCCGTGAAGGTGATGGCGTTGCTCGCCTGACCGGCCTCGTCGTTCGGGTTCACCACGTAGAGGGTGTATGGAATCGATGCCTCGAACGGGTCGGTCTCAAGGATGTCGAAGTCGCCATGGGTGATCGATCGATGGTTGAGCTTTGTCAGAACGGTTCCGACCTCAAGCTCTCCGAATGCGTCGTCCTGTATCCCCTGACCGTAGAACAGCGTGTGCTCGGATGTTCTGAACACCGCATAGATTCTCAGATCGGTCACGTGCTGATATGCGCGGATGTACTCTCTCTTCGCGCCATTGAGCGAATGTGTTCTCTGTCCCATGATCGACCCTACCTCCTATGGTCGCCGGCAGACTCTGGATCGTTCCTCGTGATATCCGACAAGTCCCTCTTGATCCCATCGACATCGGATTCCAGAACATCGATTCTCGATCCAAGAGACGATATCGACATGTTCGTGCTCTTCGTCGTCTCCAGCAGGGATGACATCGTGGTGTTCACCATGTCCAGCTTCTCGTTCATCTGCTGTCTGAACGGAACCTCGTTGTTGTTGATGTGCCTGTCAAGGCCAAGGCTTATTCTGTGTATGTCCGATATTCTTCCACGATCCTCCTCACGCTCCGAGTCCCGTCTCTCACGGTCCTCCGTTCCCCTCTTCGGGGACACGTGTGCCATGATCGCGGACCCCGCAGCGGTGACTATGGCGACAAGCACCGGCGACTGCATCAGTATGTTCAGCATCTCTGGCGTCATCTCTCATCCTCGATCCACTCTATTGAGAAGCAGCGGTACAGCAGCATCGCGGGAAGCTCGAATCTCAGGAGCACCATCTCCAAGGTCATCCCCGGCGTGTGGATGAGCGACATCAGCATGGCGTCGGACAGCCCCATCGCCAGATTCACCACGAGCACGCGACGCTCCAGATATGTCCTGCCGGTGAAGGCGAACGTGAGGCACAGCAGGTCGAGCACCATGATGATGGCCGGAACCACCTTGACGGCCATGCCTCCGGGCTCGAACAGCATGAGGAACCTCGTGACCACCGCCATGAGGTAGATGAAGAATATCGAGAACTGCAATCTCGCCTCGGTGTTGGGCACCCTCATCGCCCACCTCCAGTGTCGTCGTCGGTATCGTCTCCGCCGTCCATGCCTTCGGGTGGCACCACCACGACCCCCATCTCATCGCCGTTCTCGTCGAGGATGTGGGCGTCGATCTCCCTGATCGTGGCGAACACCTCGCGCTCGGAAAGCTGATAGGTGCATACGAGGTCGAACGAGAGAGACCCGGTGTACACCTGCGTGTCGACGTTCCACGGTATCCTGTTCGTGGACGAGTCGGCACCCATCCGTATCGAGTTCAGAACCGGTTGCAGACCAAGCGTCGGGTCGGCGTCAAGCTCTCTGACGAATGCAATGTTCTTTGGTCTCGTGTACTGGAAGATGAGCATCAGAAGCAGGGCGTCCTCCATGCGGTCGCGCTGCTTGGCGTCACGCGCCCACAGGTCTATGGTGCATCTGACTTTGCACTGCCCCACCTGATCCGGTTGCGTCCTCGCGTTGACGAAGTACCGGTTCATGTTGAGCCATGTGGACTGGTCGAAGGACACGCCGACGCGGAGGATGGGAAACGCCATCCTCTCGACGGGGAACTCGTCGAGAACCTGCCTGCTCGGGTCCAGGTCGTCCACCGAATCGTCGATGGAGTGCCAGAACTCGTCGGACAGACCGGCCCTCACGGCCCTCACCAGCCGCGTCTTCACGCGGACCTTCAGACCATCCACAAGCGTCATCAGATGCCTCCGGTGTCAAGCCTTCGGAGGATGACCCTGGGGTCGGCGGGCGCGGCCTTCCCGGTATGGGATTCGGAGGTCGGGGTGATGGTCACACCCCTCCTCGTCATGGTGGCCCGCCACATCGCCCCGTGGAATCCATCGACCTTCGGCACGTCGCCCTCGGACGCATTTCCGGTGTTCTCGTCGGACGTCGAATCGCCCTCCGCGTCCTTCAACCCGTCCTCCGGGGCCGGTTCCACGGCATGCGCGGACGCAGCATCGGTTTCATCGGCATGCGTCCTCATGTGGGACTTCAGCCCCCTCTCGGAGCGGAACGTCCTTCCGCACTCATCGCACTCGAACATCGTTCCTCCGATCAGTAGGTCAGGTCGACGTCGAACGTCACGACGATCCACAGGGCCGGACGCAGGAACGCGACACGGAAGCTCACGTCGATGACCTCGGGGTTGTTGGCCCTGCGCGACACCTCAAGCGAGTCGAATGCGTAGATGCCGCCGGACTCCACCTGCTGGGTCAGGAAGAGGTTGACCGTGCCGTATATCTCGGTGAGCAGGGTGTCCGAGCTGGGCTGTCCGATGTACACGTCGAGCAGTGTGCGGAGCGCGCCGCAGATGTAGTTGTAGATTCCCGCATAGCTCCAGTCGAGCATCATGCTCTGTCTCGTGACCACAGAGTGCCTGAAGCGGATGACGCCGTTCTGCATCTCGATGACCGAGCATCCGGCCGTCGCCAGCCTGTTCTTCTCCTCATACAGGAACGCCTGGACGCCGTAGAATCCGGAGAGCGTCAGCCTGGTGAGGGAGCGGTAATACGGGGCCGCTATGGCCACTCCCGCCGCGGCCGCTGCATAGAGCCATCCGGGGAGGTTCTGGGAGCGCCTCGTCTCGCTGACGTAGATGGACGCGATGTTGTTGGGGATGAACATGATCTGCTCGGAGTCCATCGAGCCCGCCACCGCGCACAGGTCGTCTATGGTGTAGGTGGTGGTGGTGCCGTCGAGGGCGAAGATGCCCCTGCGTTCGAGCTGGTGGCCGCAGCACCAGATGATGTGCTCGCGGGCGTCCATGAGCTCCTCCGACGTGAACGCGACGGGGACGAGGATGGCGATGTCCTGATGGAGCCTCAGCTTGTCGAGGGCCTGTTCGATGGTCTGCTTCGGGTTCTCCGAGTCGTCCTCTTCCTTGTCGTACACCGGGACCACGCACACCGAGACGCCTCCGTTGGCGAAGACGAACCTCGCGGCGGCCGTTATCGGGGAGTTGATGGTGTAGTCGTCGTTGTACGCAGCGCCATAGTATTCCGCAACCGAGTTGATGGTGAAGAACTTCAGCGGCTCGAAGAAGTCGTCCGGCAGATACTCGTAGCTGATGAGGATGGACTGGGTCTTGATCTCGGGGTTGATGACCTTGATGGAGAAGGTCTGGGCCTCCTCGTCCTGGGTCTGGGTGTAGTCCGTGTCCTTCTTCAGGTCCTTTCCGGAGTAGTCCTTCAGCTTGATGGACTCCATGATGACGTTCGGGGCGCTGATGACCGCCGTGGCACCGTTGCCCAGCACCCTTGACATGGTGCGCGTGGGATACGAGTCCACCCTCGCCACGATGGCCACGGTGCTGGGTTCGACGTAGGTGGTGACGCCGGTGAGGTCCTGGGGGGCGTCGATGATGACGCTCGGCGGCACGTAGGCATATGAGTTGGTTATCGGCATTTCATGTCCTCCCTATTGCCGGTCAGCTATTGGTCAGCTCGGTGACGCGGGTGTACTTGCAGGTGAAGGTCTGTTCGGCGGTCCTGGCACCCTTGTTGTCGACGTTGATGTTCTTCTGGGCGTTGGTCACGACGAGCCCGGAATACTGGAAGCACTTGGTCGGCGTTCCGTCGAGGTCGACGGTGATCCAGTTGAGGGTGATGGCACCCATCTCGAGCTGCTGGTTGAACAGGTCCACGAGGTCCCGTGCGGTCTTGAACCTTCCGTTGAAGACGGTTCCCCAGACGCCGTCCTCCTTCAGGCCGTATGTGGTGAACGTCAGGGTTCCGGAGCTCACGGCCATCGGCGGTATGATACATCTCGGCCGCTGGTCCATGATGGTCTGCACATCGATGGGCTGTCCGAGCGCCGGCTGTCCGGAATCGCTGAAGTTCGATATGAGGTCAAGCGGCTGGCCGTTGTAGTTCAGCGTGCCGAAGCCAGCCCCCCAGATCTCAAAATTTTTAGCCTGTGTCGTATCAATCGATGATGCCATGATCGTCTCCATTCAAGAGTGATTCGTACATGTCGAGCTGATCCTCCTTAAGCAATCTGTATACTGCTGAGTTCTCTTCGCACCATGAAATGGCCGCTTCGGTCTTGAACGGAACAAGAGGGTCTCGTATCGAGAACGAGCTTTTCACCTCAACCAGCTCACGATGGCCATCCGAAAACACGACCATGAAATCCGGATTGTACTTTCTTCCGGTTCCGATGATGTCGAGCCACAAGCCGGAGCGGTCAAAATCCTTCACCGATTCGTCGCGGAGCAGCAGTTCGCAGTATCTGAGCTCAAACGAGGATTGACAATGAACCTTCTTCCCGCTTTTATTGAGTATGTCGCTATGTACGCCATGATGCGGGCCAAGCCATTTCTGCAACTCCTCATCGGTCGATTCGGCGATTCTTCTCCTGTTCGACTCCGATATGCGGGCGGACACCCGGCTTTTGTATTCCGAATCGGCCCAGTGTGCGCTCATCGCTTCAGAGTGGCGCTCGCGCATCTCGGGATCATGCTGGATGCGATTCATGTATGGCCTCATCTTCTCACGGTACTCCGGTCTTTCCCACATCCTTTTGGATGCCTCGGAGAGCTTTGCCCTGGTTTCCGGATTCGACAATGCGATGGACGTGGCCTCTGACACCTTTCGCCTGACATCATCGGATTCGTATGCCTTGCGGATTCCGCTGACGATACGGTCGTGGGTTTCCTTGTCCGCCCACATGCGTCTCGAATTTTCGGATATGGTGGCGTTGGTCTTTGGGTCATGCTTGAGCCTCATGTGCCTATTGAGGCCAAGCGTCCCCTTGCACTCCCTGCCGCATTCCGGGCACTTGACGGTCGCCGCATCCGTCTTCTTGGTGTGTTTGAACTTTATGTGGGCACCAAGCGCATTCCGCTTCATGAACTCCCTGTGGCAGATATCGCACTCGAACGACATGTTGGCTTAGCACCTCCTCCAAAAAGATTTAGGCCGGACGCATCTCTGAATACAATTCTAGTTTCGGAGACGCCCCCGTTGCCGGTCTTCAGAAGGTAACGGGATACATAAAAGCGCAGGAGCCGGCCCCCATGATGCACAGGGAATCCGGCTCCCGCTTCCATTTCCTCCTCGGAGGATGGCCTAATCGCATTAGAGTGCGTTGATACGGTTCGCGCAACCGCGTTCCGGCCCCGCCTTGAGGCACGTCAATCAGAACGAGAGGTCGTTGAGGTCAACCGTGACGGAGTAGCCGAGAGGCGCATACGGGGTTTCGAGGTCCACGACCTCCTGAATCATCTCGCGGAGCGAATCGACCGTATAGTCCCCGTCGGTCATCTCCGGGGACTCCATGTCGTACATCGCCTCGACATCCTCGTCGGTCACGCGATCGCCGTACCGGAAATCGTAGTTGTACCCATCCCAGTCATACAGGGTGACGCCGATCTCGTCGGTGTCGATGTTCGGATCGTTTATCACGGACATGACGGCGTCAAGCGACCGTTCAGGCGTGCGTCCAGAGATGTTCGCGGACGGAACCAGGAACATGACGCCGATGTCGGACGCGCCAAGCATGTCCTCGCACTGCTCGAAGTCGTATGAGTAGTCGAGGGAGAGGATGGCGTTGAACGCATCGACGAGCGCCGGGTTCACCGTGGAGTCAAGCCCGTCCTCGGAGGGTTCACCATCGGACAGCGACATCACATCGTTCTCCGTGACCAGCCCGTCACCTTGTCCGACTTCAAACGACTTGTCATTCGCGTGGTTGTAGAAGCTCACCACGATCTGGTCGGTCTCCATGTCGGTCTCGTCGATGAGATAGCTGATTGTCTTCAGCGCGTCGCCGGTGTATTCGTCAATCGCCATGATGCATTAGCCTCCGCCCATGCCTCCCCCCGTCGAATGGAGAGAGCCGGGGCGGAGGCCGCATGTCTCAAGTGATTTTCTCCATCATGGAACAGTTTACCACGGTTTCCGCTCCACGACCGGCACCGGCGTGGTCAACGACGGTATCCGTCGAACGGCCACGGAGCCCCGTTGATGGACACGATGTCGTCGTCGGTGAAGCCGTCGTCCTTCATGTCGGCGTCGACTTCGTCCTCTGTGCCGGTGAAGTCGCTTCCGTTGGAGACCACGACGTGGATGTACGCGCCCTCGTCGTCGCTGGCCCAGTTCACCGACTCGAACTCGCTTTCCGCGATGACCCCGTCAATGGAGTTGACCTTCCGGGCGATGTCCCAGCCGTTGTAGGTGTAGGGAGCTGACACAACCATCTCGTAGAAGTCGTAGCCCTCCTCGGCCTCGTATTCGGGATCGAACCCGCCGAAGATGTCGGGGTCGGGCCGGACGAGCTCGATGAGGATGCCGTCGACCTCCATGCCCTCGACTCTCGCATCGTCCGCCACCTCGACCGACGAATACCAGTCGACGAAGCCGAACCTGTCGCCGTTGCCTCTGGCGATGCGTCGTGCCATATCATACCTCCGCTTTCCGTCCTGCCCCCCCCCCGTGAGTCGTCCACTCACGGAGGAAAACGGAGGCATGTGTGTTGCATATTGCCTACGGAGTATATTCTAGCACGCCGACGTGGTCACCAGTCCTCGCCGTCATCGGTGGCATCGAACGCCCAATTAGCCGGCGTTTTCATCGGCACGCTCGGTCAGGCCGTTCATGACGTCGGCGAAAAGGTCCTCGTAGACCATCTGGAACGCATCACTGATCTTGCCGTACTCGATGACGGCCGAAGCCATGTCCTGCCAATAGATGAACTTGTCATCGATGGCGTCGGCGACGGCGTCGTACATGATGTCGTCGGGGTCGCCGCCGTCCTCAAGTCTCTCGTGGTACATGTCGAGCGCATCGACGATGGTGTCGTCGAGAATGCCGTCAACGAAATCATCCTGTGTCTCAACGGTGAATTTTGCCACCATTACCTCCATTCCAGCCCCCCCCGTGGGGAGCGGGGGATGGAGGCGTTTCCGATTTTCGTTACATAAACGATTCTACTGCATGTTCCGAAGCGTGACGCGGCTGTATGCGTTTAATTCCTTCGGTTCGACCTCCGGGAGCACCTGCATGTTGTTCGATGCGTCGTTCACCGTGACCAACGACATGTCCGGGGTGTACCGCGTCGTCGTGGTCGACACCGACAGCCTGACCCTGTAATGGTGTCCCATGACCTCTCCGCCGTCCGCTATGACCTGCGCCCCCTTCATCCTCTCATACGCATCCTGCGACTCGTATGGGAAGATGTAGTCCGTTCCGTCGCGGTTCACCGCAGGGGCGCGCATCGGCGTCCTGCCGTACTTCCCTCCGGGATAGTTGTCGGGGGCGTCTACGATGGTGAACCTCACCCACGAGCTCCATCTCACCGTGGACTCGCGCTCAGTCCAGTCCTCCTCGGAAACGACCTCGTCGTTGGCGTTCTCTATGGTGTACGTCACGTCGGCGACCTGCGCGGTGGAGCTCTTGTCGGACACGTAGTACTCGGTGTACTCCTGCGTCCTGTTCTGGATCGCCTTCCTGACCTCGGTCGTCTCGCCCGTGTCGAGCCGGAGGTAGGCGTCATACCCGTATGCCTGACCGTCCGTGAATATCTCCGAGGCCGGAGGGAGCTTGGAGTTGTCCACCGTGTTCATGACGGTGCGCTGTATCTCGAAGTATGTGGACGAGGCGGTGACGGCCCTCATCGACCTGTGGGTGAACGCCTCAAGGCCGTTCATGTCGATGGTGACGATGACGTCGGCCGGCTTGAGCCTGTCGAGCACCCTGAGCAGAAGCTCCTTCTGCCGCTCCGTCACGCCCTTGGAGTACGGGCATATCACGACCTCGTTGTAGAGGGTGTAGCCCATCCTTCCGACCTGGAAGTCCTGCTTCTTGTATCTCCACGTCTCGTAGATGTCGCAGTCGCAGAAGCAGATGGACTGGCACGCGAACCTGAACCCTCTCACCGTTCCTCCGGAGCACAGGGCCTTCATGAGCAGGACGAACCGCTCCTTGTACCAACTCTCCTTGACGAGGGCCTCGTTCACCTCCTCGATGGTGAGGGCACCGTCGGATGGGTTGAACTTCGTGGTCTCCTCGTATATCCTCGGGAGTCCGTAGATGCTGGCGAAGAGCCTGTCCACGAATCCGAGCCATGCAGTGTAGACGCCGCCGTTGAGCCAGTCCCTGACCGACCATGCGAGTATCTGTCCGATGCCGGACTCGCCGCACAGCACTTCGACGAGATGCCTGATATGCGACGAGTCCGACTTGTCGAATACGAGGTCGTCGAACGGCGGCTAGAAATGGCTCATGAGCGAGTCTATCGATATGGACGAGATGATGGGTGCCGACGAAGGTATGAACACCTGCATCGCACCGTTCTTCGTTCCGTTGTTGTTCCAAGGGTCGCCTATGGCCATTCTGTGCATCACCCCCTAAAGGACGAGTGATCTGCGACGAGCAGACAGTGAATCATGTACGCACCATCAATTATAGTGGCGTTCATGACTGATGACATTGAGGACAATCTGTTGTGTGACATCTGCGGCAAGGCGTGCAGAATGGTTCTGCTTTTCTCATAAGATGGATTACATCATGTTAACCGAAAAGGACATTGACTCCGCGATAGCATGTGGGAATCCGATAAGCTCAATTATCAGCTAACCGACATTGGGAATCGCGTATGACATGGCAGTAGGCGATTCGTGGAACACCTGCATCGCACCGCTCCTCGCTCCGCTGTTGCTCCACGGATCGCCTACGGCCATATCCTTCTCCTCGAACCCTCGTCGCTCAGGACAGGTCGGTCGCCATCAGCACATCGGCCACGATGTCCTCCGGAACATCCTCGGGACGCATGTCGCCGCACCTGTCCATAATCATGTCGGTTGCCTGATCGATGTCCCAGTCGTCAGGGTCAAACCCCGAGTTCCTGATGTAGTCGATCAGCATCTCCTTGGCTTCCTGTCCGTACATGTCGGAGTCGCTTCCTTTCATTCGATTGGATGGATTACCTCCGCGAGTGCGGAGCGAAGCCTGTGGCTTGGACTACAGCTCCTCCATCGGGTAGCCGGTGTTGGCGTCCACCATGTAGAGGCTGGACAGGTCCGGCGAGAGCAGGCCGAACGGAACGACGTCCACCACCTCGTCCGTGTCGATGTTGGTTGCCTTCATAATCGATTCCTTTCCTTGCGGGTGGTCTCTCACATCACGGTGATGCGTCCGAGGTCGACGGACACCAGCATGTTGCCGGGCAGCTCGTAGTCGTCGAGGTTCACGACGCGCTGGAGCGCATCCTCCGCATCGCCGTAGTCCACGGTCACATCGCCGTTGGCCGTGACCACCTTGAACCTGTCCTCGTCGCCGTCCTCGTCCTCGGCCCAGTCGTACAGCTCCATGACGTCGCTGTCGACGATCGTCTCGCCGTAGTCGAAGTAGGCGTCGCGGCCCGAGTCCTGGTCGTAGATGTAGATTCTGACATTGGCGGAGTCGTACATCCAGTCCTGGTCCAGGATGCGTCCGACTGCCTTGAGGGTCCGGTCTGGGTCGCCGTAGGTGATGTCGACCGCAGGGAGCTCCACATCGACGGTGGCGGTCTCGGGCATCAGGCCGTAGTCGGCGTCCGCGTCAAGCGAGACGACGGCCTTGAGCTCGTCGTAGGGGACGTCGAGGGTCACGGCGTCGTCCTCCGGCATGTCGTCGCCGAACCCGTAGAAGCCGTCCGTACCCGTGTCGCGGTCGTACACGTCGACCGTCACGTTGTCCAAAGCCACGTCGGCGTCACGGATGACGTCCCAAAGCAGCCTGAGCGCGTCGTTGGTGAGATTCTCGCCCATGATTCAAACCAGCCTTCCAGCCGAGTAGTCCGATGGGGGGGGGCACCCTGTCCCATCTCGTTGTTCCATGTCCTGGGGCCACGGCCCCATACACCAGTCAATTCTACTACCGGAGTGTGTCCGTTGTCCCGTTTCCGATTACAGTTCATATTGTACCAAAACGGTATGGACATGTAAAGTCGGCGGCGTTTCGTTGGAAACGCCCGCGACTCGCCGTGGATTTTGCGTATGCGGCGGATCGGGGCATAATCGAAGGCGTCGGGTTCGCAACCGAATCCGGCAGGGACACATGGGCAGAAAAGGAAAATGAAAATGACAGACAAGAACAACACCATCTCCTTCGACGATGGCGACGCCATCATCAGGCCCAAGGGACACGGTGTCGAGATCAATGCGGCGGCTGATGACGGTTTGCTCATCCGCATCAAGGACGGCGAGGGCGACATCCGCTCCGCCATCTCCGAGATCGCCAAGAGCCTTGTGGTGACCGTCCCGGTTCCGGACGGCTACGAGGAGATCGACCCGATGCTGGCCACCGTTGACGACTACTTCCAGGTCGGCAACTCCGATGGCGGATACGATCTCTACCGCATCCGCTCCATCGACTCCGACGGCGACATCTACGCCCAGGGCATCGGCTATGCATGGAACCGCAAAACCAGGACCAACCGCAACCATAAGCTGGAGAACCCGTGGCGCGTCATCCGCAGGATCACATCCTCCAACGGCTCATCCGCCAAGACCAATCGTCCGGCCCCCATCCGCATGGTGACGCTCGCCGAGGCCGAGCCGGGCGACATCGCCGTGTGGAAGCGTAGTGGCGGCCCCGCCGTCTCCGCCGGCGTCATCTCGGAGGAGGACGGCCGGCTCGTGGTTCTGGAGGGCGATCTCATTCAGGGTCGTGTCGGCGTGATCTCGGACAGGTGGGTCATCAGGAGCATCGACGGCACCGATGGCGGCGGCATGGACTGGTTCGTCATCCTGCGCCTGAACAATGCCCCCGACGGGCACAAGCCGAGCGATTTCATGCAGCCGACTGAGATGTGCACCGATTACCAGACGGCCACCGGGACCCGCCTCTATCTGGACTCGGACGGCGACTGGTCCCTGCCCGGAGGCGGCAGGATCAACGGTAAGGCGTACTTCCGCTGGAACGACATCCTTAGCGAGTTCGGCCCCGAGGAGTTCCCCATCACGGCCATGTGAGTCCGAGGCCCCGATTCGACTGCAACTGACCTGAGAATCAATTGGAGGCCCCTCTGGAGCGCTTTCACGGCGTATGGGTACCAGCTACCGTAGTCGCCACGAAAGTCCGCCAGAGGGGCCTTCCTGTCATCCGCAGAGGGTCAGTACTTGAGTACCTGACCCGGATAGATGAGGTTCGGGTTGGCGATTCCGTTCCTGGACACCAGGGCATTCACCGTGGTCCCGAGCCTCTGGGCGATGGTGGAGAGGTTGTCTCCGGCCTTCACCGTGTAGGTGCGAGTGGTCTGCGCGGGTGCCGACGAACCGCCTCCGATGGTCAGAACCTCTCCGGGGTAGATGACGTTCGGATTGCCCGAACGATATCCAGAAATCTGAGATGTCGAGACACCGAACTTAGCCGCGATGCCGGAGAGGGTGTCGCCGGACTGCACGGTGTAGGTCTTCGTGGTGGTGGCCGGAGCCTTGGCACCGCCACCGATGGTCAAGACCTCGCCCTGGTAGATCAGGTTCGGATTGCCGGAGGAGTAGCCAGTGATGTCGTTGACCGAGACGCCGAAGCGAGAAGCAATGGCGGACAGGGTGTCGCCGGACTTGACCGTGTACTTGATGCCGCCGGAGTTGGTGGACTGGGCCACGCCGAGGCGCTGGTTCACGATGGCCTGAACGGCGTCGTAGCGGGAGCCGAGAGCGGCCTTCCTCTGGGGATCGTCGCCGTATTCGCCACGAAGCACAGCATCCGCAAGCTGCTCGTCCGTGTATCCCGCAAGTGGATCGGACGGGGCGGACGGCTTCGGGTCGGCTGTAGCGCCATTGCCGGCATAGGCGTTCCATGCGTTGACATCGCCATAGAACTTGTTGATATCCAGACCGCCGTTCCATCCGTTCAGACGACCGTTCGAGGAATACTGGCGGCAAGTGCATGCATATGCCCCCTCGTTCCACGGGGTGTCCTGATAGCCGGTGGCGTTCATCGAGGCGTACTGGGCCACCCATGTACCGCAGTCGTTGTTCCTGGCGACCATCCAAGGGAACACAGCAGATGACGCATAGATCCACGGCTTGACGCCGGTTCTCTTGATGATCTGCTTGACCAGGGTGTCAAGATAGCCGGTGTTGCCCCACGCGGAGTTCTGGTTGCTCTCCCAGTCCACGACGAGGATGCCCTTGCCGACCCAGTTGAGTATGGAGTCGACGAAGAAGTTCGCCTCAGCGACTGCGTTGCCGCCGGACACGTAATGGTAGACGCCGAACGGCTTGTTCAGCGAGAGACACTGCTCCACTGCACGAACGCAGTCAGGATTGGTGTAGTTGGTGCCCTGCGTCGCCTTCACGATTGCGAAGTCACAGGGGACCACAGACAGGTTGATCCCAGCCTGCCAGCTCGATATGTCAATTCCCTGCATTGTCATGATTCCCATCCATACCTTTCATGAAAGAATGAAGGGCGGGGAGTCCAGAGCGTCCCGCCCCGTACATTCAATTCTAGTTTTCCGGGCATGGCCGGGTACGGCGCTCAGAAGGTCATCGGACGAGCAATATGCATTCCACTTGACATCCTCCCCGTCCTGAAGGGCGGAGCACGAAACAGCGAGGTCGTACCCTAATACTCGAAGAATCCGACCCTGTAGTTGGCGTAGTCCCCGACGGTTATCTCCGCCACCTCCCACACGTATCTGATCCTGTGGCCGTTCCTCTCCGCCCAGTCGAAGATGGGGACGTTGGCGTCGTAGACGACGAAAGGCTGGCCGTCCGATACAAGACGAGCGTCGAGTCCATCGAATGCGACTCTCCTGATCGCATCAGACTGATCGGTGAGACCTATGGGGAGCTGCGCGCCGACCCTGTGCGACGATCCGAGATGGTCGAATCCATCCTTGAGCCACGAGTCGTTGAACGACCCGCGCACCTGCCACGTCTCCACGGCCTTCGGCCTCACGCCGTCCGGTGTGACCTCCCAGCCGTCGACCTGCATCACGTAGTCCTTGTCGTGGAGCTGGATGTCGGCGGCGAACTGGGCGGTCGACTGCGCCGCGTCGTATTCCGCGAGATTCTTGTCATACAGTGATGTCGTATTGGGAGCGCCTATGATGGCGGATGTGAAATGCGCCATCCGTATGCCGCCTTTGTAGGTGGTGCCGAAGCAGTAGGGGCACTGGCCGCCGGTGTTGTCGGACTGGGAGTACACGTCGTCGTAGCAGTGCTCGCACCTCGGCAGGTCGGCGGGGGCGTTCTGCGAGTTCCACATCTCGAACGCGATGACGCGCTCGCCGACTATCTGGTTGGCGTCCTGAACCCACTGGGAGAACGTGTTGAGCGTGTGTCTCTGCGACACGCGAACCACCGTCATGCCGTCACCTCCAGCGTCTGGACCGAACCGGTCATGGTCTTGACGTAGACGGTCACATGGATGGCGTCGCCCCATGCGCCGAACGAACGGGTGCCGTCCTCCCACCACGACTGGATCGTCAGCACCTGAAGCGGTATCTCGTCCCTCGTGTAGTGCGTGGGATTGCGTGTGAAGTCCTGGTTGATGTACTCGATGTACCTGTCGCAGACGGTGCGTATCTCGTTCTCGATGCGTTGCTGCATGTCCCTCGTGTGGGGCATGCCGATCATGTTGTTGAGCTCTGAGCCGTACCCCTGATGGAACCGGTCGACGTTCTTCGTCTCCGATACCCACATGGCGAGCATCTGCCTGAGCTTGTCCACCCCGGTCACGACCCTGCCCCTCCTGTCGGAGAAGTCCCAGTCGCCGGTGGACGTGTCGAACTTCAGGCTGTATACCATCGGAACCAATCACCACCTAGAACGTCCGTCATGACCGTGAGGCATGTCTTTGATGCCCATATACAATTCTAGTATGGATCGATTGCGTCCAGTTGGCCTTCGGTCAGTCGCAGTCCACGACCTCTATGAAAAGAGCCTTCGGATCGGCACTGACCTCCGCCAAGACTGAGCACTCGTAGAACTCAATATCCCTCAACACGTCGTAGACGATGTCGCTCCCGTGCATGGTTCCGATGTACGTCGGGCACGCCCCGCATTCGCACGGATTGACGTCGTCGAACTCACCGCCGCATATCGAGCAGTACGTCCTGCATGTGCACCCCATCGAGACGGATGCTATCGAACCATCCAATATGAGGTCGGACAGCTCATGGTATCTTTTGTCGATCGCCATCAGCAGATAGATGGCGTCGGTCTCGGGGTCGTAGTGCTGGGCCATGACGTAGCCCCTCGTCCTTGAGCGGTCGATCCCGTCATCATATGAATCGAGGTCGTCGGTGAACTGGTAATGATGGTCCACGAAGACCAGGTCGCACCCGTCATAGGTCGGAGCGGCCTTCTCCAATTCGTCCGACGGGAAGTAGTCGAAGTTCCTGTTGAGTCCCCCCTCGCCGCCGGATACCGCTCGGGTATGGACGCACACATGACCTTCGGGGACCTCGTATGTTTCTCCCCAGAAATCGATCTCTGCCATAAGCCATCACCTGATATTACATCGTAGCCTATGGCCGGTCGTCGTCATGGGCGTCCGAAAGGTCGTACAGCGTGACCCTCATGTGGTAGACGCCCTTGGTCCTCTCATGGCCAGCCCACTCACGGAACATGGTGCCGAGCAGGATGTGCGAGTTGTCGTCCTCCATCACGCCCTTGGACACCATGCCGTCGAGGATGGCCTTGTAGGTGAGCTGGATGTTGTCGGGGTCGAACCTCTGATGCGTGGTGTTGACGACCTGCACATCCGATATGCATCTCTCAAGCGGAGGTCCGTCCCACTCTATGGACGCCCCCATCGCCTTGAGCGCCTGCTTGGACTCGTTACGCTTGCGGTTCAACCAGTTCTGCTGACGTGCCGTCTTCGCGTATCCGATTCCATTGGCGTTGCGGACGTGGTCTATCGGCACGTCGAAGTCGAACGAGTACGACGGCACGTCCGCGAGCGCCGGGTGGATGAAGTCGGAGAGTGAGGTCACTCCTCGTCCTCCGCATCATCATCGTCATCCTCAGGCATCTCATCGACGACCCTGTTGTACGCCTCATTATAGAGGTCCTCGTATGCGTCATTGAATGCGGCGTCGATGTCGAGGGTTCCGAAGTTCTCGGCCACCGTCTGCCGGTCGGCATCCCATATGCACTCGGCATCTATGGCGTCGCCAATCGCCTCTTCGATGTCAACTCCATCACCGATTGATTCCAGAGCGGAATTGACAATGTTATTCAAGATGTCAAAATAGGAATCAGCCGAAGCCATTGCATTCTCCTCACTCTCACTGACGAGGAGGCATCGCAATGCCCCCTCCCATCGGTTGTCGGTTCAAATACCATGATACCACCGATGGGAGGGGTCGCGAATCCTATGGGCAGAATGGGTCTAGGCCGGGAACCTGCGAACCACCTCGCCGCACACGAGGGACCTGCCGAGACCGTACCGCTCCGCCTGACGACGGATGTAGCCCTCGGGCACGCGGTCATCCTCGGGGCGTTCGGCGTTCCTCGTGAGGATGTCATTGAGCGGCGCGTCGAACATGACAAGGGTGACGTTGGCGTGATGTCTTGCGGCGATGCGAGTCCACTGGGCCACCGTCCTGCCGTTGAGGTTCTGCATGTCGATGATGACGCCGATATGATTGCGCAACGCCGTGTCGGCGATGGTGTGGGCGGCCGTGATGGCGATCGTCTCCCTCTCGTTGCGGTTCCCGACGGAGTACCACCTCGACAACGTGCCGGTCATCGAGCGGCGGATTCCGTCGACGTTCACGATGATGGTGCGGTCGTCGACGTGGTCGCGCGCCCAAGTGCTCTTGCCGCTCGCCGGGAGGCCGTGGAGGATGGTCATGGTGAGGATGCGTTCCTCCATCACTCGTCGCCGCCCTTCACGGAATCATCGGCCAGCCGCCTGTTCTTGGTGAGACAGTCGGGGCAGACCTTGTCGCCGCAGAAGCATTCGGCGATGCAGTTCCGGCAGACGTCGATGCCGCATTCCTCGCACTGGGTCATGTCGTCGTCGGGAACCTCCTTGCGGCAGAACGAACAATACCACGTCTCGGACTCGTCGCAGATGCCGCCATCATCCACGATGGCGGGGTCGGCGTCGTGGTCGGCGTCACGCATGGCCTTGGAGATCTCACCGGCGACCTTGGCGACCGCCTTGTCGTAGCGGTGGCGGAACTCGTTGACCTTGCGGATTTGGTCGGCGATCCTGTCGAGCTGATCGGGAAGGTCGTCGATGGATACCGACCAGTACTCACCGAACGAATCACTGTCAACATACCCGTTGGAGTCGACCCCGATCTTGATGGACTCGTTCCCCATCACGCAATGAATCATCCTGACCTCGCCGTCGTTCATCGTGACGGTGACGCCCGACGAGATGACGTAGTCGTTGTTCCCAGCCATGTCCGATTGTCCTTTCGTGTCCATGTGTCCGTTTGACGTATTCAACTGTATCACGCACGAAAGCAGTGACACGCCGTCGGCGTCATCACGGCTTGGCCGCGTGCCTTCCGGTCAGGTGGTCGTACATGCAGTCGAGGCATATGCAACGCTCACACAGAGGGCACGTCATCAGGTCGTAGAACCCCTTCGCCACGCCGCACTCGTCGCAGATGGCCGCGATGTCCGCGCAGCACGGGCAAAGCGGCTCCCCGCACGTCTCGCATATGGTCGCGCACCCCACGCATATGTCGTTCAGACACTCGTCGCACTCGACGACGTCCTTGGCATCCACCTCGCCCTTGCAGTACGGGCACACGAACTTCCCACCATCGATCTCCTCCGACATGTCCGATGACGCCTCCTTGTCCTGATATGTCCAGTTGACATGACTAATGATATCCCGATTCGGAAAACGAAACGCCGGTGGACACCGAAACCAGCGGCACCACCGGCGATCATACACCGATCACGGCTCTGGTCGATACGATGGGTCGTAGGTGTTGGCGGCCGTCCTCACGATGTTCACCTTGTAGATGGTCGGAAGCATGGAGTCCCACAGCCTGAAGTCCTCGTCGTGCTGCTCGTCCAGATAGTGGCGGAACGTCTCGTGCGTCTGGATTCCACTTTTGACCTTCTGGCCTACGTCGTCACCGAGGTTGATGGTCCTCCATGTGTCGTCCGGGGTTGCTATGCGGCATGCGTCGACACCTATGGCCTGACGAATCGTCATCTCCAGGTCGGATCTCTGAATCCACTGGCCGAACGGGGTGCTCTTGGCCCAGTCGTCGAGGTGGTGGTTGATGGACTCCAGCAGCGTGGAATCCGACTGACCCAGAACCGACTGGACTATCACGTTGATGGTGAGGCCGACCCTGTGCGCCTCGTGGCACAGCACGTCGGTGCATATCTGCCTGTTCGTGTCCAGTAGTGCATCCGTGACCATGACCGTCCTGTTGTAGTCATATCTCATCTCGGTGAAGCTGCCATCCGACGGCATCTCCTGCCCCGGAACCCACGCCATCCCCGCTATCTCCCTCGTGCTTCCGGCGGTGAGCGTCTGGTTCCTCACCAGCCTGTAGTGCTTGCCGAGGTAGTAGGTCCCTCCGTTGATGTTGACCGACTCGGGGATGGATACGACCGGGTTGTACCCGAGGACCTCCATCTTCGTTCCCTTGACCGGGTGGGTGCCGTCCTCGTAGTAGAAGTTCCCGACGTACCACATGTCGTCAGGATCGTCGTTCAGCGTGACCGACTGTATCTGCGACACCTCGCGTATCTCCTGCACGTCGATGCCGTCGACGAACACGTCCACCTTGTTGACCTTCGGAGGGTTCTCCGCAGGTTCGTTCCTGCTGACGTTCGAGCAGTACTCGTGCTTGAAGAACAGGAAGTCCCCTGGCGATATGGAGACGCGCTCGTAGAAGCGCTCCCTGATCTTCCCGCGGTAGGTCGCGTCGTCCCACGCGCGCTCGCCGCCGGTGATCGCCTCGACGACCATGACGTCGAACCCGGTCCTGTCGATGTAGGTGAGATGGGTGCCATTCGGAACCGATATCGGCTTGCACTCCTGGGACAGCACGTCGACGTCGGAGCTTCCCAGCGAGCCGGAATAGATGGTGGTGTCGTGCTGGGTCACCAGGATGTCCCCCGACGGCGTGCGGACGCGAGCGCCCTTCTTGATCGTGTAGTTGGACTTCTGCGCTATATCGAACCCGAACGACACCGTTCCGTATGCCGGGGTCCCGCCGTATCTCGGGAGGCCGAGCGTCTCCCCGACCTTGTCGAGCTGGGGGCCTGATAGCCCGTCGAGGTTCAGCATGTCGTCGGTCATCAGGATCTTCACGACCGGATGCGACTCGTCGTAGGAACTGTCCACCACGTAGTCGGTGCCCTCCCTGTAGACCATCTCGTTGTCCGTTCCGGGCTCCCTCACGAGATAGGTCTGGCGCGGCCATGTGTACTTCGAGCATGGGATCATCGACTGGAACCCGACCCCGCCTCCGAGGTCCTCCGAGAGGTCGACGACCTCCATCTGCTCCTCCCAGCGCTCGATCGGGCCGATGACGTTCACCCTGTTGGTCCCGTTCACCTTGTCCGAGACCCCGCGATAGGCATCCTCGGTTCCCGCCACGTTGCGTAGGAATGTCTGTCTGATTCTCTGTCTCAGCTCGGCGTCCGATTCGACGTCCACGCCGTTGACCGTGTTGTTGCGGTTCTCAACATGGAGCTCGACGTTGGACACGGTGGTGACCACCTGATTGATGGCGTAGGCGTTGACGTTGCCGGACGTTCCCACGGTGGTGCATTGTATCCTTGCGAAGACCTCCGTGTCGAACTGCGCCAGGACGGTGGACGAGAGCGTCTCGAACACGACGTTGCCGTCGGTCACCTGCGTCCCCGCCGGTATCTGTATGTTCAGGATGGCCGGCTCGTCGACGAAGAACCTCACCTCACCGACCGCCTTGATGCCATCACGTCTTCCGAATCCAAGCCATGACGCTATGGCGTCGAGGTCGGCACCCGACTTGGAGTCGAGATCGAAGAAACTCTGGTTGACCTGGGCGTTCATCTCCACGGCGCTCGCCACCGAGGCAACAGCGTCGATGACCTTCCTGATCGGATCGCCTATCTCCGTGCTGACCTGCGGGTCGATATTGTTAAGAGCCGTGCATATCTGCTTCGACCAATCGGCTACGCTCTTCGGCATCCCTCGTCCTCCCAAAACCACGACGCGAATCATGTGATTCGCGCACGATGCGTACTATTCCCATTGTATCCCGGCGTCAGCCTCCCGATACGCCGACCTGTCCCGTGTTCGAGTTCACCGGGGCGACAAGTGTCACCGATGTGGTTCCGCCGGTCATCGCGTTCCATGAATGCGACACCGACTCCACGAACAGCGACTGCCCGGCATGAGGGAACCTCAGTCTCAGTCCGGGGATGATCTCCGGTCTGAACGTTATCTGGACCTGCGTCTTGAAGCAGTTGGCCCAATAGCGCAGGAACTGATAGAGCGCATAGACCGAGGTGAGCTGATGGTCGATGATGTACTCGTTGCTCTCCGTGATGACGTTCACACCCCACCTCTGCATCACATCGTCAAGAGTGGAGCATCCGGTGCATGATATGTCCATCAGCTTCATCAGGTTGTCACCCTGATACTGGAGCGAGATGAAGCCGGATGAGATCAGCGCCCTCAGCGTCTGGTTCAACGGGTTGGAGAACATGCCCGTGGGATCGGGGAACGACTCGTTCGTCAGAAGCATGTAGTGGGAGCAGTACGAGCTCTTGTCGAAGTCCGTCCTGAAGCTGATGACCTCCTGGACCGGTATGTCTATGGTCGAACCCTTGGCGTTGGACGGCATCATCCATCCGAACCAGTCCGGGACGAACGCGACGAACCTTCCGTCGGGCATGGACATGTAGCTTCTCATTGATGCCTTGCAGCATGTGCTGACGAACTCCAATGCCGGCTTGTCGTTGACCAATGCGAGACCGGTGTCCACACCGTCTCCGGGGCCGAGCATCTCCGAGTTGAGCGTCTGCCGTGGGTCGAACTGCATGACGTACTTGAACAGCTTGAACGTCTCGTTCTTGGCATACTGCTCTGCCAATGCCTCCGCCGATCCAGAGGACGATCCAGACGATCCAGAGGATGAGCCAGTGAGATCCCCTCCGAGATTCTTCGGTCTATAGAATCCAGCCAGCTTTCCATCTGATCTTGAGTAGGTGTTCTGATGAACGACATTCGGATTGGAGAATCCCTGTCCCTGCTCAAGAACAGTGAAGTTCGTTCCATCATCATCGGTCACTATTGCGACATGCCCATAGATGTTGTTGGAACCGGGGCCATACCACCAGAACACCGCGTCGCCGCGCTGAGCCTTGTCGTTCGGCCCAAGCCTCACATACTGGGCGTTCACGTCCGGATACGCCTCTATGGCGTGGGTGTAGTACGGTCCATTACCGAGACATCCGTTCTCAGACCATGACCCCTGAAGATTACCTCCGGATGCGGCGGCCCATCCGAACATGATGTTGTTGTACACCGAGTAGAGCGACCAGCACTGATTCCCGTCAAACGTCGATATCGGTCTTCCGGCCGCATAGGTGGTGGAGAACCTGTTCCACTTCTCCTGCGCCTCCGGAGACGCCTTGCTCTCGGTCGTCTCGCCCTGCGCCTTGGTGCTTGACGATGATGATGGAGTTGGGACCTCCCCTTTGTTCAGATCAGATGTTCTTGATGATGATGCTGGAACCTCTCCCTTGTTCAGGTCGGATGTGCTCTTATCGCTAAGGAGATCCGCTATCTTCTCAATGAACTTCTTCCTGCTTGTGTACTTCGTTCCATTGAGCTCCAGTCCCCAGATGGTCTGCCCAGCATCGTTCTTTGAGAAGTACTTGTCCTCCTTTCCACTGTCGTCATCATACAGATGCTGGCCAGTCAGATAGTAGAAGACGTTCTTCGCAACGTTCTTCACAGGCATCGAGTTGAAGATCGAGATGATCGCTTTCTTCTGAGTCTTCTCATCACAGTCTCGTGCCGCAGAATCCACCTCTGCATGACCCTTCATCTGACCCTTTGTCAGTCCATAGCATCCAGTGTGCTTAGCACCATCGATGTCGGACCACCTCTTGAAGTTAACGGGGCCCATTCCGTCTATCTTCACCTTCATTCTTCCAGAGATGGTGTCATTGTCCGCATCGACTGCCGGAGATCCAAGAAGTCTTCTCAGAACGGATGCCATATCGGATGCTGTTCCCTTCAGGGAGGACAGGCCATTCGACCCGGATGATCCCGATGATCCAGTGGAGTCCTTCCCCTCCTCGCCATTGGTGGCGTCGTATATGGCGTTGTCCACGTCGTCCTCGTCCACGAACATGGTCGATCCGCCGAACAGCATGGTGTAGACGGACTCAAGCATGGCGTCGGTGTTGACGTCGCCCCTGACGGTCATCCTGATGATGGCCTGCATCGTCTCGGAGGTCGAGGGGAACGCTGCTATCCTCACCGCATCCGATGGAAGATGGCATACGCCGTTCTCGGCCGTCAGGAAGTCGTTGAGCATGATGCCTATGCCGTTATCGTCCCCGACATTGTTCGTCTGGGCATACTCGGCGGACTTCGATGATATCGAGTCCATGCTCAGCATGTATCTCTGCTGGGCGGCGAGTGAGTACGGGTCCCAGAAGATGTACTTCAGATCCCCGATGACATCCTGGCACTCCACCGTGTATGACGACTCGTTATATGCGACAACCGGGACCTTGTACACTCTGCCTGTGAATGCATCGATTCTCTGGGAGTCCTTGATGAAGGCGATGTGCATCCTGTCTCCGACATGGATGACTCCGTTGTATCTTCCAGACGAGTAGGTCGAGTAGTTGACCAGTGTGAACGATGCAGTCGATATGCCATCGAGCCTCCTCGTGACACTGACCGATCTCACATCGTCTGAGACATCGATCACCCCATGTGACATGGTCTCGATAATCACCTCAACGCCGGAGTAGTACACCTCTGACACAAGAGACATCAATCACACCCCTCTATCGTCTTGTCAGTCCGTTGCCATACGGACTTCCGAATGGCCCATCATCGTATGGATTGCCGAATGGAGGTATTGATCCACCAACCATCGTCGATCCAGATGTATCGGGCTTCTTCAGCCCTCCAGATGTCACTGGAGTCTGAATCGGAATGGATGCAGACTGATTCGCCTTCAGATACGCCTGGATGTCGTCTCCTCTTGCAAGCCTCTGTGCCAGATCCTGAGTCATCTTCACGGTGTAGACGCTCGACCACTGCTCTCTTCCATCGTTATCCACTCTTCTGAACTGTATCTGGATGTTCGGGTAGTTCAGATAGGTGATTCGATATCCATCGAACTGAGCATTCTGAGTGAACAGATTCCTGATCTGCTGCTCGGTATCGAACGAGAGGGCATCGTCGACCGTATCGGTGATGAACTCCGATCCAAGCATTGCATAGGCCATATCGGTATAGACATATGGGACAGTGGATCCGATGAATCTGTTCGTCAGAGGCTGGAACGTCACTGTTGCATCCAGCATCGTCGCATCATATCTCTTCCGAAGAGGAATGGATCTGATGACCACTCGATAGTCGATGTCCCTCTCCGGGTATCTCAGATACAGCATCGAGTTGCCCTGTGCCCACCTTCTCAAAGTGGATATCACCGAGTACTGCGCATCCACCGACGGCTGTCTGAACGTGATGGACAGCGTGTCCTGGGACGGTTGCCACGCCTCGAACCATGTCGCCTTGCATCCGAGCACCGGTTGCATGGAGGATGACAGGGATGTGGACATGGCGACGACATACAGCTCCACCGCGACGTCGTTCGACGACAGCACGCATCCCATACGCCACCCTCCTTCCGTACACATACACCATCAATTCTAGTGGTCAGCGAGCGCCAGCACTTAGTTAAATGGTTTTCCTAATACCAATTGTGGGCATCCCAGAAGTTGATTGCGGCGGTCGGGCTTCCGTATCTCTGCTGTATGTACTTCAGGCCCCAGTCCACCTGCGTCTTCGGATTCGTCGCCCAGTCCGCACCGGCGCTCGCCATCTTCGAGCCGGGCAGCGCCTGTGGGATGCCGTAGGCGTCCGATGTCGGGTTGTCCGCGTTCCATCTCCAGCCGGACTCCCTATTCCATAGTAGGACGAGGTTCTGGAAGTCCTGCTCCGTCCACCCCATTGCAATGACCTTGTCGTGGGCGTACTGCTGTATCTCGGCTATTGAGCTGTCCTGACTGAGCTGGGCGTCCACCGTGTTTCCAGAGGATTGGGACACCGACGGACCGAATGTTGAGAACCCGGTTATCGGGGTTATCACATCAGGTGATATGGCCGATGCATCGAACACTCCTCCAGTGATGCTCCCATTCTCGTCATAGGTCCACTGCATGGCGGTGCCCATGGTGCCTCCGTGGAATCCGGCCTCCCCTGCGGTGAAGCCGACCTGGGTGAGCATCAGATTCAGAACCGACGATCTCGTTGATGCATCTCTCAGTGCAGTCGATCTTGACAGTCTGAGGAATGGAACGGTGTAGGTATATCCAACAGTCTCAAGGTCCTCCGAGTATGAGACGTTCCCGAGAGCGCACTCGAACGACACGCCCTCCTCAGCCCATGCAATCGTTGTCTGTATTCCGTTCTTCTGATTGAGCATGACCTGCGACATGAACGTGAGGAACATCGACATGTCGTTCCATGCCTGCTCCTTGCCGACCATGCCTCCATGAAGGAGTCCGCCGAAGCTGCCCTCCACGGAGTACCCGAGAAGCTGGACGACCTGCCCTCCCAATGTCTTCTGCGTGGAGAGGCGGGGCTTCGGATTGTATTGCCAGTCCTGCGGGTCGAGCGGAAGGGTGTACGAGGAACCGCCGGACGATATCGTGAACGTCACTGCGAGGCGCTCCTTCCGGGGTTGTTGAGGTTGATGAACGAGTTGCCGGTGGAGGAGTTGAGCTCCGCCTGCATCGAGCCGTTGCGGGACACCTTGGCGGCCGCGCCGTCGTCGACGGAGACCCTGATGTCGAACGAGCCGGAGTTGTCGATGCCGTACTGCGTGATTTTAGATCCATCACCTGTGACTCCACCAAGAAGCTGCTGTCTTGCATAGGCAGAGAACGCATCCTGCTGATCCTCAGGGACACCGGACGCCATCCTGCCGATGAACCCGTTCATCCTCTGCATCATGGCGTCAGCCGCATCTGGATTATCCGACAGGAACGACTCGATGCCCTCGGGGCTGGCGGCCTCCCATATGCTCGCCCCGCTCTGCATGGCCGTGAGGGTGGCAAGAGGGGAGCTCAGGATGGCGTTGGCGTTCTGCTCGGTCCTGTCGTATCCGGCCTCGCCCATCTCCTCATAGAGCGACTTGGCTGCATCGGTTGCATCATCCACATTGCCGCCCCAGTTCCTTGCAGACTCAGATATGGATGACACCGTTCCGCCGAACTGGTTGAAGTCCATGTTCAGGTCGTTGGTGGCGCTCTTCATGTCCTTCAGGGACTGCTTGGCCTCATCGGCGGAGGCTCCCATGTCCATGAGCGCCCTTGTTATCGTCGCCGCGCTCTGGGCATCAAGTCCGTTGTTCTGGGCCCACTCCTGATTGGAGATGACCGCCTTTCCCTCTGACGATTCGATGTCGAGACCCATGGAGCTTGCGGTCCGACGATATCTCTGAAGGTCATCCGAGTCCGCGGTCGTCGCCCCCCAGAAGTGCTTGAAGTCCTGCCAGAAGTTCCCTCCCGTCATCGCAAGCCCCTCAAGGAATCCACCACCCTGAAGCGATCCCTGCTGGGTGGTCTTGGTCACCCCACCCCATATCGCCGGAACGAGGGACACTATGGCGGATAGTATGCCTGCCGACCCACCAAGAAGACCCGATGCGACCCCTCCAAGCGTTCCGGCTATGGATGCTCCGCCCCTGATGTCTGACATCCCCTTGATGATGGTCCCGAGCGCATTGCCACCGGCTGCGGCCTCACCGCCTCCGACCATGCCTCCGACCAATCTGGACAAGCTGGACAAGACGTCGGATTCATTCTGGCGGGCGTTGTTCGGATTGCCGTTGGTCCCGGGCGTCGGCTGCGTCTCCTCGTCCTCCATACCGTCGAGCGTCGGCTGCGTCCAGCCGGTTCCGTTCGTCTCGGAGGCACCCTCCATACCGTCGAGCGTCGGCTGCGTCCAGCCGGTTCCATTGGTCGTGGTGGAGGATGATGAGGGGGAGGACTCCGACACCGTATGGGTGGCCGCTCTGGCGCGTTCGTTGGAGAACGCGGAATCCATGCCGTTCTGGAACGCATCCACGGGTTCACCGGCAGGGGCACCTGCGGTTCCATTGGTCGTGGTGGATGAGGATGAGGGAGAGGAGACCGGAACCGTCCTGCCCCTGCCCTCATCGGCGGCCTCATCGTTCGGCCTTGGTGCCGTGACGACAGCGCCTATCTCCGCGAGCCTCGACGGAATCTCCCCGGTTCTCGCATACTGCGCCACATCCCTGACCGTGGCGATCCTGTCCATCCATGTGGAGACGGTGTCGTATATCTGCCCCTCGGTGCGGGCGTACTGACCGAACCCGGCGTTCCTCATCGCGGACTGGAACGACGACTGGGCCTTGTCGGCCTCCCTGCGCTCCACCGTGATGTTCGGGGTCTTCGATTCGTTCGACTCGCGTATGCGCTCGCGGTTGGACTCCGATGCGCCACCGGACGCCTGTGCGGTTCCGGATGGCTGACGGGAACCGGATGCGGTCGTGGATTCGCGGGAGCCGTCCCTCAGCGCCCTCGTCTGCTCCTCAAGCGCCTTGTTGTATTCGCGCGTGAGCCTCAGGCGCTCCCGTTCGGACTGGACGATGGACGACAGCACCCTGTTCAGCTCGTCGGTCGTGGCATCGTCGGACGCCAACGAGGACACCATGCTCGACGCCACGGTGTCGTCGCCCCTCACCGAATCGCGCTCCCTGCGCTCGTCGTATCGTTCGAGGCCGTCCGCTATGAGGTCCGGGAGGGACCCGTCGTCGAACAGCGTCCAGTCACCGCTTCTGTCCACCATCGGTCATCCACGCCTCTCTCCTCGTATGATCCGCGTCCTCCTTCGAGAACGCGGACATCATCCTCCTGGCCTTCTCCAGCATGTCCGCCGTGGGCTCCACCTGCACGGGCGCACGATCCTGCTTGACCTCATCCTCGTACACCTCGGAGTACATGGACGGATTGATGAACGCTTGGAGCATCTTCACCAGGTCCAAGTCCCTGTCGTCCCTCTCGCGTCCGCGTCTGCGCTCAAGGAACAGCCGTATCTCCATGGCCGCGTCGGAATCCCCCAGGGAGCCGAGCATCTCAAGTCTCATGAGGCGGGCGACCGTCCTGTCCGACGGACCGCCCGACATCATTTTTCCAGTGCCTCCAGCGCCTCGGTCGCCTCGTCCCTCGCCGCCACGTACTCGTCGAAGAACCTCGACACGAACTGGCGGTGGTACTTCAGCGCGATCTGCCAGCGTTCGGTGGCGTCGCTGCCGTCGGAGGCGATCCTCACATGGAACGGCATGGAGTCTATCGAATCGCACGCGAGCGCGAAGTACGCGGTCTTCAGCGCTATGTTGTAGGCCGGGGTGTCCTGCGACACCTTGGCGAGCGAATGCGCCTGAAGCTCCTCCCTGACGTTGAGTACATGGAACGCCACATCGTGGCGGAATACCGACACCGTCCTCGTGGACGCCCCCTGAAGGGCCGCCTCGACGACCTGCATCTCCTCGTCGCGCTCCGGCTCGGGCTGCGGGTCGAGCGAACCGTCGGCGTCGAGTCCACCGGGGTCGGGCGTGAGGTCGTCGTCCACGGCGTCCATCAGCGCCCTTGCCCTTGAGGACCCGGCATCCATCCTTCTCCTAGAGACCATATCGGTTCGCACGACCTTCCGTCATCGGGGACAAAACACTGTACACATCCATTCTATCCGTTGACGTGCCCCCGTCAGGAGAGTCGGCACACGGAGTCGTCGAACCCGGCGCGACGCAGTTCGCTCATGGAGTTCTTCATCGACCTCCTGTCCGATGGGGTTCCGGGAAGCGTGGCCACCATCATCCCGTCACAGCCGAACACCTTCCAATGCAACCGCCCGGACAGCTCGTACCGGAACCCCTGACGTTGAAGCTCGCGGAGCAGTTTCCTCAGCGACTTGTGCGCCCTCTTGTCCATTGTCCATATCCTTCCATACACGAAGAAGCTCCGCCCCGTTCATGGGACGACGCCTCCATGATACATCATCTGCCCGTGCTTCCGAAACCCGACTCGCCGCGACCGTCCACGGACTCGGACAACGTGTCCGACACCACCATGGACGGCGTGCATACCGGCACGACGACGAGCTGGGCTATCCTGTCGCCCTTGGACACATGGACGACGGAGTCCGTCATGTTCACCAAAGCCACGCCGATCTCGCCCCTGTATCCGGAGTCCACGATCCCCGGAGCCCCGAACACGGCCACCCCTGACATCAGCATGCCGGAACGCGAGCACACGAGTCCCACATGGCCGTCGGGCAATTCCACGGACACCCCGGTCATCACGTTGGCCCTGCCCATCGGCTCGATATCCATATCCTTCGGGCAGAACAGGTCGGCACCGGCGTCCCCCGAATGCTTCCTGACCGGAGGCACCGCATCGGCCCCGGTGAGCCTCACCCTCATCTCGTCGATATCGGACGCAGCCATTTTCCAGCCTTTCCTAGCTCCATGATGTGGTGGGACACGTCGCCATACGTCCTGTGGAGGATGACCGAGAGCGCCACCAGACCGAGTCCGTGATTGCATCTCAGGAACCTGTCCTCCTCGATGTCCCACTCCCCGGACCTCACATCGGAGTCCGGGACGACCTCATCCGCGAGCGCATCGAGCGAATCGACCCCGGACTCCGCCCCAGCTCCATCGCCAGTCTCCTGGTGGATGTCAGGTGTCCCATGACCAGGGCGCTCTTCGCGTGCACGTCCCATTTCCTTCCCTCCGTCGGTCTGTCATCGGAATCGCGTGTGGCGGACGCCACGACGAGTCTCCTGTTCGCCACCGCCCTCACGGTCCTGCCCAGCGTCTCCGCCACGTAGCCGATCGGGCATCCGGCGGTGTCGAATATGTACGAGTCCTCGTCTGGCGTCCACCTGACCCGCTTCATGCCTTGTCCCTCCACGTCTCGCGCCTTTCGATGGCGTCATCGCGCATGATGTCCTCAAGCTGCTGAATCTGGTTCATGGCGTTGCGGACGTCGAACGAGAAGTCGTCAAGGTCGGACCATGTATCGAAGAACATGGCACCGAACGTCACCCCGATCACATCGGCTCCCTCGACATCCACCATCGGTGCCGTCTCGGGTGCCGTGGGCTGCAATGTGATCTGATAGCATCCATCGCTGTCGACCTCAAGGGTGTACCAGTCGGTCTCGCTCACGTAATCCATGTCGGCTGCGGTCTTCGTCACATCACTCATCGTTGAACTCCTCGGTATCGTCGTTGTCCGCCCATGACCGGATGGAGTCGGTCTCGGAGCAGTCGATGCACTCCCATCGTCCCATCCGGTTGTACATCTCGTCATACGGGAAGAAGCCTCCGCAGAGGTCGCATCTTCCGCATCCGTCGTAATCGACCACGTTGGTCATCTCAGCGGGCATCCCTTCCGTGCGGACGTTCGCCGCACGGTTCCAATCCTACCCTCATCAGAGCAGGGCCTCGGACTCTCCGGGGTCGTCGCTCCTCTCGTCACGCCTCCGGACATACTCGTTGAAGCGCCTCACCGTCCCGTTCCATACGTGGGTGGCGGGGCCTCCGATGACGCCGTCGGGGAGGTCGTCGGGGATGGAGTCCGACCTGAAGCCGTCGTTCCGGCACACATAGAGGTCGTCCTTCAGCGTCGGCCTATCCCCGCACACCGGGCACGGCTCGGGGCCGTCATCGAATCCGGGGACGAGCACGGCGGACGTGTCCCTCAGGAGGTCCTTGTCATCCCTCAGCGTGTATGCGGACGCCGAGACGAACGGCTCACGCACCGTGGGGTGGCTCTTCCTGTCGGGCATGGAGATGACGGTGTGGGTGTCGCCATCCTCGTCCGTGATGGTCCATCCGTTGCCGGGGACGAACCTCACCCTGCCATACACCGACGTTCCGTCCATCAGGAACGCCTCGACCACGTCATCGGGCTGGATGTCGGTGAACCTGATGCAATGCCAGTCCTCGCCGTCCTTCATCCAGTCACGCCTTCCACCGTGCATGTCGGCGTTCACGTCCATGCGGACGGTTCTTCTCGCCGCGTGCTGATCCACTTCCGGGTCGGTGCCGCCGTCCTCGACGACCTCGGCGGTGGGATCGTCGGGCGCTTCCTCCGGGGAGTCCGGGGCGGTCCCGGCGAACCTTTCCCCGAGCCTGTCGTAGATGCGCCTCCACACGTCATCCTCGATGTGGATGCTCACGTCGACGGCGCTTCCGAGGTCGGTCTTGTCGAAGAACCTGATCTCCCCGGTGTTCACATCGATGGTCAGACCTGCCATGTGTTCATTCCTTTCCCGAATCCTTCATGGGGTTCGATTCCCTTGCCCTGCGGTTGATGTCCCCGACCACATGGTCCTCGATCATCGCGGTCAGGTCGTTGAAGAGCCTGTCTATGCCGGCACCATCGATGCCGGATGCGACGATCGCATCGGCGAGCGCCATCCCCCACGCCTCCGCGTTCTCCCTGTCCGTCGGCTCAAGCATCTCCTCCGACGGCGAGTGCAGCGACTCCAGAAGCTCGTCCAGCCACTGCCCGTCATGGTCGCCGACCTGCGCGTTGATGTTGACGGTGATCGGCCTCGACCTGAACGACTCCGCCTTGTCATGCATCAACGCATCCACATGCCTCGTGTGGGATTCGTAGAGCGTCGAGCGGAATGCGTCGTCACGCTCCAGCATTTCCCACGTAGGGTACGGTTCGGATCCATAAGGATATCCCATCATTCACCGTCCCTGTCGGTCATCGTCCATCCGGAGCCGCACTCCCTGTTCCACTCCGACACGACCCGCTGCAACGAATCCCCCGTTGCCTCGATCGGTTCGGCCCCATAGACATGGATGGGATGGGTGCACTTCAATGTCCTCGTGTCGTGGCTGTCCACGTGGTACACGGGTGTCGACCCGCACTTGGGGCATCTCGTGCATCTTCTCAGCCACATCTCCGTGTATGCCGAACCATCATAGATCGACTCTTCGGAAACCACTTTACATTCTCCCGTCAGAAATGATATAATAATGTCGTTTTCTTCCGATGTTACATCGGATTCCCGTTGCGGTCCAGAACCCTGGACTCCCTGTGCAGCCTGTACCTCATGCACCTGTTGCCGGACTCCGTGGTCCCGAACCTGTCGGCCACATCGACCTCGCCGTCCCTGACCATCTCGGCCAATCTGCTTCTGACCCCGCTCGGAGACACGTTGTGGCCCTTGTCCCTCAAGGTGTTCCATATCCATGACGCCGTGTGGGCTCCTCTATATGATGACAGGAGAAGGCGGATCAGCGACCTCGTCCTTGACTTCGACTCCTTGGGCGGCGTCATCTTGAAAGCCCCATCAGTGAAAGCTGGGCGTCCTCCATGGCATCGGTCCTGTCGTGCCTCGCCATTGACAACCACATCATGCACAGCCTCCTCATCATCATGTTCCATGCACGGACGGCCTCGGCCCTGGATTCATACGATGCGGTGGAGGAGAGTCCATCGACATCCATCGCCCTGTATTCGTTCAGGGGCTGACCGTTCACCGATGACCTCGTGGATTCGGTGATGATGTCCGGTTCCGAGCCGGACCACAGGCTCCTGCAAGCGGTCTCGTCCGATACGTCGCCGACCTCGTGGATTCCGTCTGACATCCTTCCGTCGCTCCTTTCGTTTCCTCATGCGGATTGGGTGTTTCGGTCGTGGCGGAGCGTCAACTACCGTGACGACGAGCGTCACGGCTTGTCCCTGTCCGGCGGTGAAAGCGAGGCATCATGTTGATGGTCTCTCCCGCCTTTGATTCCGCATCCCCGGTACGGGGTGTGGTGACGGAACATCACGGGATGGTTGGCTGCACCCCTGCGACGTCAATCATGTTGGCGTCGTACTGCATCACGATCAGGTCGTAGCCTTTGTGACGCAGGTTCATTGCGCCTATCCGGTCGTCGTTCGACCGGTAGCCGCAGTTGCGGCAGATGAAGATGTGGTTCCGCTTGTCCCTGTTTCCTGCGGACACGTGCCCGCATCGTGGGCAGGTCTGGCTGGTGTACGCGGGATCGACCGCGACCGTGGCCTGACCGTTGCGTGCCGCCTTGTATCCGATGAACGAACGGAGCTGGCTGAACGCCCAAGACACCTGCACGTAGCGCTGCCGCATCCTCACCCTTTCGGTGGCGTTGCGGATTCCTTCGAGGTCTTCGAGCGCGAAGAGCGTGTCCCTGCCGTACTGGTTGACGAGTGCCTTAGACACCTGATGGTTGACATCGGTCATCCAACGGTTTTCTCGACTACCGATGGCTTTGAGACGTTTCCTCGCGCTGCGCGTGCCCCGCTGCTGCAATTCCTTGCGAAGAGTCTTGTATCTGCCGCGACGGTGTTTCACCTCCTTCCCGTCGTGGAATGTGGTGTGTTCGCCGTCATAGGAGGTGGCGAGGAATCGTATGCCCAAGTCCACGCCGACGATGGTCTTGGGGTGTTCCGTCACGTCCGGCGTCTGGATGGTAACGGGGATGAGCAGATACCATTTATCGCGGCTGCGGATGAGACGGGCTGTGCCGAACCTTCCCAGCCGGTATTGGTCGGGGACGTTTTTCCATTCGGCCTTCACCTTGATGCGCCCGTCCATGACGGGGAGGCTGAACATTTCGGTCCGTTGGGAGTATGAGTAGTCGCGGTTCCACAGCAGGTCGCACCCGTTGGGCGCGTACTGGGGCTTTATCCCGTAATACTCGGGTATCTTCCGCTTCTTGCCTCCCCGCGTCTCACCGTTCTTGTTTTCCTCGCGGAGATTGTTGATGCGCGTGTGGATGGCCTTGTAGTTGGCGATGACCCGGCGTATCGCGGATTGGGTCATCTGGGCGAGCAGCCCGTGCGCTTCGCGCAACTGGTGGTAGATGGCCTTGTTGATTTTCTTCTGGCTGAGCGTCCGGGTTTTGTCGATGTGGTCGGCCACGTCGTTGCAGCAGTCGGCGAACGTCGAACACAATGCGGCGAGCCGCGTCTGCTGCTCCGGTGTGGGCAGCAGACGGGCGCGCATCGTCAACGTCAGCTCAGCCATGACAAACCTCCAATAACAAACCAATTATATCATATTTAGTGGAATACAATCGGCGTTCACCCACGACGACAAGCATCGCGGTACCCCGCCGAAAAACAACTCATGGACTCGAACCATGCACGCCGGTGATGTATCGGACGCAGTGACATTGATGTTGCTCTTTGATACTAGAGAAAGGAGTAAGACTCCCGTCCGCCGTACACCGGTTGCCGTGCCGACGTTCCCTTTTACGGGTTCATCGGTTCCGCCGTGGATATGCGGCCCCACATGGTGATGGGGCCGTTCGCTGTTCGATTATTCGGTCTTGATGATGGGCTGCGATCCATCGGGGACGACCACAAGCTGCTTGGCACCCTTGAGCGCATCGATGTACTTCTGTGTGAGTACGCGATCCGTCAGGGAATCGTTCAGCACCTTGTTCGCGTCCGCAGTACCCTGGGCCTCGATCTTCTTGGTCTCGGCCTCCACCTTCGCGGTCTCCTGCTTGTTGAGCGCCGTCTGGCGTTCGGCCTCGGCCTTCTGCGCATCCGCGTAGGCGTTGGTTATGGATTCCGGATACTTCACCTCCTGGATGGACACCTGCTCCACGTTCAGCCCATAACCCTCCCACATGTCCGACAGGGTCTTCTCGATGGAGTCGGAGAGATCCTGCCTGTTGGTGAGGATCTCGATTGTGGAGAACTGGCCGGCGCACCCACGGGTGACGCTTCTCACGTCCACCGCGACGACCGACTGGACGAACGACTCCTGCGTCCCATAGTTCTCGTAGAGCTGCTCGGCATAGTCGGGACGGAGCGAATAGTTCACCTGGATGTCCACGTCGGCCGAGGCACCGCCATTGTCGTTGACCGTGACATGGGTTCCATTGACCGAGCCGTCCTTGACGTAGGACTCGCCGTTGTCGATGAACGACACGACGTTGTTCCTCGTACTGTACGATATGGTTGAGTTCTGCGGGGCCTTGGCATGGAATCCGGCCTCATCGGTGGAACCGACGATGTTGCCTCCGAGACCACGGATGACGACGACCTCACCGGCGTCCTGGGTGTAAAAGGACATGAAGGCCGTTGCGATGGCCGCGATTCCAAGAACCGCCGAGCCGATGACGCCGAAGACCATCGGCCAGACCAGCTCGTCGGAATACACGGCCTTGCGCTTACGCGCCAGATATACGCCGAATCCGGCTGCGGCGACCGCAAGTCCGATGACCCCGAACACCAAAGCCACTATGAATCCCATTGTCAGTCATTCTCCTTGTCATTGATGAAATCATCGATGTCGGCATCGTCGGTTCCGCCAGCCCTCGGCCTTGTGATCGGCGGGCCGAGATATTCCGTCGAGTCGATGATGTCGGGCTTGAGCAGGAACACCGTGATCGCCATGAACACGAGAAGAATCATCAGCATGAGACCGACCATCGAGAGCCTCGCCGCCATGAACCCGTACACCACGCCGTCCATCAGCGTGTCCGCGATGATGACGGCTATGGCGATGTCGCAGACGAGGAAGATAATCCCGTAGACGAGCGCCGCCCATGAACGGTGCCTCACCCTCGTCACCCTCATCCTTCCGACGTCCTGGACAATGAACTCGTCGTAGGCGGACGATTCATCGGATGTCGCGGCGACGGTCCCCCACACCCCCTCGTCAAGCACGTCAACCCAGTATCGATTGGGCTTCAGACTCATCGCCAATCACCTCCGACACCGTTTACGAAGTCCATATTATATCAATCCTCCTGTCCACTAGTCATAATACGTGAACCGTTGCGCCGCATTGGTTTTCGCTACATATACAAGTTTACACCAAAATCCGGGAAAACACAAGTGAGGTCAACGAAAAACACGTCATTCCATAGTGCCGTCCTCCGAGAACATGATGCCGTCCTGGTTGATGTGCCAAATGACGTTGTCGTCCGAGGCGTAATCGAGAAGAACCTCGCCGAGTGATGCGACTGCGGCGCTCAGGGCTTGGGTCGCCGCCTCCTCCCATCTTGAGTAGAGTTCGTCCTTGAGGTCGTCGGTGTTGGCTTCAAGGGCATCCGTTGCGACCTCGGAGTCGTTGAAGTCGAAGTCGTCTGGATGACCGCCGGATACGTCGGCGGCGATGGCGTCGGCCTCGGCATTGATGGAGTCGACGATCCTCTGGAGTTCGGGAACCTGGCCGTTCCATGTGGTGATGAGGGCCTGCTTCGCGGTTCCGTCGTAGTATCTGGAATTACGCAGGACGGGGACATCAGGGATGTGTCCACCAATGGCGTCATGCTCGACCGCGTTCTGCTCCCACAGCTCATCGTCCATGCGCAACGTTGGCGTGACCGTCATCGTGCCGTCAATCCTCGGCTCCACCGACTTAGTGGTGTGGCAGTACAGCTCTCCCAGAAGCTCATTGAAATCGGACATGGACTCCCTGTCGATGGCCTCAAGCGAATCAAGATACGATTCGGATTCCCTGCGGTAATCCTCCAACGCATACGCCTTGGCCTCATCCGACAGCTCATCGAACGAATAGGTGGGCATGGCGGTCACCTTCCTTTCATTGTCATGCGGCTACTCTACCGCGTATCGCTTCGGCGGCAAAATCGCCCGGCGTTTCCTACAGATTGGGGTCGTCGTAGAGCTGATTGTCCGGGCTGACCAGCGCGTTCCACACCGATATCGTCGTCGGCAGGTCGTTGCAGCCGAACACCTCGATGCCGTTGCCACGGACGATGCGCCAGACGACGTCGATGATGCGGTCGTCGCCGATATTGGTCTCAAGAATGAGCGACACGGTTCCGCCGTCGATGGACTCGCACTCCTCCACGGTGGATTGGGATATGGAGTGCTGTGGTTTCCTTGAAGATGCGGGAATCGCGGAATCAACCATCTGCACTATAGGGGGTAAATCAATCATCGTCGTCCCTGACACATCGCCGATTGTGAAGTCACGCATGGTAAATCCCCTCACCAATCAGTCTCTCAAGCTCATCACCGGGCGACACGGTGGTGCTCGTCTCCTCATACGCGATCTCGACGAGACCGAAGTTCGGGTTGCGGTCGAACATGGCGAGCGCTCGCGCCAGACGGTGGCGGGACGACAAGTCGAGTTCGTACTTGGCGTGAATCTCAAGGTTCACCAGGTCGAAGTCGACCTGATTGGTGATGGATTCGGGGAGCGAGCTGTACCACACATCAAGGTTGAGGAGGTCCATGAGCATGATGAGTCCGTGTTCGCGCGACAGCTTGTCGATTCCCTTTCCGGACAAAGCCCTGCTCGCACGCATCAGGTGACGCTGCTCGACGTAGTCGGTGGGGATCATCGGCATAAGCTCAATCGCAGCCTGCATACGGAGCAACAACCTGATGTTGGATGCGACCGTGATCGCATCATCGTCGGTGTCGGGACCTGCGCCAAGGCCGACCGGTATGGCGTAGACATCAAGTCCGAGGTCGGAAAGGGCGTCCTGAAGCGATTCCGTGATCCTGTTCCTGATATCATCCGGAGTCATGCCGGTGTCGTCATGGCCGACCTTGGAGATGTTGGACGCAAGCCCCCTGTCGACCATCATCTCCTCGGAAAGACGGTACATGGTCATGAGTCCGTCACCGGACAGCACCGTCGTGCCACCGTCCACGAACCTGTCGCCGGCTGCGTACATCACCATTCCACGAAGCGTGGAACTCACATCATGGGTGTTCACCGGCCCGAATTTCTGTGCGACGATCATTCTTCGCCCCTTTCAGTTTCCAAACGCCACCGGAGTGACGAGTTCCTCTATGACGACGTCGGAGCCGTTCCCGTAGGAGACGGTGAAATCGTCGTCCTGATAGATGTGTCCGGCGTTGTCTCCGGCCACCTGTTGCGAGCCGTCCCACGCCATCATGTCGACGACCGACGGCAGGGAATCGGAAAGGCCGATCTCGGACACCACGCACGTCAGGACACGCTCCGCCACGTCACGATTGGAATCGCTCCACGCAAACGTCGCCTGGTAGGGCCTCATCGAGCCGACCGTCCTGTCCACCCACCCATAGTCCGAAGTGACCTCAAGATCGGACTGGTTGGGCTGGCAGTCCCACAACGCCATCATGAGCATCGGCGTCGGGTAGTAGCCGTGGTTCTTCGGATAATACGTGGTGGACGTCCTGTCCTGGTCGTCGGTCGGAGGGTAGTCCTCGGCCAGATTGTCATCGTCGTCATCGAGGAACGTGGAGGCATCATGGCCCACGTCGTTCCTGCTGGCATCCTGCTCACTAGATGCCAAATCGGACTTGCCGGTCCCGTACACCACGGCGGCGAAAGCCAGAACGCACACGGCGACTGATACGATGATGGCCGTGATCCTGCGCTTCATCACAGCTCGTTCCTTCCCATATCCGCATGGGTCGGGCAGTACGATGTCCCGTCCCTCATGACATGCCAGCCGTTTTCTGCGGCATCATGCATGGCCGACATGCATGACGAGCACGTCTCCTCGAAGTGGCTTCCGCAACCTTTGGCGTCGCACTGGATGCTCCACCTGACACCTTCCTGCCCGACCATGCCGTCACCGCCCCATCGCCGCGCTGAGGAGGTCCCAGCCGCTGTCGACGAGGAGCACGACAGACAGCGCGATGACGCACCAGCTCATCGTCCCCACCCTCTGCTTCAGGCCGTTGACCTTGCCACGGAGGCGGTCGACCGTGGAATCGAGGGCGTCGATGTTGGCCTCAACCGTGTGGAGGCGGTCGGACACCTCCGAGTCGCAGTCTCCCCAGTCGCTGTTATCGATGACAGCCATCTCATCATCATCAATGTTCTTGTCCATCAGGACTCCCTTCATTCGTTGTCCGTTGATTTCAACATGGCATTCGTCGGCATCAATGTCCGGCGTTCCCATCGGCGCACGAATCGCACACCACGGCACCGCTCACCAGCGTGTTCCTGAACGAGTCGCCGCCGTATGGTGCTCCGCACACCGCGCACACGCACTCCGAAGCATCTTCCCTCATGTCACCCCTCCTTCCGTTGGTTCATCGACTCCTCGATCCTCCTCTGCCACGCATCTATGGAGCTTCTGCACGATTCGCATACATCGGCGTCCGGGCTCCTGTGGCACATCCTGCAATCGGACATCAGTTTCCGGCCACCTCCTTTCTGAAATTCAGGTACGACCTTATGGCGTCGGTCGGGGACTCGCACCAGTCGCCGGAGAAGTGCTTCAATCCGCATTCGTAGCGGTAGATGGTCGTCTCATTATATCCGCCGCCGAAGGACCAATTAGTCCGCCTTGACGTGACAAGCGATGCGTCATGTCCGCAGACCGGGCAGCTCAGGTCAGTCATGATGGCCTCCATCACGGGATTTACGGCAGTCCGGGCACATCCAGAACGCACCCGGAACGCCAAGATACTTGATGCACAAGCCGCCGTCACCGAACCGCCGTGCACACCAGTCGCAGTCACGACTCATCGGCAATCACCGGAAAGCAACGCGGAGTCGCCGTCGGCGCAGAACCAGACCACGGAGACGATGAAGAACACTGCGGAGAACAGGGCGAGCGCCACAAACTCGGTGAGGAACTCCGAGCCGAACGCCGGAAACGCCACCATGAGCGCCATAAGGATCCAGCAGACGATGGCCGCAATCGCCGACACCACGACGACGCGGAACTTCGTCGGAGACCACTCGATGACACGAACCGACATGCTTGAACCGTAGACCGAACGGATGTCGTCGGCCTTGATGACGGCATCGGTCCGTGAGTCGAACGCACAGACAAACCCCCACATGTGGCGGCGGCCATCGTTCCGCTTGGTCTGCACGATATAGCGGCGATACTGATTCATAGTGAACTCCTGTCCAAATGTCCTTGATACCCTACACTTCGATATAATATCATTGATTCGATATTTTGTAAAGTATCGGCGTTTCTAGTGAACTACGCTCCGCCCGAGGGCGGGGGCTTCTCGGGTTTCGCCCGGTTGCCGTGAGGCTTCCGACTGGATGCCTGTTGGTCTTATGCATGGGCGGGGTGTTCTTGGCACCGCTACCGAACCCCTGTTCACAGGGGAGTCTTGGTTTTGTTTCGTCATTATGCTTCTGGGTTGTGTTTGCGGGGTCAGCGGGCGTTCCGGGTACGCGCGTTACCGAGGTATGGCCCGATGGGGATGTCCCGTGGTTTTCGAAGGTCTACGTGGGTTAGTGGCTGCTCTTGGAGTACCGGCATGTTGAGCGCGGCGTGCTGGTCGCGGTCTTCCTGTGCGCCGCAGTACATGCAGGTGAATGTGCGTTGACTTACCGGGCATGGTGTTCGTCGTCCGCAATACCGGCACCATGATGTCGTCGGCTGCCACTTGTCCAAGACGATGACATTGGGTCGTTGTTTGAGCGTCGCGTATAGGCGTCCGAGGATTCCGGCATGGATTTTCCTGCCGCCCCGCGCATATCCTTCGCGTTTGTTCCATGAGTGGATTTGCTCGTCTTGGATGACGAGTGTCGCGTATTTGCCGGTCAGCCGGCGCGCCTCCTCTATGGCGGCGTGCTTGCGTTGCGCCTTGAGCCTGTCCTGTTCCTTGCGGTATTGGCGGTTCGCCTCCCGCCAGTTGTTGGTGTTCCTGTCGCGTTTGCTCATGCGCCGCTGCCAGTAGCGGAGTTTGGTGGTGTCCGGATAGCGGCGTGTGGTCTTCGTTCCGTCGGATTCGGTGATTTCATCCTTCAGCCCGGCGTCAACCCCACCGATGGGTATTGCTGGCGGCGGATTGTAGGTCTTGCCCTCATCGTATTCCATTTTGTCCTTGAAGCAGGAGAACGCGACATAGTAGCCGCTTGCCTTGCGGAGAAGTTTCGCCGGACCTATCTCCCAGCCCTTGAGCTGCTTCACCCCGGTCAGATGCATCACGCCGGGTATGCGCTCGACATGGATGTAGTTGCCGTTCAGCCGGTAGGTTCGTCCGGGTTGCTTCAACGGGATGCTGTTGAAGCATTTGACCGGTTTGAGTCCGCCGACCTTGTACCCTTTCTCCTTGAGCTTGGACAGTCCGCGAATGTTGTCCTTGGCCTGTTGGATGACGCCCTGCATGGTCTGGACGCCGATACGGGCGAGTTCCCTTTGCCTGAAGCTCCCGTCCTTCATCCTCACGTTCACGACGCGGGCAGGTGTGTAGGAGAACACGTCCTCGGACGTGACGCAGTCGTTGTAAAGGCGCTTCGCATCCAAGAACAATTGGGACAGGGCTTCCCGCTGTTCGGCTTTGAGCTTCCAGTAGTCGATTTTGCAGGTGAACGCGCGGCACACCTGATGTTTACGCCGCAGCTTCGTGACCTTGCGGGATTCGCCTATGCGTTTGTTCCGTTCGGCGATACCGACTTCATCGAGTGTCATTCAATTCACCTCCAGACATCTCTCATTATACTTGGTGTCATGCAAAACGATGGTCAGATACGTAAGGGAAGGCATGCGGTTTGGGATTGTCACGCGCATTTGGTGTTCGTGACAAAATATCGGCGTGGAGCATTCACGCAACCCATCCTCGAAGACTGCGAAACCATCATGCGGAACGTCTGCGAGAAATTCGGATGCACCTTGGATGAGTTCAACGGCGAGGAAGACCACGTACACCTGCTGGTCACCTTCCCCGCGACAATCCAACTCTCATCGCTCGTCAACAGCCTCAAGGGCGTTTCTAGTAGAACTCCACGGCCGAGAACTCGAACCCCTCGTCGTCCACCCAGCTGCGCAATCCGAGGTGGTCGTGGGGAGGGGCGTCCTTGGGGCATCCGAAGCCATCATGACCCCATCGCCTCACCATGTCGCTAAATTCGGAGAGCGCATGCTCCTCCCCGCACTCGTCGACTATCGCCATCTCGGGATGCTGGGCCGCATACTCCACCATCGACCTGAGGGAACGGAACGACACGCCGATGGTGGATATCGGGTCGCACGCCATGTGCGGAAGCCATCCCCACGACAGCTTGCAGAGATGGCATTCACGGTACTGCTCCTCGCGGTTCAGGATCTTGCCGTCGATAGGGTCGCCCTCATACGTGACAACGGTACGGTAGGGCTTGCGCTCACGCAGATAGTAGTTAGTCCCCATTGTCGGCCACCTGCGTCTTCATGGTCGACTTGACCGCCCCCTCTATCAGGGCGATGCCGAGCGTCTTGGCCGACTCCGAATCCATGCGGACGGGGAGGATTCCATCGTCTTCAAGCGACACGACGAGCTGCACCACCCCATCACCGTCGGCCGATGCGTTAACGCTTACATCAATCCTTCGCGGCTCATGGGCCATTGCGTGCTTCATCCGAAAATCCTTTCCGCCATCTTCTCCACCAAAACGCCGAATGCGTAGGCGGCGAGAACCACCAGCACCATCTGTAGCCTCGTCGTGCGCTTTCTAGAAGTCATCGACATCACCTCCACAACATGTCGAATGTGTGCCCGAACCTGTGGCGTCTTCTGTTCACCGTCATGATGGTCTCACCGCCACGGGACAAAGACACGGACCTGTACGACGGGTCCGAAACGGCTATCCTGATGGCTGCATCACGCGCCACATCGATATCCCACGACGAGAACAGCGTCCGCCCGTAGAACGGCGAGTATTCGTGTCTCCCCGTCACTATGAACGGCCCACCATGATTTTCATGATTCGACATTCTCTTCCTCCTTGTCGTCGATATTCACCAAGTCTCCAACCTCGGCGTTCGTCTCCGCGTCGACGGTCATGACCCTTCCGGATTCGTCCTGGAGCGTCAGTCGTTTCGGGGACCATCCTGAATGATAGGTCGGCACATACGAACCCAGACTCCAGTCTTCGTACAGACGCCACGACTCAAGTTGGACAACAAGAATCGACGGGTCCGACGCCATAGCCGACTGCACGTCGGCCCTAGCCCTCTCCAGCGATTCCAAATTTTCTTTTTCATCGTCGTCCATTTCATCGACCACGGACATGTCGCCTTGGAGATATGCCCTGTAGACCCTTCCGGACCTCGTCCACGGAGACGAGGGGAACATGACAAGCCTGTCCTTGCCGAACGTCTGCGTGGCCGGCAGTATGGCCGATATGGCCCTGTCACCCGACCTTGACGAGTTTCCAGCCAACGAGAAAAACGCCTCGTCCGCTAATCGAAGCAGTTGTGGGTCTTGAGTCCATTGGCTATGAACGTGTGCGTACTCGTCGTTATGTCAACGACGTCGGCGTCACCGATGTTCTCAATCCTTGCAATCCGCTTCATCTGCACCACCTCCTCCATACATGAATCTTCCACGTTCTTCACAGCGTTCGATATCGCCTTCAAACATGAGGACATATTCAAGCCCCAATCTGCGATAATACTCGACCGCCGCATCCATCTTTGCCCTGACCTGGTCGGAGTCTGCACCCTTGATCTCAACAATCACCGTGCCCTCGTCGGTCTGAACACAGAAGTCTGGGTTGTAGACGTGTCTCCTGCCATCGAACGAATACACGATACAGTCGTCACATCTGCCATAAGCGAACACGTTGTCGAACCCGTCCAGGTCTCGACAGAATCTCAGCTCAAGGTCGGAATCACAATGGATGTCACCAGCCTTCTGCGAATGGTGGACGCTCCTATGGCCACGGGAATCCCCAGACATCGTTCTCACGAGATTTCCCATTGCCATCCTTGACAGGTCGATTAGACGCTGGTCATCATAGCCATCAATCACACGCCTTCTGGCGGCGCTGTACCTGGCTCTGGAGGCCACCGTTCTCTTCGAGTCCGCCATTCGCTTTGAGAACTCCGGATCACTGTACTTCCTGAGCTGAGTCTGGCGCATCTTTTCTTTCGACTCTGCGCTCATCTGCCTCCCGAAATGCAGTCCACGACGCCACTCGCGATAGTTTGGGTCATGATATCTGATGTGGCTGCCAAGACCTCGCAGTGACGTGAACTCTCTACCGCAAACGCTACACACGAATGGACCGTCTGAGCGCTCACCGTGTTCGTTCAGCTCGATGTTGTGGACGCGCATGTGCATTCTCGCCCCGGTTGGTGTGTCGAATCGCTTTCCGCACACATCGCACTGAGACGACCCATTCTTGTGCCGAGGCCCGGCGGCATGCCTTCTCAGCCCTCCCAGTGACGAAAACGACCTATCGCACTCAAGGCACCGCATCAATGACTCATCGACTCTCACGCCGCGATACGTAGTAGCAGACAAAACGCTCACTCACCACCCTCCATTATCGTGTCTCCGGGCCTCATGTCCCTGACCTCCACCCAGTCGCCATCACCATTGACGAACCTGTGTTCGTCGGTCGCGTCAATATATGTTCCATCATCGAACCATATACGCTTCGTCGGCTTCCTGAGATGATGTACCGCCAGCACCTCTGCGTCTTCGGGGACACTCGGATTATTCTCATTGAATGCGGAAACGTGGTCTCCGACGGACAAGTCGGCGATTCGCATTACCGATCCGTCAGACATGCGGACAAGGGAATCCTCGCCAAGGCAGAAGTCAACAACAGGACGACCTCTGATGGAATCGGAGTTGGAGCTGATGGGGCGGCACACCATGCTCACCGGCTCGCGTTCGACGTTGATTCCGGACTCGATCATATCCACCGTCTTGAGCTTGTCCTCAAGCGTCTGGTAGGTGATCTCGAACGGGGTTACTCGCTTGATGTACTTGGAGAACCAAGGGCAATTCGCCACCGTCCGGTAATAGCTTGCGAAGATCGACTCCTGCGCCTGCTGGGCGGTCGTCGCCATCGCTATGCCGTAGGTGATGTCATCCTGTTTGCTGGTGTCGGAAACCCTCGGAATCCCCTCGGAAAGGAGTTGGGCGTCATGAAGCGCCCATTGGGCACCGCACAGCGTGGTCTTGGATGCCCTTCGACCAAGTATCAGGATGATCTGGTTGAACGCCTTGTACCCATTCCTCCTGAGAATGCGGATGCGCTCACGGACGTCGGATACGATGCCGACACGGTATCCACGATCACAGTACGTCGACGTCCATTGGTCGATGAGCTGGTTCTCACGGTCGGTATAGTCCTCGTAGAGATTGATGATCTTCAGGAGAAGGCGCTGCATCGGATACAGGTTCATGCCGCAGTACCTGTCGGACTCGAAGAACTCCATCGGCTCGAACGGTATCCCCTTGGACTCCTGCTCGACGTCAAGCAGCATCTCCGGGGTCAGGCCCGCAAGAAGCCCCTTTGTTCCACGGCTTGGCATTGTCCATCACCCTTTCGATTTCAGCTCTCATCCTGGCGTTGTCTCGGCTCAGCACGTCGATCTGCTGCTGCGCCACCATCAGCTTGGAGAGGAGGTCGGCGACGGTCTCGGCATAGCTTGACCTGAGAACGAACGGGCCAAACGACAGCCTTGGCGACACGTCAATCCGAAAGTCGTTCATCGACCATCACCCACCTGTCACCATCATACTCATACACATGGCCATCGCATATCGCAGGTCTGTCGGTGAAGGCGTACTGGTTCATCGAGTCCACCGACGAGAACCTCTGCTCTATCGACCTGTCGAGTTTCGCAAGGGCTATGTCCAATTGCCTTTCCAGAGTCTGCACCCGCTGGGACAGCCTGGATATCTCTCCGGAGAGACCAACCCTGTCGGATTCCGATCTGGACAGTTGGGACGACAGCTCGCGTATTGCGGCATCCACCGATTCGGCGGTGTATCCATCGGTGGATTCACGCAGTATCTCATACGGCGAAGTCATTCCGCCCTCCAGACCATATTCACCCCATCCTGCGACACCACCGCCAGAAGACATGGCGCAACGACGTCGCGCCCGTCGATGGACTTGCCGTCATTCTCGGAGGACACCGCGTACACCCTGGTTGACTCGGAACGATTGGGATTCATCGTTCCGGTTATCGGATTGAACGTCTCGCCGTGCTCGTCGATGACGTCGACCACCTGAGCCGACACCCTCAACGTACCGTGCTGGTCGACCAGCATGTCGCCCTGAAACACGCCGGACGATTCGGAGTCGGACGAAGACACCCGGTCGTAGAGGACGCTTTCGCGCCCGTCCCGGTAGAACTTCCAACACTCACCGACCGCAGGAATCACGACAACCGAAGCACCGGACGGTATGCGGACGTCCTTCCTTCCAAGCGGCGTCATGAGGACGCACTGCATGGTGGACGTATTCACGGACTGCACGGTTCCGTACTCGAAGGACAAGCGCTGTATCTGGTTCGCCATCGTCACGCCGCCTTCAGCATGTTCGCGGTCGATTCGGACGACCCCGTCAGCGAGAGACAGATGTTGCCAAGGCAGAACACGTCATCGGCGCAACGATCAAGGAAATCGTCCACATCATCGGCTCTGTACCAGTTCCCGCGATAGCGGAACTCGGCGGCATCAACGTCGGAACGGCGCATCATCGAGGACGTCACATCGTTCCGGGAAGCGTAATCGTGCAAGGTGTCGAGCGTGGTAGCCACGCATTCGAGGAATGCGTCGACTTCGTCTGCGTTATACCAATCGTGAATCAGCGTCGACGTCGTCGTGAACGTGATCCGATTTATGTCGTTCGGCGTCACGAGCCTCGTCATTCTCATTGTCACCGCTTTTCCTCCTGTTCCATCCGAATCTGTGTGAACGGTTGGCCTTGACATACTCCTGATACAGTTGGGGGTCGGTGTCGGAGAGCATCTTCAGTCCGCGTATCATCGTCTGGTACGACCGTCCGTATTTGTGGGCGACCTCCTTGACCGTCATTCCATTGATGACGTCAAGCGCGGCGAGACGGTATCTGCCAGCGGTTCTGGCCTTGTTGATGTCGCTCTTCGATACCGCCTCGTCCCGTTTTCGCACCTCAATGGCGTCGTAACGCTTGCGGGCGCGTCTGCCCTCCGAGGTCTCGGTCGAGTACCACCGAAGTTCCCTGTTCACCCACACCCGAGACCTCCCCACCTCGGACGCTATGGTCGATTGGGTCACTCCCTCCCTCCTCCACCGTCTGTACAACAAGGCGGCCCGCTTGACGCGGGCCAGCTCATGGTCGCTCCGCTTACCCGACAATGCGCGATCACCACCGGTCAGTCGGCGAAGTCCTTGGCGTCGTCGCTCTCCTTGTAGTAGAAGCGGCGGGGCTTCTCGGACACATGACGGTACCTGGCAAGCGACGGGTCGGCATCGATCATCGAGTCGAAGAGCGCAGGGTCGAAGTGCTCGGTCCGGGCCGCATCGTCCTCGACAAGCCGGGCGTTGAGCGCGGCGATCTGGGACTTCAGGTCGGCGACCTGACTCTCGATCTCGGTGCGCTCCTTCTTGGTCAGGCGCTGGCCGAAACGCTTGGCGACGCGCTTCCACACGTCGGGGCGCTCGGACTTGATGTCCTGCTCGTCGTAGGACACCTCCTCGGACGGCGCGGAGAGCGTGAACCTCGTCAGCGTGATGCGATCCTCGATCTCCTTGACATCGGGGTGGGCCTCAAGCCAGGACTTGGCCACCGACTTGATGCGGTCACGGTACGCCACCATGTCGGCGGCGGCATTGCGAACGTCGGCGTAGGCGGAAAGAATGGTGTGGGCCGACTCGGAATCCACCGCCTTCATCCTCGGGAGGGAGTCGACGATGTGGTCGACGGCGCGCATCGAATCCATCGCGGTGGCGACTTCGAGGGCGATTTCCGACTTGCTCAGCTTGTTCGCCCGCTCCTCGTTCTTCTTGTCGGCGAGAACGACCCTGCGGCCGGTTCCGTCGGTGGTGATGATTCCCTTGCTCATGATGTCCTCCTGTCCGATTGACGTTTCCGGTTTACACTTATAAATAATAGCGCATTTACCCGATTATGTAAAGTAGTGCGTGTCGGCAAGTCGCAACGCCTTTGCCTCATGGCGCTTATAATCCTTCGACACCCTCGGATGAACCGGGGCGTCGGAAAGACCATGCTCCCTGAGATACCCGTGGATGCGTTCCATCGCGTCCCTGCCGGCCACAAGGGTGTTCGGCATATCCGAATACATCAACAGCATGCACTGGGCCATCCACGCGACCCGCATGCGGTCGTCCCACTCATCCCTCTCGGTCGACTGGATGTCGGAGATTGTCTGGGCCACCGCAGATACGGCGTTTCGATCGCCTATCAGGAGGTATCCCGGATCGTCGTGATACAGGACCACAGGCAACCCGGATATGCCGGTCGACACGCGGGCCGCCTTCTGTCCTATTACCCAGTCGTTTCCGGTGAACTCGACGCTCTCCTCGCCCACCTCATCATCGTCAGGAGTGATCTCAAGGTCGGAGTACATACGGTCGAGGAGTCTTCTGGCGTGTTCGCGCTCGGTCGGTGATGCCGATTCGTCGACCGCCAGAAGCTCCAGCGTCCTCCTGAGGTCAGCCGACTTCATTCAGCGCTCCGGTGTCGACCGCAGTCTCGTCATCGACCTCCTGATGGCAACGGGGGCAACGGTGCGGGTCGTGCGCCATGAAGGCGCATCCGGCGAGCAACGCGATCTTGGCGGCGTCGGACTCGGACTTCACGCCCATCTCGCTTCTGGAGATGAGGTCGGCCAGCTCAAGGGCCGTCAGTCCGCTCGCGCCGACGACGTCGGTCTTCACACGCTCGACGAGACGGACACCGAGTCCGCACTGCTTCGAGTAGGAGTCGATCATGTGCTCGACGTCGTCGATGACGTTATCCCTGGTCTCGTAGAGCTTGGCCATCTGATCGTCGGACTCACCCATGCGAACCCTGATTACCTCGGAGATTCCGGCCTTGGTGTTGTCGGCTCCGACACGGCCGGTTCCGTCGAACGACAGGTCCACCGCAGTCTCATCGACCGTGTTGATAAGCGCCGTGTTGACCGTGATGGCCTTGCCCTTCTCCAGCTTGTAGGAGATGTGCGTTCCGATGGCGAACGAATGTTCGGCGTCGGGCTGTTCCTCCTCGCGCTTCGGATCGTAGACGTAGAGCGACACATGGTCATTGGCGACGTCGGGCTGGATGACGACCCAGTCCTTCGGGACCGACTCGGACACCTCTTCCAAGGTGTCGGTGATGCCCCACCGCTTCGAGGTGTCGTAGGCGTTCGACGCGACGATGACTGACGGGTCGTTGTCGTCGGTGACAAGCTCGAAGGCGATTTCCAGGTCCTCGCCCCTGTAGTGCACAATCATGTCGTCAAGGAGATATCCGATGATGTCGGGGCGCTGCTTGGCGATCCATGCGCCGGGAGCCTTGAAGATCGAGCACACGCCCTTGATGGCCTCGGCCGTCATGCGAACGGTCACGATGCCGTCGCCAAGGTCGTATTCGAGTTCGCCGGTCTTCGGATTGAACCTGAACTCGTCATCCCTGAGCCTTACCGTCCTGCAAGACGAACGCATGAACGTGATGAGCTCCCCAAGTGTCGTCGTGTCGGCCATGTCCCATGATTCCTTTCATTATTTTGCTGATTATGGAAACAATGATACGCTTAGCCTCGGACTTGATTGTCGGAATGTCCCGCCAGCCATTCGACCGGGGTCACGGCCGAAGCCATGAGCCTCATCGACGTCCGCTTCGGAAGGTCGTCTATGTCGCGGGAGTCCTTCGGGCATACGATGAGCAGGTTGACCCCCACGAGCTTGCGTATGGCGTCGGCGGTTCCGCGTATTCCGGACTCGTCCCCGTCGAACCACAGGACTACGTCGTCGAACATCCTGATGAAATCAAGTTGCGCCCTGGACAGGTGGCTCCCCATAGCCGCGACGCAGTTCCTGAACCCGTAATCCCACGCCCTGAGAACCGACATCACCGACTCGACCACCAGAAGCGGCCTGTGCAGGTCCAGAGGCTCTATTGCGTAGAGCACCTCCGATTTCCTCATGTCGTTCGAGTTGTCGTACTTGGGATAACGGCGCTCCGAGCTTGAGCCGGGAATCACCCTGCGCTGGAGTCCCACGAGCCTCCTGTCGCCATCGATGGACGCCTGCCATATCGGTATGAGGACACGGTCCGTTATCTGGTCATACATGATGCCGGCCCTCCTCAGCACCTCCCACGATAGATGGCGGCCCGAATGCATGTACTCGGGCGGATCGGGGTCGTATGCGCCAAGGTTGTACGGACCCGGAGTCCGTTCGTCGGCATGGAGGCGTCGCTCCACCTCGGCTCTCAGGTCGGAATCCTCCGGAACCTCGGAGCCCTGCGGCATGAACTCGTAATCGCCTCCGAGAAGCCGACAGAGGTCCTTGAACGGGATGCTGCGGTCCGACCATACGAAGCAGTGGTAGGCCCCGGTCTCCACGTTGATTCCCGCCGAGCCGTTCGCATCACCGTGTGCATGATGAGGGTGGACGCGGTCGATGATGCAGGAATGCGTGAGTTGCTAAAGCCAGTCGCCCATCTGGCGAACCTTCGATTCAGGGCGATACTTCCTGACCAATTGCAACGCTGTCGTGGGACTCACTGGCTCAACAACCTCCTTTCGTACTCACACATATCTGACTCTCGAACAATCTTGTAAGTCATTGAGTGCTCTTCGCACCAAGCGATTGCCGCCTCGACTTTGAATGGAAACGTAGGGAACTTCGCTGTCCAGCTTGACTTAACCTCTATAAGTTCCCTGACTCCGCTTCGTCGATTAACAACAAAATCTGGAATATAGACCCGATCCATCCCTATCAGGTGGATGACACCAGCAAACCTATCAAAGTCAACGACATCGTCGTCAGCCATAAGCAACTTGCAATACTCATACTCCATATCGGAATCACACTTGACAGAGGAGCCCCTCTTGTTCCGAATGGTGCGCTTGTGTCCACTACCGCCAGCTTCAATCATGCCCTGAACAGATTCGTATTTTCTGGAGTCGCTATATAACAGCCACCGATTCTTCAATCTCTGCGAGCACCTTTCCCTGTACTCTTCAGAGTTCAGTGTCCTTTGACGCTTTAGGTAAGCCGGCGTACCAATCTTGCACTGTTGCCTTTCGGACATATGCTTTTTAACTTCTGGGCGTGCAAACGCCTCAACCAAAGCATTGTGTTGGCGTTCTTTAAACTCTTTTGTGTTGTGGCTTATCTTGTTGGCTTCTGACTTTTTCCTGCTCGTCTCTGGTCGATTCTGCGATTCGCACCGCCTCCTATAAACTTCCGGATTGCTCCAAGATTTCTTTAGCGATTCCGACTTCTTGCGTTTCGCAGTTTCGGTTCTTGTCGGAAGCATGCGTTCAGAGCGCTCCTTGTCAGACAATACATGTGAAAGCCTTACGTGGAGGGAACCTCCACTTGAGTTCTTTGACGGTCTTCCGCAGAAACAACAGACCGCAATCCCATGAGACTTTGCATGCGCAACCGCATCTCCGGCTAAAACCTCAGCTCCGCACTTCATACATTTCATGAACACGATTATACCCCTCAACAAGACAACAGTGTAACGTGTCTGACAAAACAGGACCGTATGCCAGACACGCACCGCCCTTCCCCATCTGCCTGATGCTGGAATCGGGCCTGTACTTCCTGATGAGCTGAACGGCGGTGGTCGGCGTCATTCGTCGCCGTCCAGTCTGCGAACCATCGAGATGTCCGTCCTGTCGACCAGCTCCCTGTGGATGAGGAACCTTCCGAGGTCGTAACGGCGCGATGCGAGGATTATCATCTTGAGGACGTTGTTGGCGCGCTCCTCGTCCGTCTGGGACAAGGATATCAGGGCATCCGACGTTCTCTCCACCTCTGACGACAGACCGATCGAGCTGATGTCCGCCTTGTCGCCGGCCGACGCTCCTGCGCGATTGAACTGGGCAAGAAGCAGCACCGGAATCATGTCGTCTTCGTCCTGCGATATGGACGCCTTGAGTTCAAGGATGATGTTGGACACCTGATCCGCCCTTGAGACGTACTGCTTCGCCGTCTCGATGAAGCTCAACTGATCTATGATGACGAGGTCGGCCCGCTCGTCCTTGGCTATCCTCACCATGTTCTCGACGGTCCTCTCACCGATCTCCAACTTGATGAACCTGATGGAGCCAAGCTCCGATTCACGCTCCTGCGTGTCCATCAACGTCCGCATCTCCTTGGTCGACAGCTTTCCACCGTCAAGGCGGGCGTAGGACACCCCTGACAGCACGGCGTCGAACCTGTCCTCGATCTGCGGGACATCCATCTCAAGCGTGAAGACAATGCATGTGTGACCCCTTTCGATGCATTTCCTCGCCACCTGAAGCATCATCCAGGTCTTGCCGACCTTCGGCCCTGCGACCAACGTAACGAGCTCGCCCGGTCTGATTCCACCCGTCAGGTCGTCCACCTCATCGAATCCGAGCGATTCTCCTATGACTCCGTCCTCGGCCGCCTTCGCCCTTTCGGCGTATCTTCTGCGGCGGTCGTCTATGGAGTCGATCATGTTCGACTGGTTGCGGCGCTCCCGCGTCCTCCTCTTGATGCCCCACAGCGTATCGGACAGCCGTTGCACCGTACCGACGGGGTCGTCCTTCATGGTGTCCGTCGCATCCAGTATGGCCGAAGAGGCCAGACGGGACGTGTACGCCCTCTTCATCTCCTGCGCGACGTATGCCGCCGATTCGTCCGGCTCACCGACGACGATGCTCTTGACCTTCGACTCGATGGCCTCCACCGTCGGTGCCGCCCTGAATCCGGACTGCCGCCAATAGTCGACTGCGAACTCGAATGCCTCCTTGGTTTCGAGGCGCTGGAAGTGCACACCCCTCAGACCCAGGGAATAGAGCTTCGACAGCGAATCCACATCGGTGAGCAGGGCGACGGCCTTGCCCTCAAGGTCTGACTGTCTCAATGTCCACCCCTTTCCGTCCAGTGTCACAGTGAAATCTTCGGCACGATACCGCTTCTGGCCATGTCAAGCCGTTTGTCCCTGACGATGGACCTCACGTCCGACGTCCCGTCCATCTCGAATATCACCGACCCCTCGACTATGAGCGAGAACGACGCCCTGCCGTATTCGTGGAACATCTCCCTCTTGGTCATGTTCGACGTGATGAACGTCGGACGCGAAGCCTGTACGCGCTCCCTGAGTACGTTGTCGATGGCGTTCTGCGTGAGCCTGTTCGAGAACTCCTTGCCTATGTCGTCGATGGCCAGGAACGAGGACCTGAGTATCAGGTCGTTGTAGACCTTCTTGGCCTCCGCATCGTAGAACGTATCGCCAAGCATCGACACCAGCTTCTGGTACGTCGTGAAGAACACCGAGTACCCGGCAACCACAAGGGACTTGCACATCAGCGACACGGCCGTGGTCTTTCCGATGCCGTTGGAGCCCAGCAGACACATTCCTATGCCATTGCCCATATACGACCTGACATCCGACAGGTACGACGAGCACATGTCCGCGACGTCATCAGCGGCGTCGTAGTCGTCCCACCCGATACGCATGTACGTCTGCCCTATCCCGGCGGCGGCGAAGTGCTTGAAAAGCTGCCTCTGAAGCTCGTGGTCGCAATCGTCGTCACCGCCATCGCACGATGGGCACCAGCCCCTCCCCTTGGCCTCGGGGTACTCCGCATACACGAGTCTGGCCTTGTCATCGCTCAGATAGACGTGCCTAAGGCTTTCCTGATTCATCCACTCCGGAACATTGACATGCATGGTTCTCACCATACACCATCACCTCACCAGCCGGTAATCGGGTCGACGCGGCGTGTCTCCGATATCGCGAACCCGACCGAGTTCATGAGCTCCCTCCTGAACCTCGAAGCGGACGACGACCTGAGATTAGACGCCGCCATGTGCTGGATCGAGCGCGCCCGACCATCATCACGCTCCATCGCATCCATGACGTCGAACGCCCCCGACACCCTGACGCCATATGAAAAATCCAGATAGGGTGGCGTCATCATGGTGGACGCGCACCTCGTGCCGCAGATGACATCGGCCAACGACGGCCTACCGAGATACGACGGCACCGGGATGAAGTACATGTCCAGCGGCATCTCGTCGCCGTCGACCGACGATACCGTCGTGCATCCAGGTATCGACAGCCCGGACCGCGAGAACACGGTGATGTCGAACAGGGGACTCCATTCGGAAAGACGTTCGGCGAAGTCCTGCGTCATCTGGCCGAGAAGGTCCACCACCGATATGCCGTTCGGCTTCCTCACCCTCTTTGTCGGGTTGCGTCCTGACGGAAACACGTATGAGGCTATGGCCGCACCCATGTCCACAACCCTTACCGAGTCGCGGGCCGCCATCACCGGGCCGCATGAGATGATCGATGAGCCGTCCGGCAACGAAGCGAGGTCGGGGAGGTCGCCCAGCACCACGGATGAATCAACGATGCAGACCAACGGCGTCCCATGATATCGTTCGGACACTCGGGCCACTGCACCGCCATCGAACGATCCGGACGGAACGCGCATCATGACGACGGAGACATCTTCGATTGGGGCTTCCGTCATGGCATCCACGGAGACGCCGATACCGAGTGGATTCATCACCGTGGCCCAATGCCGTGCGATGACGTGGGACGGTATCATGACGGAACCTTCGACTCCGACATCCGCATACGCCACCAACGGGCTATGAGGCCGGCATGTCGTCCTCAATGAGGTTTCTCCTGAACGTCCTGTCGCTCCGCGATATGCCGCCCCACACGCCGAACGGCTCATCCCTGCCCATCTCCTCGCATATGCCCCTGACCGGACACGCGGCGCATGCATCGGCCGCGGCAAGCGAATCATTGACCTCGTCAAGTGGCATGTGGGGTCTGATCCTGTGCATGAACGCCGAGGATGGCATCAGTTGGCATGGCGTCACGCCGCCGTCCTCCAGAAATTCGGCATATCTCAACCTGGCTGAGTTCATTGCAAGCCATCCTTCGTCATCTCTGTAATGCGGCGCAGCTGGTCCGGGGTGCACACCACCTTGACGGCGTCCAGAAGCGACCTGAACGCGGACACCCACCTGACGACGTCCTGGTTGGCCTCGCGGTTCGCCTCGGCATCCATCAGGGTCTTTGCCGCCATGATGCCGGTCGCCTGATTGGTGGTGTTCGGATTCGTTACGAGTGTGTGCATGGCGTCGCTCAGCACGGACTTGAGATAGCCCATGGGAGTCACCGAATCCGATGAGTCGAGCGAGACGCCGCTCTCCTTCGCCGCCTCCTGCAAAATCTCCCGATAGGTGAAGTATCTGGCCGGCAGATGCTCAAGATGCTGCGATATGGTCTTGGCGTCCAATGTGACGCCGGTCTTCGCGGCGACGGCCCTTTCGACGGTTCCCTCCGACACGCCGCACGCCATCATCTCCTCGATGTCGCGCCTGTCCCTCGTAGGGAGGTCGCAGATTATACAGGTGTCCTCAGATGGCGAAAGACTCCTGCGTCTGGCGACGCTCGATACAAGCTCCAACGAGCTGGACGGCGGATTGGACATTGGGCATCACGACTCCGCGAGGGCATCGTCGATGGCATCGATCGCCTTGAATATGACATTCTTCTGATCCGGCTTGATGTTGTCGGCCGAACACAGGGAATCCAACGCGGACAGGCTCTTCGACACCGCCTTGTGGAAGCGCTCCCTCCGGACCCTCGATTCCTCCGCGTTCCTGCGATAGGATGCGAGCTGGTCGAATCCGAGCATGAACCTGAAATCCTCAAGACGCAGAACGATGTAGTCATACACCGTATCCGTGTCCATGTCCGGCTGGAACCTGACCGGCAGAAGAAAGACCTTCCCCTCGGTCGCAGCACGATGGACGCACTCCTCCATGTAATCGAGGTTGATGGCGTAGGAGCGGTGTCTCGTGCTTTTCTCGTCGACCTGAAGCTGGAATCTGCTGTCGTCCGACGGGTGCGTCCGCGTCGTTCCGTCGCCCTTGTCGAACGGTGTGCTTCCGGACGCTATCGTGGCATCGACGGAGAGCGCGTCGTTGATCTCCCGTTCAGCTCTCCTCCAATCGGGTCCATCAATCATACACGCGCTCCCTTCACATAGTCCAACCCACAACGATAGCTCAACATCCGCAAAAACACAAATTCCGTCTACTAATCATCGAGCTCGGAATCGTCGAACGTCGAGACGTACCCCTCCACGCCACCGTGAAGCAACCTGTCCTCCATCTGGGAACGGAGCGAGTTGTACACGTCCTCGTTGTCACGGAGGTACTGGATGAGTCGGTCGTAGCCGCGAATCCTTCCATCGGGGAGGATGTCGCTGCGGTAGGTCCCAGACGCCCCCTTCTCCAGCACACCGGACAGCGTCGCCAGATTCACGACGTCCTGCAACCTGTCGAATCCGGGGTCTCCGTACTTGCAGGGCATGGTGTAGAACCACGGGGCGACCTCCCTGCCGGAAAGACCAACCGAGTTCTTGTGAAGACGAGCATGGACCTTGAAACCGCATACGACCTGGGTCTCGGGAGCGCCGGGGTCATCGTCGTAGACGACCTCCTTGTTCGAGCGACGAAGCTCGATACGCAACGAGCATGCGTGCTTCCACCCCTCGCCACCAGGAGTGATGTAGCGCCTGAAGCCCTCCATGTCGGCGCGAACCTGCTGGAGTCCGATGGTAAGGCAGGTGAACTTGTTCGACATGTTCTGGGCATACTTGGCGAACGCCGTCACACCCACCGCGTTGCCGCCGACCGACGCCTTCTCCGCCTCCTTGTCGAACGTCTTGACGGTCGGGGCACCGCCGATGGAGTCAATGACCGCGACGGCGAACGTTCCGGTGCGAAGCGCGTCAACATACATCGTCGTCGCGTTCTCGATGGTGTCGGGCCACGTCACGAGCAACTTGCGCTCAAGCCATCTGTGGTCGATGAAGTTCGCGGCCCAATGCTGGTCGAATCTGCCCTCGATATCGCAGTAAAGCGCGTTCCTCATGACGTCGTCGATGGCGTGGTCGATCTCCGAATCGGACAGTTCAACCTCATCAAGCAGCATGTTGGTCGAGTCGTCGTCGAATACATGGAGGTCGTCCGACTGCCTGTCCCAAGCCGCCTTGAACCGCTCCATGTCGTCGGCTGACGCCGCGCCCGTCTTCACGGACTTCTCAAGGCGGACGTACATCTTGGCGCGCTCGAACTCCAAGTCGAGGACGTTGGAGATGATGTTCATGGCGAGTGTGGATTTTCCGCATCCGGGCTTGCCGCCGATCTCGACGACGATGTTGCGCGGTATTCCGAATCCGCGCTTGGAGCTGACCATGTAATCGATGGCGAGTGAGCCGGAGCTGACGACACCCTTGTCCACCATGTCGCTCGGCGTCATCACCGACAGATCGCCGTACCTGCCCTGCAATTTGGCCTTTATCTTGTCAAGAGCCGTAGCCAAGGCGTTTCTCCTTCCGAAAGCTGATGGCGAATGGGGCCGGCCACCACCATGACCGGCCCGTTTATCTACATGAATGAGAACCTAGCCCACGATTCCGTTCATGAATCGTGACGACGTCCGCGACGGTACGACTTGGCGAACATCGCATCCATGTCGACGTCGTCATCGTCGTCGTCATCGTCGTCAGGATCGACGTCCTCGTCATCGACGTCCTCATCCTCGTCATCACGATCCGACGAACGGCGGCTCTTGGACGGGCCGTCGGAGTCAAGCCCGAACGCGGACTTGAGACGATCCTCCGAGATGTAGGCGTCGATGTAGTCGTCGACGCTCATGGACATCTCGATGGAGGCCATCACCTCCTGGGTGAGCTCGTCATCCTCCTCATCGAAGTCGATGGGGGAATCGCTCAGACGCTGGGCCGAGTACGAGGTCTGAAGCCCCTCGCCGGTCCTTGCGATGAGGAAGATGCAGTCGTTCACGGAACCGGTCTCGGTCATGATGAGCGCGAGGCCGTCGTCGACGGACTTGTTGGTGTCGAGAATGCCCACCTTCGGCATGTCGGTGAACGTGTAGCGATCCTCGTCGATCTTCGGCGAGAGGTCGGGATACTTCTTGGCGATCCGCTTGCCGGTCTCCGGCGTGACGACGATGTCCTCACGAATCGGCGTGTACTTCTTGCCGGACTTCTCGAACTGGATGGCCAGTCCGACCATGCGCTTGCGGGGCTTGCCGTCCTTGTTGTACTGGTCGACGGCAAGGCCGTTGTCGCAGATGTAGCAGGGGCGGTCGATGAGCGACTGGCAGACGAACGACATCTTGTGGGTGTTGCCGTCGCCGCCCTTCACCTCAACGAAGTTGTGCATCGGAACGGCGAGAAGCCCTTCGGAAAGGAGCTGGATGTAAATCTTCGGCTCCTTCTTGGTGTTGGTGATGAACTTGAGCGTCTTGTCGGAGACGCCGGAGAACTTGGTGCGCTCGTCATAGCGCTTGGCCGCGTCCGCGTACTTGCTTGATGTTGCCATCTCATATACCTTTCAGTGTTCGTCATAGGCAATTCGTGCATCGTCCCGCCGAATACATGCGGGACATCGCCTTTCGTGCCTACGGTTCCGTTATCGGAACCGTCACTATGATTAAACACCATCCCGTGGACAGAAACGCCGTCAACATTGACATTGGCGCGCCACCGAGCGTCCGACCGGACTCGAACCGGCTCCGTCTGCGTGGAAGGCAGAAGTGCTGACCATTGACACCACGGACGCATGAGCCCGCCGTCGGGATCGAACCGACGACCTGCCGCTTACAAGGCGGCCGCTCTGGCCATCTGAGCTAGGCGGGCCAACCGGACGATGTCAGAACCCATGACCGAAAGGAGGAAGCACACCACGTCCGGCGTCGCGCCGACCATCCGTGGCCATGACGAGAAGACCACGGACGTCGGCATCGTGGAGCATGCCGGACTCGAACCGGCGACCCTCTGCTTGCAAAGCAGATGCGCTACCAACTGCGCCAATACCCCGTCGCCCAAGCACGGAGGCGGAAAAGAGGTGAGAAAACACCTCCGTGCCCGAGCACATGCGGCGCTCCGCGTCCACACAACCCGATCCGTCGCATGGACGCGGCGTGAGCTTTTATCTGTGCCTCCGCACTGTTCATGTGCGCGCGCCGCTATGCACGCACCCGCTCCCGCGAATTACCGTTCCGGAGCGGACTCGACCACGGTAATGGCCGCCTGAACCGCATCCGACGACTCGCCTCGCTCATCGTCGGACTAGCGCGGAACAGACACCGAGCCTGCCGTTCCAGACCGGGAATCGAACCCGGTGACGCGCACCAAGCGCATCGTCCTCCAGACCGTGGATTGAGCCATGAGGCTCGTGTGAGGAAAACAGCGAAAACCTCACACGACCCTCATGCAGTCTAGATAGGTAGTCCGGCTGTAAAACCGAGCATGTATTCAGTGTACATCGGTCTGCGGAAAACGCAAAATCCGCGTGTCAGAAATCCAAGGACAGCTCCTCAGTGTACCTCCACAAGTACGGATATCCAGTCGGCTCCTCGTCACGACCATGCGCCTCAAGCCACAGGTTTCTGTCGAACTGCTGCTCCTCGGCCCTCTTGGCCACCAGCTCGGACAGCGAGTCGATGTGGGCGTCAGACACGTTCTCGTTGTCGCGGACGAGCAGTCCGATCTGGGCATCGGCGATCTCCGCGATGCACTTCGCATCCCTCTTGGCCGACCCGTTCGGACGAATGTCGGTGCCATACAGCTTGCAGAGCGACGGGAGCGAGCGCGACCTTCCACGGGCGTTCGGATTGAGCATGACATCCATGACCATCGTGTCAAGGGGAACGACGTTCGACATGGCGTCAAGCAGGTCGGAACCCACATCTTCGCGTATCATATTGCACATCAGCATCGTGAAGACGAACTTCGCATTGTGGGCGACGATATGGGACTCCGGGTCGGAGATGATTGACGCGACCACCTCAAGGGCCGATTTTCTTGTGTCGTATTTCTTATGGTCTGCCAGAAAGTCCTTGGTCAGATGATGTCTCTCAAGCGCTTCAGGAGCGCTGTCCACATCGGACTGGATGTAGATGTCGGCGGTTCCGATATCGCCGTGGATGGCGACCTCGATGATGTCGTCGTGCATGTAGTCGAGTCCGGTGGTCTCGATGTCCAGTGTCATTACGTTCATGGTTCCTATGATACGTTGACTCCAGGACTCCGGCACTCATAGTCCGCAATACCCGACGCGCCTTCCGCCGATGTCCGAGAACGGCCTGAACCTGCCCATACGCTTCATGGCGTCGGCGTGCCGTTCACGGAACGTGTCGTTGATGATGGTCATGGCGTATCCGCGACCGGGGACGTTGGACACATAGAGGTCGTATGTGCATGCGGTTCTCATGAAGAGACGGTTATGCCACCCGTTGCCGGAGAACGATATGTCATGCACATGCTGCGTCGTGGCGTTCTCGATATGCGCCGCCGTATGTGCCAAGGAGGCGCACTTGCCGTCGATGTCAAGCCTCATCCACATATCAGGGAACACGATGGCCCCATAGCGAACCGACGTCGACTCGTCGAGAATCCTGTCCTCGTAGTACAGCGGCATATACGAACCGGATCGGTCGATGACGCCCCTCGTCCTTCCACGGACGTTGACGTCACCGAACAGCGGGACGACGACCGGCAACGGATGCTCGGAGCGGAACTCGTTCCACATCATCATCACGCCGGACACAAGGTCGTCGAAGTTCGTACCCTGATCCACTCCGGATATCGTATACGCGAAGTGATACCTTCGATGCACCGAGAGCTTCTGGATATCGTCGAAGATGAGACCGCAGACATCGCAGACGTGTTCGTCGCCGTTCCACCGATACCATCTGACACCAAGCGGCAGTCCATAGGACTCAAGGACATCGACCGGCCGCTTGCCACCTTCGTCAGATGAACTCATTCGACATCACCATCTCGGCAAAGGACTCCATGCCCCACGACTCCAAGAATTCCACAAGCTCGGAGTTGCGCTTCGACGCATCGAGCCGTTTGACCCTGTTCTGCTCAAGGGGGACCGGTTCGCTCGGAACGTCGCCGGTCAGCTTCACGAGGCTGTAGTTCCTCAGGATGGTGGATGCATGGGGCTTCAGTTTCGGGTCCTCCTCGACCGCAGTCCACAGGTCGCCATGCTCGGACACCGTCTTGAGCGACTTCTTCCATCCATACCCCTTGATTCCGATGACGTGATCTCCGGGGTCACCCATGATGGCGGCGACCTCGGCCCACCGCTCGGGTGGCCACCCAAGACGCTCCTCGGCCTTGCCGTAGGTTATGACGTCCTCGCCGTCGCCATGTCCCCTCGGGCGGAGGAACGTGACGTTGTCGCCCACAAGCTGCTGCCAGTCGTGGTCCGCCGACAACAGAAGAACGCTGTAGTCGCCGCCAGCATACTCCTTGGCTATCTTCGCGGCCAGATCGTCGGCTTCCACGTTCCTCTCGACATACGGCTTTCCGCCGATCAGACGGACGAACTCCCTGCATGCATCCATCTGGGCGATGAGCTCGTCCGGCTTCGCCCCACGGTCGCACTTGTAGCTCGCGTCGATTGACGTGCGATACGACGACCTTCCGTAGTCGAAGAGCGGGATGAGGTACTTCGGACGGTACTTCTCAAGGAACCTCCTGTATGACGAGATGTATCCGTACAACGCGCCGGATGGACGGCCATCCTCGGTCGAAAGCTGCGAGAATGCGTTCCACGACCTCATGATGACATAGTTGCCGTCGAACGCCAACACCCTGGCCTTGGTCATTTCACAACCCCCTTGTCCTCAAGGGACATGTTCCTGACGCTCATGGCTATGAGCGACATCTTGCCGTTGTAGTCGTCCGTCCTTTTGCATCTCACCGACACGAGGTCGTGAGACTGCAACAGGTCCTTCATATCGCTCCACTTGGACGGGAAAACGGTCACCTCCACATCGTCATGGGACACCAAGCGTATCTTCACCCACGCCATCTCACCGGTCTTCGCCTGGTGCCTGCGAATCTCGGTGATCTCACCGGCGACGCTCACGAATCCACCGACACCGGTCTGCATGACATCCGGAAGGCTCTGCGGGCCGAGCGACTCAAGCATCTCACGGTTGTCGAGGACGGGGTCATACGACAACGACACGCCGATCAGGCGTTCCTCGATTCTTCCACGGACCCTTGCGGACTTCCATGTGTTGCGCTTCGGCGGTTCCTCCTTGCGCATGGTCTTCCAGATGCACATGAGCTCGAACCGGTCTCGCGGATCGACGCCGTCGAACGCACCGATGGAGATGAGCGAGGTCATGACATCCTTCTTCCGCCCACCACGACCGGACGTGCGCTCAAGGTAGTCGTCGAACGACGAGTATGGCGCTCCCGCGAATATCTCCTTGACCGCAGCGGGTCCTATCCCCTTGATGGAGTGGATGGGCATGTAGATGACGCCGTCCCTCAGCTCGTATCGCGAACCGGAAAGATTGACGTTCGGCGGTGCCACCCTGATTCCATGAGCCCTGGCCCACGAGATGAATCTGGTGTCCGACGGGTCGGTGTTCAGCGACGCCGTGATGAACTCGGCGGGGAAGTTGACCTTGTAGAGTTCCTCAATCGCCGTGATCTGTCCGTAGGATGTCGCGTGGGACTTGTTGAAGCTGTACTCGGCGGTTCTGGAAAGACCCCTCCAGATGTCGTCGAAGCACTCCTCGACGTTGCGGTATTTGTCCGGGGTGAGTCTCACGAACTCCCGGCTTGACAGGCACGAATCGCGGAGCAGGTTCCTCATCTCCTCGACCTTGTCGAGCTTCTTCTTGGAGAAGATTTTGCGGACGTTGTCTGCCTCACCCATCGTCATGCCGCACATGCGCTGATAGATGCTCATGATCTGCTCCTGATAGAGGATGAACCCGTCGGTCTCCTCCAGGATGTCGTCGATGAGCGGGTGATAGTGGTTCACCGGCTCCTGACCCAGCCTCACCTTGTAGAACTCGTCGATGAGGCCGGAACGCACGAGTCCTGGGCGGTCGGCTGCGGACAGCATGCCGGCGTCGCGGAGCGAATTGATGCGCGCGTTCATGGCCGTGGTCGTACCGAGCTTGGTGTCCATCTGGAAGATGCCAAGCGTGTCGCCGCCCCATGTCGGACCCCACAGGGCCTTGCCACGAAGCAACCTCTCGTCGCGCATCTCACGATACGCCTCCTGCACGTCAAGCTCGCCGTCGTGCGTGAGCCTGTACACGTCGGTGATGGTATCCAGCGAGCTGAGCTTCAGGATGTCGAACTTGATGAATCCGCAACGGACTATCGAGTCGTAGTCCCACTGCGACGTGTAAAGGTCCTCGCCCTTCTTGATGCGAAGCGGGACGCGACCCATAAGGGACGCCTTCGAGATGACGTAGCCCGATGCGTGGATTCCCTCGGAACGGTAGCGACCGCACCACTGCCAGACGCGCTCCCAGAAATCCCTGCCGAGGTCCATGAGGTCGGCGCTCAATGCGATGCACTGCCACAGTTCATCGAACGTGTGTGACAGGGTGGAGTCGTTCATCGGCCAGCCGGACGCCTCAAGCTCCCTGACGTATCCCATGGCCTCCTGCGGCGATATGCCGTCGACCCTTGCGATGTCCTTGATCGCCGACGCCAGCTTGAGCTCCTGGAACGTCCCGATGTGGCAGAAGTTCTCCTCGCCGTAACGCTTCTTCAAGTAGGCGTTGAGCAACGGGATGACCTCGGCGGTGAAGTCAAGGTCGATGTCGGGGCAGTCATGGAAATCGAACCACGTATGATCGACAACACCGTCTTTGGTCTCAAGTCCGGCCTCGTCGAGAAGATGCCATGACTCCTCGCTCGTGCCGTCCGAAAGCTCAACCATGTCTGACGGGTCATACGATTTCTCCGTGCCGTCGTCGAACGCGACATGCACCGTGCTGATGACACGTCCGGCAGTCAGGAACCTCTCGAAGATCAGTCCGAACTTGATCGGGTCGAGGTTGGTGATGTGCATGAGATAGCAGACAAGACTTCCACCAGCCGAATTGTGTACCGTGACGCGGCCGACCGTGTAGTTGTGCACCCCCTCGACATGGAGATCGTAGACCTTGCCCGTGTACTTGAAGTGGCGAACCGACGTGACGGTGGTCGGAATGTGCTGCCAGTCGTTGGCCACCTCAAGCTCGTGTCTTCCCCAGATTTCATACTCGGCACCGATTGCGTCGCAGTATGCACGGGCCGCGTCGGCCTTCGCCAGAGTCACCGGGTCGTTACGACGCCAATCGGCCTTCACCTCGATTATCTTCCTCGTTCCATCCGAATAACGGACGTCGAAGTCGGGATTGTACCGTCGCGCATACCCATATCTGATGTAGAGAAGGTGGTCCCCGTCATCGGACTTGCACCTGTCGTAGCTCACGACGTTAGAGTCGGTCTCGAAGATGTGGATTGCCTTCAACTCGTATGACGACGCAAAGAAAATGTTCCTCCCCATCTTCTGCGAGTAGAAGATGCCTGTCTTGTACCCATTGGACAGGGACATCCTCATATACTGCTCCTCGCCAAGCATCGACAATCCCTTTGATGTCGCCTCAGCGGTGAGCATACGGTTGACTGGGTTCTTGTAGCGCTCAACCGTCTTTTTGGCCACAGCGTCCTTGACGTCTGGATGGGTCTCCCAGAACCTCTTCACCGATTCCGAGTTCTTGAGACGCGACTCCGGAGATGCAGCGGCGATGGCACCGAGCTTCGATGTGATGGGTTTGTAGTAGTCACTGTTCCTCTTGTTGCGGCAGTGTGCGCAGATGAACACTCCTCTATCACGGACAACCGAAGAAGTCGTCATGTCGCTCTTCCACTTGATGAACGGGAGCTTCTGGCGGTGTCCGCAATCGGCACACACCACGTCAACAGTCTCCTTCGGACGGTACGACCCCTCAAGCACGTCGCCTTCATGCAGCTCGTCGGCGCGAACGAATCCATCGTCCTGACGGAATATGCAGTGATCCGCGGTGCACCTGATGACGTGACCGTTGCTGAGCGTGAGCTCAACGCAGTCCTCGTCATGCACATCGTACTCGTACTTCTCAAGAACCTCGTGGAACGTGCAATCGTGCGTCAGCACCTTCTGCCCGACCTTGATGTCCTCGATGCGCTTCAGCGGCTCGTCGAACTCGTAACCTGTATCCGGCCAAAGGTTGCGATGGGGAAATCCGCGCTTAAACGTTGACACGAGATTGCCGGGGAGGAAACATCCGCGTCCTGGCCCTAATAAAGATGCGTGCTTGCCCTCGATGCCATACGTCTCGCCATCGGGGTCCTCGGCGCGGACGAAGTTCGAGTAGTCGGCGACGGTGTTGAAATAGCCTGTCAGGTCGCACTTCTTGACCAGCTCGACCTCGCGGTTGAGCCTATCCATGTACTCGCCGGCCTTCTTCTTCGGAACAAGCTCCTTGAAGCCGTCGGCGATGGTCCTGTCAAACAGCTCCTCGTCCTCCTCCCTCGTGTCGAGGAACCTCGGAGGATTGAGCGAGCGGTTGATGTGGGCGTTGCACGCATCGGCTATTCTGGACGTGTTCTCGATGGATTCCTCTATCGCGTCCTCCGGGAGACCATGCCTCCCGAGCCAGTAGCGCACCTCGTCGTCGTTCATCACCCACGCGGCGGTCTCGCCTCTTCCGTCGGTCTTGTCGTCGTTGTAATCCTCACCCTTCTTCGTGGTGGTGGACCATTCGAGCTCGTGCCATTCATAGTCCTCACGATGGCCGTAATGGGCGTCGTTGACCGCTATGGTCATGAGCCCGAGGTCCCTGGCAAGCTGGAGCTTCAGATGGTTGGCCGCCCGCATCTGGCGGTTCAGCTCAAGAGACTTCTCGTCATCTCCTGGATTGGTGAACTGCCATGTATGCAGCTCTATGAGGACATGGTCGCGTCCGAAGATGTCGACCAGCGATTCGATCCAGTCATATGCCTTGTCGATGGCGGTCTGGCGCGACCTGTCATCGTTCGCCCCAATCGCATCGACGGCGGCTCTTGCGACCTGGGACAGAAGGCATCCGTCCGACACGAAAAGACCATCGTGATGATCCCGCATCATCGGGAGGTCTATTCTGGGCTTACGGTAGAAGCCCCTCTCATACGAGAGCGTGGACAGCGTGAACAGGTTCTCAAGACCCCTGTCGTTCTCAGCCCACATGCATCCGTGATTGAAATCCTTCGGCCTCTGCTTCTCGAACATCGGCTCGCCGGTCTTCTTATCGACCTTGGGTCTGCCGGCCGAATCAAGAATCGGGCGGTTCGTCATGATGTTGGTGACATCGTCGGTCAGATACGCCTCTATGCCGAGAACCGGCTTGACATCACCGAGCCTGCGAAGCTCATAGTCGAACTCCTCAAGACCGGACACGACACCGTGGTCGGTCAGCCCGCCGGCCCTGTATCCGTTCTCCGTCAGATACCTCGCGTATTCCGGAACGGTTTGGTATCCGTCCAGCAGCGAGTAATGGCTATGGCAGTGGAGTGGAACATACCTGTTGGTCATACTGTCCGTCGTCCTTTCAGCCTATCGAGTTCACGGCCTCGCGCTTGCTCTCGATGTCCCTCAGTCTGGACTCATCATACCTCGAATCCGTGGACAGGATGTAGTAGAAGCACGGGCGTGTCTGACCTATCCTCCTCGTCCTGCGCTCGGCCTGGAGCTGCTGGTCGGCGTTGAACGGCATGGTGAATATCGAGCGGTTGCACTTCTGAAGGTTGATTCCCGTGGCACCTGCCACTATCTGGATGATGGTGACCGAATTATCATACTTCTCATAGGCGGACAGGTCCTTGACGGAACCTGACACCTCGGACACCGGACGCCCGAGCGACGACAGCATGGACCGCAGCGCGTCCCTCTCGCCGTTGTACTGATAGAAGACGCACCACCTGTCGTCGGAGCTTGATATGGCCTCACGCACGTAGTCCATCTTCTCCTGATTGTGCGCGAGGTCGTTCTCCCTCTTCACGGCCACAAGATCGCCCTGCGATGGGGCGACACCGGACCTAGAATCCGCCATGATGCGGTCGGACGCCGACCTCGCCTCGTCGGTCGATCCAAGCGTGACGACGAACCTGTTCTCCTCGGGAAGGTCGACGCAATCCTCGGTGCGCAGGAACACGGCACCGCGTTCGGCGGTCTCCATGATGAGTTCCGGGATGTTCTTGTAGTCGACGATTCTCCAGTCGTCGACAATCCGCATGTGCCGTCCGTACCCGACGCGCTTCTGTTGCTTGACCTTGATGCAGAACCTGTCCTCGTAATCCATGCGCGACCCCTCGTAGCCCTGCATGACCGCGCACGGATAGAACTTCTCGAACCTGCCGCCGAAGAATGATCCGGTGAGCATCTGGAGGTTCCTGCACTGCGAGGCGAGTTCCATGCACTTCCTGGTGCGCTTGGCCTCCTCGTTTCCGAGGCAGCCGACCTCCTCAAGGGTCAGGTTGAACCGCCCCGGCTTGAACTGCGACAGGAACTTCTCGGCGCTCTTGCGGAAGATCATGTCGTAGTTGATGATGTGAATCCTGTCCTGCATCCAAGGGCAGAACTTGTCTATCTCGCTCCTCCACTGGGCCATGAGCGACTTTCCGCAGATGATGAGGTTGGGGAGACCGTCATCGAACAGGACCATGCGGGCGAGCGACATCGGTGTCTTGCCGGTTCCCATGTCGGCGAACATGGCGACCCGTGGCTTGCCCTCAAGCGTCTTGATGACGTCCTTCTGGTGGGCCATGAGGGGAAGCCGCAGAACGTCGTCGTATTCGCCGTCGTCGGCGTGCAGCATCGGAATCTTCAGCCTGCCGATGAGTTCGCGGACGTCCTCCACCACGGCGTCACGGTCTATCGAACGGGATGGGTCTATCGACGACTTGGGGACCCATGACGTGGACGAGCCGTCGCTGAGAAGAACCGCCCTCTCGGTCTCGCGGACAAGCGAGAGCGCACCTGACGTCGCCTCGAACATCGAACGGTACTTCGACGACAGGCTGGCGACGTCAACCGAATCATACATCCCGGTGGGCTTTATCGTCTTCGGCCCGCGATGCGTGGACCGCGAGCTGCCCGACATCCCCGAATACTTGGATTTCTTCGCGACGAATCCCATGTCCGACCACCATTTCCGAATACGAATGTCCGACCAGAGGCATTGGCCGACCGGTCGGAACCACTATACGCATAACAGAACCAACGACGCACATCGTCGGCGTGTCGCCGTCAGAGAAGCTTCTTCGCGTCGGGTTCGTCGTCCCATTCGTTCCCGTTGCGGAGACGGCCCACCCTGCCGTCCGCAAGGCCGTGACGAACCTCGTATCCGCGCTTCTCCTCGTCGATCTCGGCGACCTTCGACGTGCGGGCAACGATATCCACCTTGGGATGCCACTCGATTCTGGTGTCGCCCATGCCGTCGTACATGTCGAAGTTGTCGGGGTCGGTCAGGTCGGTGGACACGACGGCCACGAACCCGGCCTCCGATATGCGCTGGACGAGCCTTGACGCGAACCCCCTGACGGCCTTCATGAGGGAGTCCACGTCGTCGACCGCCGAGAACTCCTCATGGCACTGCAAGCTGCCCCTCTCGTCGAGGATGCACCTGTAGATGGCCTCCTCCTCGGACGGGAGGACGTCCACGCCGTCATGCGTCGGTCTCGGCTGGTTCTGGTCGCCGAACGGCAGAATGAGTCCGCTTTCCGTTGTCGTCTGCGTCATCACGCACCCTTTCTTTCGGATTCCTTTATGAGATTGAGTCCGGAGTTGAGGTCGCCGTCGGTCTCGATGATGGTCACCCCGAGCGACTTGGCGGCGTCGCGCTTCGATCCCCCGCCCTTCCCGGCGAACAGGAACCTCGTGGATGGGGAAACCCTGTCGGATATGGAGAACCCGTTGGCCGTCAGCTCATCCTCGACGTCGCGTCTCGTCAGCCCGTCGAACCTGCCGGTCACGACGACCTTCGCCCCTGATTCGGTCGTTCTGGTCGCGCCCGGATACTCTCCGAACGTCCTGCGGAACTCGTTGAGCTGCTCCACGATGTCGGAATGCGCGTCGGCGAACGATTTTGAGGCCACCTCGCCCATGCCCGATATGGCGTAGGCGAACTCGTATGGGGAGCCGAGCCTCGTGATGTACTCGGCCGCCGAGCAGTTGCTCTCGTCCGCGAGGAACGACGCCTTGTCGACGATCTTGTCCACGGTCTTCGGACCCAGATGGTCTATCGCCATCGCCGTGATGAAGTCCTGCAACGAACACCTGGATATCTCGGACAGCGCGCCCCTCACCTTGGCCTTGCGCTTCTCGGCGTATCCGGGGATGGAGAACGAGTCGTCCATCACCGTGGCGTACAGCTCGCAGAGCGTCGTGACCCCGTAGGCGTTCACCACATCGTTGACGAAGGCGTCCGACACGCCCTTGCCGGCCAGCGTGTTCACCTGCGACAGCAGCCGATCCATCCAGCGGGTGTCCACCTTGACGAACAGGTTCGCGCCATCGACGTATGTCCGCTCGCCGTTCCACCAAGACGGTGCATGAATGGCAGCGCCGCCCCCACCGGCGTTCGACTCGACGTATGGGATGACCTGATTGGCCCTGCGAACCGATATGACGTCGCCGACGTGGAGATTAAGCTCCTCGAACCTGCGATACGAACCGAGGGACGCACGGGACACCTCGGCGTCGATGAACACCGGGGAGAAGACGGCTATCGGAGTGAGCTTGCCGGTCCTTCCGCGCTGCCACACGACGTCCACCAGCTTGGTCTCATACGTCCTGTCCGAGAACTTGTATGCGACCGCCGACGTCTGTCTCGTGCAGGAACCGTCCTCATAGTCCTTGACGACGACGCCATCCACCGGCACATCGGCGTGCTCGAACGCATCGGTTGCCGACTCCATGTCGCCGAAGACCGGAGGGGTGCCGGCATCGAAGGCCGCTCCGACCATGGACACGGTCCCGTCGGCGTCGCTGACGACGTCGTATGGGACGAACGTGAGGAACCTCGCAAGCGACAGGTCGTCCCGGTTGGCTATCCCGGCCGCCGCGTTCCTCTGGTTGGAGTAGGTGTCGGAGAGCGCCGGCCAGTCGTCGTTGGACACGAGCAGCTCTCCGCGCACCGAGCATTCATGGTAGACGGAGAGGTCCGGGTCTATGATCCCGTAGGACATCAGGCACCGTGCGAGCTCGGTCCTGTTCTCGCCGTAGGTGTAGTCGCCACGGGTGCATGCGTAGTCCATGACGCCGTTCGCATCGAAGTGGACCTCGATGGAGCATCCGTCGTACTTGAGCTCGAACACCCTGTACCCCGTGGCATCGGGGAGCTCGGACATGTCGTGAATCTTGTCGAGCGTGCCCATCGGCCACTTGTGCCTGATCTTGTCCACCAGCGTCACCGACGAACGCTTCAGTTCCTCAAGGTCGAAGCCGGATATCCCGGATTCGGCCACAAGCTCCTCATACGATTCGTCATCCATCCAGTCCGGCGATTCCTGGTCGCCGGCGTAGTACGCGCGTATCGCCTTCGACAGGCGTTCCCTGCAATCCTGATCCATATGGCCAATCATACTACCGGGTCAGGTCAGACTTGGCGGATGATGTCGAGGCGTCGTGCCGTTCGCACAGCGAGAACGCATCACCATATGATTCGGTCCTGCCGATGACGTTGGTGATGCCGTTCTCGATGACGGTGACGACGATGGTCTCCGAATCAAGCGTCTCCGGGAAGACGTCGTAGATCGCCCCCGACCTGCTGTCGTCGGCGAGCCAACATCGTTGGTAGTAGTTCCTGAAATTCACCGCCACTCCACTTTCTTGACCTCGAACCGCGGACACATCGGACGATACGGTTCGGTGGTGATTCCGGTCAGCCCGCACGTCCCTTGAATCTATATGCGACCATCCAAGCCATGCCCTTCCACGCAGACGAACGATATTTTATCATATCGGGAGTTCATAGACCTTGCTGCCGCAATCATATATCCCAAGATACCCCTCGTTCATCATGATGCCGTGGTTGTCAAGGCCACATTCCTCGCGGGGGCCATAATGCGTTCCAAGTATCCTGTCGGCTCCGACGCGAAGGAGGGAGCTGTCTCGCACGGCCCTGGTTCCGTTCCACCAGATGAGCGACGGGCCGGTATATCTGAGGAACGACCAGCCGAGGGCCTCGTCCATACCGCCGTTCGACCTCGAATAGTCCGTATAGGTGACGACCGACTTCGGCGAGTGTTCGTCGACGAAAGCCTTCTGCATTCTGCCAGCGCCGCCATAGACATGCCATCCATCGGCCGAGCAATAACGAAGCCACTCCCACTGATGCGACCTGTCGAACCTGCTCTTCCCATAGCTCGACATTGCGACTATCTCATCGCCGTTCACAACCAGCGCGTAATTCACCTTCAGCCCGGAATGAAGACCACCCTGAATGTGGTTGGCCTCGTAGAACCTGTTGGCCGTCTTGGCATCGACTACGACGAGATCACACTTTCTGGCGCTGATCCGATGCTCGTCGCTATGCAGCTTCGACCCGATAAATGACAGCATCTTGCCACGCGGTATCCAATCCCACACATGGATGACCTCGTAGCCGTTGGCTTCGGCGTCGCGCGAGCGACGATAGTGATAGTCGCGGTCACACCCGCCGTCTCCGCTGGCAGACAGCGAGTAGTGTGTGCTTGACGGGTTTATCTCGATACCTATGTTCCCGTTGGCTACGATGTCGCATTTCCGCCTGTTATCGCCGTAGATGTGGGTCTCGGTGGTGATCGATTCGGTCATCGGTCGAATGTCCTCGGTCCACCTGTACTGCGGATACGACACCTCGTGTTCGACACGGTCGTATAAACCGAACCGCCCGATTCTTGCACGCATCATATAGTATGGAACGCCAGCGGCATCAGCAAGACCGGCTATCGTTGGATGGTCAACCGTATCAATCGGATTCGACAGACCATCCTTTGAGTTGACGACCTTGGGGTTGGCACCATACGAAAGAACCACATCGTCCATTCGAGTCTTTGCGGAGACAGCTCTGGATTTTGCGGATAGGTCGTGGCACCTCTCCTGAAACGAATCGAGCTTGAAAGGAGAATCGACCCCATACCGCTCCAGAAAGACCCTCTTCGCCGCGTCGACGTTACGGCAATAGTGGCACAGCCCATCCTTGATTAGGTCAACAGGACCACCGCGTCCACAACGTTCGCACACACCCTGAGGTCTCGCGTCCCGATTCATTTTGGTCTGACATGACTGGCATCGCTGACCGACATGCGAACCGACGAACTGCCGTCCACAATCGGGGCAGACGCAATCCATCGAATTGTTGCGTCTCTTGCATCTGACGCAGACGGTCGACTCGCCAGCCGACATGTCGACATGCATCTCACATCCGCATTGCGGACATGTCCTTGCGACCAACCGCTCTTTCTTGTAGCACGATGTGCATCGCTCAAGACCGATGAGCCTGTGCGTGAATCGGCCGCATCGTGGACATGTCGTGCCGTTCTCCGCTATTTCATGACGTCTGAGCGCCTCTGCATTGTCTGCAACGAAGCCGCACTTCCTGCATGTTCTGTGCTCGCTCTTCCTGTGGTTGAGCATATCACGCCGAGACTGGAACGACTCATCGCACTCGTCGCATTGGTAGATCCGCTTCGGCTTCGGATTCCTCATGGCATCGCCCAGCATCGAACCATGAACCGTCAGGCCATCGGTCTTTATTCCGTAGCGATCCATAGCACGCCTCAGATACTTCGGGTCTACACCAATTCCCTCGGCGGCCCCGGACACGCTTTTGGCCCCAGAAAGGGCCGACCTCACCTTTTCGGCATCAAGCAACAGCGCTATCTGCTCCTCGTTCAGTCCGTCGCCACGCATGGAGTCGGCCATCTTGCGATTCCATGTATCCCTCTTCTTGGCCCGCGCCTTTTCGGTGTTGCACTGAGCGTTCGTCTGATGGACACCCTTCTTGCGACCGACCCTCTCGCCAAAGCCCTTGTCGTGGAACCTACGATGCATCTTCATACCGTGGACCGATGAGAACGTCCTGCCACAGATGTCACAGGTCGATTCAATCTGCCGACGATCCGTACACGACAACGAATGGTTCATGTGGTAGGTGTAGGCGCTCTTCGTCGAGAAGACACGCCCACACTTCTCACACTTGTGCTCTCCGCCATGAACCGAATCAACATGGACGGCCAGCGCGAATCCGTTGTCGAAAGTCTCACCACATGTCCTGCATCTACTCATACCCTCATTATACACCTATGAGGGTACAAGTAAACCACCATTGTCAGTTGTTCGGGTCTGCCACAACGATGTCGGGGGCGATGTGCATGTTCTGGATCCACCCTCTCTGAACCGCCTGGATCATCCTGTTGGAGATGAATCCAGACCCCCTTCCGTAGATGCCCCCTCCGACGAGTGTGGAGGATGCAGTGAGGTTCAAGGTCTGTCTTCTGTAGCTTTCCTCAAGAGCCTTCGCGTCGGACTGGAGGTCCCCTAACACCCCCCTCCAACGGTCGTAGTAGCCCCGCCTATCCGCGTAGGCCACCCCGGTGTTCCCGTTGATGTCCGGCGTTTCTAGGTATCCCCAAACCAGCTTGCGGATGACCTCGATGAGGGTCTCGACCATCAGGAGGTTGTACCATATCTCGGGGAACGACCGCCCCTCGGCGTCCTGACCGAGCTGGTAGTTCGTGGGCTGGATGGCGGTCATGTTGATGCGCTGGAGGGCGATGTACATGCACTCGGCGATGTCCTCAAGCGAATACGAGGTCTGCACGTCCTCGGCGAGGTTCGGCATCCCCTGACCGTAATGGTTGTCCCTGAGCAGGGAGAACCTGCCGAGAATGGAATCGCACAGCAGACGCTCGGAGTCGGAGAGCGAACAGTACGTGGGCATGAAGTCCTCGGCCCTGTACCAGAGGGTCGCCTTCCTTCCGGACCTGCCGGTCGTCCCGTTGTTCCAATGCCACTCGACCTCGATGGTGCACGGGTCGTCCAGCCACTCCGCGCGGATGAGATAGCGGGCGTCGGAGTCCGAATCCCATACGATGTCGTCATCATGGGTGGCGAGGCTCTCCCTATGGTTCTCCATCGAGTCGTCGGTGATGGTTCTCCATACGTGGACGTACACCGAGTCCTTGTCCGGCCTCACCTCACGGCGCTGGAACTGCCTGAAGCTGATGCCGCTCCAGTTGTCCGTGCTCAGGGAGATGAAGTCGTACCGTCTCGCACGGGCTATGTGCTTGTAGCTCTTGTCCGGATAGACCTCGGTCTGCGTGGTGTCGACCAGCGGTGTTGATTCATCCGCCATATTCATGCTCTCCTGTCCCACATCGCGTATGCGGCGTCGTATGCCGCAACGGCGTCCCTCATGACCGGCCCGGACACCATCGCCGTGCATCCGGCGCACCTCACGTCGAATGCATGCACCCCATCGGCCCCGCACGGATGGTTCACCGGACGTTCCGAGGCGAACGTCGCCGGGCTGTCGCAGAACGGGCATGCCTTGTGTGTATTGTCCATGCATCACCTCACATCGCGTCGATGTTCAACGGGCTTCTGGGTTCGGCGTCGTCCTCGTCGGCATCCCCTCCGGACAGCCGCTCCCTCGCCTCGATGATCGGGTCGGTCTCCATGCCGACCTTCTTCTGGAGGTCCTGCTCGTCCTTCAGGGACCGTATCTCCTCGGCAACCTGGATGCCGGACTCGGCGGAGTCGGCGAGCGTCTGCCACGAGATGGGCACGCCCTTGTCGGCGAGCTTGATGAGGACGTCCATCTGGTCGTTGGCGTTCCTCATGACGCCGTGGTCGAAGTCCAGGAAGGCCGTCTCGTACACGGGCTTCCCATCCTCGGTCAGGACGCGCACCCGCTCACCGTCGTCGTTGGGGCGGTACGCCACGATGCCCAGCCTGTGTATCACGGTGTCGATGCGCTTCTGGAAGGCGTGGGACACCTTGTCGCGGATGAACTGGATGACCGAGGCGTACACGTCGCGGTTCAGCGCGCCGGACGCCCACGGGCCACCGGAGGAGCCGTCGAGAAGGCCCTTGCCGGCCGCGACGCAGCGGAGGATCTTCTGCTCGCACCTCGCGTAGTCCTTCGATAGGTCGGGAATCTGCGCATTGGCGAATGCGTTCTTGAAATCCACGCCGATGGTGAACAGGCCGAGCCTGAACCTCGCCATCATCATGTTGCGGTACGTCTCGGCTATCTGGTCGAGCTGGTCCTGCGTCGGAACCCACGGCGAGCTGTTCGGGCCAAGCTCCCCGGCCTTCAATCCGACGGTGCCGATGATGGTCGGCGTTATCAGCGTGTAGAGCTGCTCGTACAGGGCGGCGTCGAGGGCCTCCTCCTGTACGAGGGCCGAAAGCGCCGGGGTGAACATCGGGGTCCCGTATCTGTCCCACGGCTTCGCGCGGTTGACGATGCGGATGATCTTCTCGTCGTCGACGCGAAGCGGCTTTCCGGCCGATATGGCCTCGTAGAGCTCGGGCATCTCGGACACGGCCTCGTAGTGGTCCGGGTTGCTCTCGTCCATGAACACCTCGGCCACCGCGTCCGGCGGCGCGATGACGATGTGGTCGTCGTCCTTCCACAGGGAGGGCGTGACCTCTATCTGGTCGGGGTCGAGTATCTGCTCGTCGGTGAGGCACATGCCGTCCTCGTCCCACGACGCGAAGCTGGTGGCCTCCCCGGATATCAGATACTCCCTGATGAACTCGTACAGGAACTCGGCCATGCCGTGCGACTCGAAGTACTCGTTGAGCACCGCCTCGTTCTGGGCGTCCTCGCATACGATCTTGGGGCCGGATGACGCGAACATCGAGGTCAGTGTGATGACCACGTTCATGGCGTCGTTGTACATGGAGTAGCGACGTATCTTGTCGCGGAGCTCGCGCCTGTCCTCGGCGTTGTCGACGTCGAGCCAGTTTCCGGACTCCTTGAGGAACGTCTGCTCCTCGTCGCGGGGCCTCACGACGATATTGGTGGAGGCGGTCCTCACGCTGTTGTTCCTGCCTATCGAGGACGAACCCAGCCTCCGCCTCTCCTCACGGTCACGTCCCCTGCCGAACAGCGCCATCGTCAGTCATCCGCCTCGGGGAGTCCGGGTGCCGATACGACCACGGGGTCGTTGGAGACGTCGGAGGCGATCCGCTTCGCCTTGTAGCTCACGTCCTCGGCCTTGGCGTTCGGGTCGTCGGAGCCGGACACGTCCTCCACCACCATGCGCTTGAGTTCGGAGTCGCGCCTGGCCTTCTCCCTGTTGCGGATGGCGATGTCGGAGATCGCCGAACGCTGCGCCGACGGGGAATCGGTCACGAGGACGCGGCCATCCGCCCACATGGCCACGAAGTGCGGGTTGGACAGCAGCTCGTGATTGAGCGGCTGAATGCTGCCCTCGGAGCCGGGGGCGCTGAGCATGCAGCTTCCCCCGTTCCACGACAGCTTCTTGTTCGACGCGCTGTTGTTGACCACGAACAGCCTCGCCTTGGGGTCGATCTCATCCTCTGGCCTGATGGTCCTGAAAGACATCCGTTTCCTTCCGTTCGTTCGCCTAGAGGAGCGCGACCTGCTGGCCGGCAGCAGACGACGCATCAGCGACGCCAGCGCCCCATGACGGCGTTCCGCCCTCGACACGCTCCCTCAGCTCCCTCATCTCGTCGTGCTCCTGCGTCACCAGCGTCACGACTCCCTCGTCGGACCTGATGGTCTCGACGTTCAGTTCAAGGCCGCACCGGCAGTCGTTCCACCCCATCTCCAGCAGCGCACCGCACATGGGGCACTCCGGGGCCTCAGAGCCATCCATGACCCATGCCTGGAGCGTGTCGTCGTATCTCATACCGGGCCAGCCTTCCCGCGCGGCATCGTCCTCCGCGCACACATCCAATTATAGGACACTCCGCAGACATCGAAAACGAGGTGCGATACCCGTGAGGCATATCAGCGTCCCAGCCATAACCGAAACGCATTTCCCTATGGCGGGTCCTTGTGCTACACTCCGGTTCCATCGGATGTTCGCGCATCCGACCGTGGACGAAGGCCCACGGAGGTTCACAGCGCGCACCAGCGCGGGGAACCCGGCACCACCGGCCCAATCCGGGCCTCTTGGCGGAACCCGACCGCCGGACCCGATCCGGCGACGCGAACCGTACATGAAGCGGCATGCATACGGAATCGCGGCGTATAGGGCGTCCGTCACCGGCCGAACCGCAGGGTGGTCGAGACCCACCCGTCCATAGGCCGAACGACTCTGCCCGGATCATCAAGGCGTGACTGCTCGGACGGTAGGTGTCAGGGCCGGCGTGGACGTGATGGACAGTAGCCGCCACATGCATCGTCGTGAGACGACGCGGCGGCGAAAAGGGACAGGGACCCCGCTATGCGCCCTGTCCGAGGAGGGACCGGAAGCATTCTCCGCACCATCACGGGCCACTTCGGCGGTCACATCGACCGTGCCGGTCCGGCGTCACCATGACGCCTGGGTTCGGGTGCGCCGACCTGAACGGCGATCCGGCCGTGCATCCGTTCGGATGCCTCTCGGGACGTCTCTACGGAGGAACCGGCCACGTATACGCATCATGGAAACCGTGGCGGCGACGGACCCCTCCCTTGGTGGAACCGGTGGATTCATGGACCGGGTACATGTAGAGACATGGCCGAACATGCCCTGATGCAGGTTGATGGACATCAATCGAACATGATGGTTGCACATCATCCACTCATGATGGTTCATGATGATGGTTCATCACACGGATTCACTCATGGATTCCATGATGGTCGTTCACTGAAGTCAGTTATGACGGTTCATCGATCACGGTCATGGATTCACACATGCTGGTTCATGATTCACATGTACATCATCCGATGTCATCCACATCATGGAATCACACCACCGAATGATGGACTACGTAATCGGTCATCGGTTGCGATACCCATTGATTGCGTGATTGATTGCGATATCGGACATCGATGTTACGCTTCATCGACTTCACGATTCGCTTCATGACATGCCTCATGGCTCCACCCATGGTTCACTCCATCGTGGATACCACACCCATGCGATATGGGTATGGAACGCGCTTCATCATTCATTTCATGAATACCGCCACATGGATTGCATACCACATGCATCATGTTCATCTCATGGAACCCTGCATCACACCGCCTACCCCACCCGCTCCCTCCTACTCCCCCGAAGGGGAATGATTGGGCGAATGCATCCCATGCGGCGCGGGTACCCATTACCCCAGTGTAAAGATATACATGCCAAGATGGACATCGGCGTGTCGTGGCTGTCGGGGTCCGGTGGTATTGTGACCGTAGAAGGTTGTTTATGGCGATGTTCGGTTCGGAAAGGCGATGGTTCTGATGTCTCGTGGACGCGGAGGACGCAAGGGGAGGGGAACCGGTCACGGAAGACCGCTGTCGTATGACGCAAGGACGAGGGACGACGACAGGGACTCCATCGTGCTGTTCAGCCCCAAGGACGAGGAGAACATCATCAGGTGGGGCACCCCTTGGAGGCGCAGGGAGATGATCTGCGAGGACGAGCTGAACCGATGGAGGTTCGAGTGGGCCGTCGCCCTCCGTGAATTGGATGAGATGGACGCCACGCCGGAGATGACGTCGGCGAGACTCGCCATCGTCGACGTCCAGCACGACGTGGACAGGCTGGCGAGGATGTACCGCTCTTTTGCGAAGGGCGCGCGCACCATAGGCGACCCCGGCAAGTCGAAGAGGATGGACGACATAGCCGAGGAGCTGGAGCGCAGGTACGACGGCATCGACCTGGTGTCGTGAACCGATGCCGCCTTCCTCCTACTGGGTCACATGGATTGATATCGGCGATGACGTGGCACCTTTGTATGTCGCGGTGATGGTCGCGTCTCCGGGGCCGGCGAACAGCAGCGCCTTCTTCCCGGACGAATCCCTCACGAGAAGCACGTCGGGGTCGGACGTCCAATAGGAGACGCCCTCCGTTATCACTCCGGATGACGTACCGTCCCCATAGGTCGCCCTGACCGCCAAGGCGTACTGGGCACCCTGCCTTCCGTTCACCGGTATGGCCGAACCGGCGGTGTCGGCCTGGACGAGTTCGAGCTCGTGGATGAAGTCGGATGACCAGTTTACGCTGTCCTCATGTGGCACTGCCACTGTGGTGGCAGTTTTGGTATGATTGATTTTATGGGTGAAAATGACGATAAGTTTGTGTGCGATGTGTGTGGTCGCACCTTTCCTAAAAAGCAGTCGCTCACTTTGCACAGGATGATGCACTCTGACAATTGCAGCACCTGTGACCTGTGCGGAAGAACCTTTAAGTGTGTAAGGTCACTCAGATATCACATGACCATGACTCACAATAAGGACAAGCGCGACGATGACAACAAGGTTGTATGTGAAGAATGTGGAAAATCCTTTGCAAGCAGGCCGGGACTGAAAAGACATATGCTCACGCACAGTGAAGGGTGTGTAGAGAGCGTGTGCAATCATTGCGGCGCTATCTTTAAAAGCAAACGCTCGCTGATGATACACATAAGAATGTCACATCTCACCAAATACGGATTGTTTCAGTGTTCTGTCTGTGGCAAGAATTGCATTACTGAACCGGCATTACGACAACACATGACCGTGATGCACAACCAAGATGTTGTAAGAAGGCTTGCCGATAGAAGAGAAGCAAGAATGCGCGACCATGATTTCGTTGAGAAAATGAGAAGACACGCCAATGAAACGATTTGTACGAAAGAGTCGAGAGAGAAAAGGCTAAAGACGTTCTCTAAAATTGCGAAAACGGACAAGTACCGAAAATCACAAAGAGATGCGCAACTGAAAAGATATCGTGAGCACCCAGAGTATAAGAAGTTGATATCTGATCGGATGCATGCATTCTTCTCGTCACTCGATGCTGATGGGTGGGTGAAATGGGAGAACGAACACAATATTAGAGGTCGCAGGTCATGGGAGACAAATAAGAGTGGGGACAGTGTGTTCTGTGCATCATCTTACGAATCCTCATTCTGTAGAAGCGCAAAGGAGGACGTTTCGATTGCAGATTTTCATAGATGTGGGATAAAGATCATCTATTCAATGGAAGGAGTTGACAAGGTGTATTTTCCCGATTTCAGCGTTGATATGGTCGACGGAAGCCGTATTGTGATTGAGACGAAAGATGACAGACTGGTAGATGATCCGGTTGTTGTGGCAAAGGCGAAAGCGGCATCTGAATTTCTGTCAAGTGAGGGCATCGGGTATGCAATCATGACTGGCGTCGACCTGAAAAGATATTCCAGGAATCACAATCTCAGGTCGACGCTGTCCTGCGTAGATGACTAATGGGTTACATGCATGGACACCCGTTCGCTTGTTATGCCCCCATACTCCCCCCACACCTCTGCGTCGCCGACTCCAATAAATCTCATCGTCGTAACGTTTCCTGACACTGAGAATGTGACGACGGATTCGTCGGATGAGTAGAAGTGCGCGCCGTCAACGATGATTCCTGATTCGGCCCCCGTAGCATAGTGGACTCTGACACCTACTGAGAAGCTGTTGCCCACATATCCTGATACCGGTATCGCCGACCCGGCACCATCATTCTGCACAAGCGATACGTCGTGGACAATTGATGACGTCGTATCAACAGCATCCTCCTGCGGAATGTAAATCGGGACGACGATGATCTGGCTGAACCAGTCCTGAGGGTCGTACATCTCGACGCGGAGCTGGAGGTCGTGACCGGTCGTCCTGAAGGTGTATTCGGAATCCGCCCTGCCGACGGCCGACGTGACGTCCTCCCAGTCGAGGTTGACGTTGTTCTTCTGGAGGATGCGCATGGTTCCAAGCTCAAGATACATGCTCTTTGCATACAGGTCGAGCCGCTCGAAGTCGTTGAAGTACAGGTACACGTCGCACTTGTACTGCATGTCGAGGAGGTGGTGTCTCGACGTGGTCACGTTCTGCCATATGCCGATCTTGGTGTCGTCGAACCCGACCACCTCGTCTATCATCGGGTCGTTCGACCACCTTCCGGAAACGAGCTGGAGCCGCGTCTCAAGATGATGGTCCGGCCTGTTCGGGTTCGCCGTCTTCAGCGAGAACAGTGACGCGCCGAGCACAGCAAGCGAGTTGCTGGGAACATAGATTTCACCGAGGTGATACACATACGGCTGCTGGTTGCCGTCGGCGTCGAAGACCCTGTCCTCGGGGTTCACGACGATGTGCTTGACGAGTTCGCCGTCATACCATACGTCGTCGGTGTGTCCGGGGACTATCGTGCCGCTCCATGTGTCTCCCCATGCGAATCTTCTGGAGTTCCATGCTCCGCCATTGTCCTCATAGACGTCGGGGTTGTCCGGCGTCGAGTCATCCCACACGCAGTTCAGCTCGGGGTGCTGATCCCAGTATTCGGGGCCGTGCCACGCCTCGCCCTCGAACGAGAAGTACGTCCTGTTCATCAGGCTGTCGCGGTTGACGGAAATGTACTTGCACGTCCTGTAGTAGGACTGCGAATGCATCACGTCGGTCTCGGCGACCGCCACGCCCCTTCCGGTGGAGAGGTCGGGGACGAACACCTCCTGGGTCGTCAGGTATCCGCCGTCGAGATGCCATACCGGCATCGCCATCGAGTAGAAGTTCCACGACACGTTGTCGCGCTCCTGCAAGTAGTCGACGATGTCGACGGAAAGCTCGCGGATTGCGACGAAGTACGCTATGGACTGCGTTCTTCTCTCCGTGCGGTACTCGTAGCTGTGGACGGATGTCTGGCTGAAGTACTTCGGGCCGTTCGTGGTGAGCGTCGGTATCGGCGTCCTGATGTCCACGATGGACGTGAGCGGTTGCTTGGTCGCCACCCTGTCGATGGTGTCGATCTTCGAGGTTCCCGTCACCTGCCTGACCTGACCGACCGGTATGAGGAGCTGCTGTCCGGGGAGCACCCAGTATCCGGGGACCCTTCCCGATATCGCCGTCCTGTCCGACTTGTCGTCCACGTATCCGTCGACCTGACGTATGAGTCTCCAGTCGGCCAGATCGTACCGTCTGGCAATGGCGATCAGCGTCTCGGACGCCTGGGCGGTGTATATCATGTATCTGGCGTTCTCCTGCGCCGCCGTGGACAATCTGGACAGCCCCGCCCCCGACGACGCCACTGCGGTCGATGTGCCCACCGTGTTGAGCAATGTCGATGACGTGGTCTCCGTCCTCGTGGCGTCGGCGATGGACGTCCCCGACAGCCTGGCGTCGTAGTCGCCGGTGTCGCTGGACGTCAGCACCTCGGCGTCCGGATTGTCGTACAGCGACCTCCTGTCGCCCGAGCGCGTCGGGTTGCCGAGGTCGGTCGATGCATAATAGGCGCTCTGCCTTGCGGTGAGCGTGTTGCCGTAATACGAGTCGACGGTCTGTCGTCCGTTCCTCACAGTCTCGTCGGCGTTGGCCCGCTGGAGCATCTCCCGTGTCTGCTCCACGGGGAACACGCGGTAGGTGGACGATATGTACGGCGACTCTATCGGGTACTGCTGTGGCGTGAGCTGGGAGAACTCCAGCTTGACGAACCTAGCCTGGGTCGGTGTCGGCATCGTGTATCTGGTGCGTTCGAGGGTGGCACCGGTCAGTATCGGGGTCCACACCTTGGCGTCGAATGCGGAGTCGGCCACCCCTCCCCTCAGCGTCTGCTCATACGAGAACCTTCCGTACAGCAGGGCGTTGAACAATGTCGATGAGACGTCGTATGAGTCCGGTGACGTGTAGATGTCGGGATTCTGAAGGAACCTGTCCCTGTCCTCGTCCGGGATGCCCTCCTGCTTGACCACGACGTTCCTCAGCGTTCCGTGGGTCCACGAGAACGATGCGGTCGCGTCCGGCAGGTCCGACACACGTCTCGCAACGGCCCTGACCGAGCATGATTCGACGTAGATGGGATTGGCGTCGGAGTTCCTCACCAGCACCTTGAGTCCCGACAGCGAACCGGTCGACAGCGATGCGGAGAATCTCCTTGACGCCGACGCCACGGTGTATGGCTCCGGCTCCTCGAACGCGGCCGAGTTATCGTAGACATGCATCTCCCCAAGATAGGAGAACGCATCGGTCGCCCTTTCGTAGATTCCGAAGGTCATCATGTCCGGCTCGTGGTCGGATGGTATGGAGACGCGGGCGTACACGAGCCGCCATCCACCCTCGCCCTCCGAGTACTGGTAACGGTCGGGCCAGTACATGTTGCCCTTGGTGTCGAGCATGACCGGCTGAAGCTGCGACCACGCCTTCCTCGATATGCACCAGAACGAGAACGTGAACGAGCTGCCGCCCTTGGCCGGTATCCACCAGTCGATCTGCGGTATGTCGTAGGTATTGAGATACGGATTTATCTTGACGATGTCCGAGTTGAACGAGCGTTTCTGGCAGAACGACGGATGCACGACCTCACCGATGAGCGGAAGGTCCTCTCTGTTCCTCGGATTCGGGTTGAGCTCCTGACTGTAGCGCTCTATGACGTCACCGGTCCGCCTGTATGTGTCGCCGGAGAAGTAGTCGACACCGTGACTCTCAAGCGTGGCCCAATCGTCCGCCTCGCACAGCATGGGGTCGCGCCATGTGACAACGTCACCGGATTCCGAGCCTCCGACGAATCCCAATGATATGAGCGATGGGTCGTCCGGCATGAAGAATCTCAGTTCGACCCTCCCGCCGGAAACCGGCATACCGTCGGCGAACGCCACATAGGTCTCGCTCCTCCCGTCATAGACGAAGAGCGAGTAGCTCTTGTACAGCGAATCGACGCCGGAGAACTCGGGAACCGCAGAAAACACGTAGTACCGCCCTCCGGGGACCTGATACGGCAACGCCTCGACGCTTCTGACGCGGATCATCCCATTCAGCCTGAGCGAGCCGCCCGTGAGCGTGGCCGTGCCGTTTCCGGTGGTCTCGTCCGGCTGCCACGAGCCGGATGCCGAGAACTCCGGGTTCTGGAACCAGTTGGTGACCTGACCGTCGGTGCCGATGTTCATCCTTGATGGCGACTCACCCTGCGTGCCGTACCACCATGAGGTGTATCCGTTCTTGATCTCGTCGCCATTGGCTATGACGAGCTCGCCGCCTCCGAGATAGGCGTCGTCGGTACGGTAGTTCAGTTCGACGTCGATGTCATAGCCGCCCGACACCGGGTCGATGTCTTCCGGTATCGACAACGGTATCTCAACGGATGAATGCCCGGCCACCACCAGCTCGGTGGAGCTGTCGATCCCATCCGACAACGTCCTCACCGACGCGCCCGACACGTCGCCGCTCTTCACCCCGTCAACTATGGCGGAAATCTGCATGGCCGTCCTGACCGTCTTGACCACGGTCTCGTCGTCGATGATCTCGCCGGCCTCGTGGGTCGGCTTGTCGTCGGTGGTCGGGTCTATCAGCTCTCCGGTCGTCGTGTACCAGTTGAGCATCCTCACCCTGATGTGCAGGAGTTCGTCGTCGCCTTTGTCCACGCCGAACTCGACGCGAATCTCGGAATCGACGTTGTCCACCTGCGGCAGTCCGCGCCTGTATTTGACGTCGCACGGCATGTCGATGTCGATGTGGTCGAGCCCGCCGTCATGCTGATACCAGAACTCGAGTCTTCCATCGTCGGCGTTCAGGTCGAGCCTGAAGTTCCTGCCTATCGACGCTATGGTCGTGGTTCCGGAGGGCTGCGACATCGGAAGCCAGCTCACGCCTATCATCCAGCTTCCGTCGAGGTCCATCTCGGCCGCCGTCAGGTCGGTTGAGATGAGCGGATTCTCCCCGTCCCTCCAGCCCGTGGCGCTGTCCGTGGTGTACTCGCATCCGGAGTATGCCGCCGGATACGATGAGTGCGACGGCACGCGGTCACCCATCGTGGTGTCGTTGGAATAGTACACGTTCATCTGCGAACCGGCGTAGACTGGGTCGATGTTGATCGAGTCGAAGTACTGCGGCTCGCCGTATTTGTCCCTGATGTCGAGATACAGGCAGACGACCGCATCCTGGGATATCTGCGGCTCGCACTTCCAGAACGTGTTGTCCTCGCCATCGGCCATGAATCTGGCATCCCAGTCGTACACGGTCTTGGACACGATGTTGCCGAGGATGTCGGTGGTGTCCTGCAACGGCAGCGCCGCGTCCACCCTCGTATTGATCTGGCGCTTGATGGCCATCTTCCTCACGCCGAGCGAGTACTCGTTGTCGGGGGCGAGATCGTCGTCGATGCGACGCATCCTCAGCTCGAGCTTCGTCGCCACGCACGCCATGCACTGGAACTCCCAGTGCTGCCATCTCGTCCAATCCTCTTCGGATTCCACGACGAAGTGAATCTGGTTGTAGTCATCCCTCAGCAGCGGAAGCCTTGTCCCGGCCGAATCGTAGTACCACATCTCATACTCGGCACCGACGGACAGGACGTCGAACGCGATGGATGATATGGGCGCTCTGTCCGCGAACTCGTATGTGAGGATCTCGACGACCGAGCTCGCGGACTCCCTCGGGCGCGACATCCACTCCTGCGTCCTGGTCTTCAGCCGCTCCTTGTCGGTCTGTGTCACGACCGCATCGTAATATTGTGAGTCGTAGGTATCCCCGATGAAGATGTCGGCCAAAACAAACACCCCTTCGCTCATGACGACCGGTTCACGCGCCCCATTGACTGGGCACTCATACACCAATTCTAGTCCGTCGTCGGCATCATCGGAATGCGTCCGGTCGACTTCGGATGTGCCTCGGTGGATATAAGATTGGGTTCTACCGACAACAACAGAACCGAATGAAAGGACGACATATGACGGAAGAGGCCATGCGCGTCGAGAAGCGCGACGGTCGTATCGTCGACTTCGACAGGGACAACATAAGGAGAGCGATATCGTCGGCGTTCCGCGATCTCGGCAGGGAGATCGGACCGCAGGAATCAAGGATGATCGACGACATGTCCGGCGAGGTCGAGTCGGAGGCGTCGGGCAGGTTCACCGAACCCATCAGGATAGAGGACATCCAGAACCTCGTCGAGCACGCGCTGATCGACAACCATCTGTATGATGTGGCCAGGGCCTACACGCAGTACCGCCTGAACAGGGACATCGACCGCGCGAGGTCGACCGACGTGAACGAGGCCGTCAGCCGATTCATGAACCGCGATGAGTCCATAGCCCACGAGAACGCCAACAAGGACTCCAACGTCTACGCCACCCAGCGCGACCTGCTGGCCGGCACGGTGTCCAAGGCGATGGCGCTCAACATGCTCCCGACGGCGGTCGCCAACGCCCACAGGAAGGGCGACATCCACTTCCACGACCTCGACTACTCCCCGTTCACCGCCGAGACGAACTGCTCGCTGCCGAACTTCGGCGACATGCTCGCCCACGGCTTCGCGCTGGGCAACGCGATGATGGACTCCCCGAAGTCCATCGGCACCGCCGCCACGCAGATCACGCAGATCATCAAGGACATCGCCGGTTGCCAGTACGGAGGCCAGACCGTGAACCGCGCCGACGAGATGCTGGAGCGTTACGCGCGCCTCGACTACGAGAAGGCCCTTGAGGACGCACATGCCGTCATCCCCGATGACATGGACGTTCGGGTCGCCCGTGAGATCGTTGAATCGCTGAAGCGCAACGAGCGCAAGGCGCTCCATTTCACTGATGGCCGCCCCGACATACCGGAATCAGAGGACGCGCCGTTCCACCATAACGATGACGAGCTTGACGACATCAGGGAGGTGTATGCGAAGCTCAGGACCCGCAAGGCCATCTACGACGCCATGCAGACCATGGAGTACCAGATCAACTCCAACCGCGTCTCCAACGGTCAGACCCCGTTCGTTACCGTCGGCTTCGGCCTGGGAACCTCGTGGTTCGCAAGGGAGATTCAGAGGGCGATATTCCTCAACAGAATCATGGGTCTCGGCTCCGATCATCAGACCGCCATCTTCCCGAAGCTCGTGTTCACAATCAGGCACGGCATCAACGCCGATCCCGGCGACCCGAACTACGACATGAAGCAGTTGGCGCTTGAGTGCTCCACCAAGCGCATGTATCCGGACATCGTCTTCTATGAGAACATCGTCAGAATCACCGGCTCCTTCAAGGCCCCGATGGGCTGCCGTTCCTTCCTTCAGGCTTGGGCCGACCCCGAGACCGGCGAGGACGTCGAGGACGGGCGTCTGAATCTCGGTGTGGTGAGCGTGAACCTCCCCAGAATCGCCTTGGAGTCGCACGGCGACAAGGAGCGGTTCTGGAGACTGTTCGACGAACGCATGGACGTGGCGCACCAAGCGTTACAGTTCCGCATCATGCGTTGCAAACAGGCCACTCCGGTCAACGCCCCGAGCATGTACCGCTACGGTGCCATAGGGCGTCTCGACCCCGGAGACGGCGTGGACAGCCTCTTCAGGGACGGCAGGGCCACCATATCGCTCGGCTACATAGGGCTGTACGAGACGACCGCAGTCTTCTACGGCAAGGACTGGATCACCGACCACCATTGGGATGAGGATGGCAAGGGTTTCGCCCTATCCATCGTTCGTCGCATGAACGAGCTGTGCAAGCGGTGGGAGAGTGATGAGGGCTACCACTACTCGGTGTATTCAACCCCTGCGGAGTCACTGACCGACCGCTTCAACCGCATGGACCGCGAACGCTTCGGCGTCGTCGATGGCGTGACCGACCACGACTTCTACACCAACTCGTTCCACTATCCGGTGTGGTTGCAGCCGACCCCGTTCGAGAAACTGGACTTCGAGAAGAACTTCCCGTATTACGCCTCCGGCGGCTTCATCAACTACTGCGAGTTCCCCTGTATGCAGGACAATCCGAAGGCGCTCGAAGCCGTGTGGGATTACGCCTACAACATCGGCATCGGCTACCTGGGCACCAACACCCCGATCGACCACTGCTTCGTCTGCGGGTTCCAGGGCGACTTCGAACCCACCGACGAGGGCTTCAAGTGCCCCGAGTGCGGCAACTCCGACCCGGACAAGTGCAACGTGACCAAGCGCACCTGCGGCTACCTGGGCAACCCGGTGCAGCGTCCGATGGTGCACGGCCGTCACGAGGAGATCTCGCACCGCGTCAAGCACATGAGCGGCGAGACCGGCCATGTCACGTTGGCGGATGGCACCACCCGCGACTGGTGGGAGGAGACCCGCTGACCTGATGGTCGGCGGATAAGGGAAAGACCCCGGTTCCGACAAGTCCGGGGTCTTTTCCTGTTAGGAGAAATCATGTGGTTCACTAGATGTTCGCCACACAACAATCATATCACACGTATTCGATGTTCACGCCGTGCTGCTGGAGATACCCGGCGAGGTCGAACCCGTAGAAGGTGCTCGGCAGACGGCATCCGTTCACGCCGACGATGCTCATGGACGACGGGTCGTCGTTGAGCCATATCTCGCCCTGCATGTCGAACGCGCCGCTCGCGTTCACGCCGATGCCGATGACGTACCTCATGAGGTAGGCCGGTGTTCCGGGATGACCGGCACCGCCGGTCATCGACGGGTCCTCCGACTCGTCCTCTATGATGACTATCGCGTTGAGCTCCGGATAGTCCACGATCATCCAGTCGCCCTTCATCGGCGCTCTTCTCGCCGTCCTCACAGCCATCTCGTTACCTCCGTATGTCCAGGTGTCCGTTTGACACCATCAATGATATACCGCCACCGACCTCCGAAACGCCGGTCAGTCGTACCAACGGTCGAGCTCGTCGTCCTCATACGAACCTCCGAAGTCATCGGTGGCGTTCCAGTCCATCGTCGTCGGCTCGTCGGACTCCTCGACCTGCGAGGTGTCGCCGAACGTGTCGGTGTCCTCCCACATCTCGTTGCCGGGGTTCTGCGGTGTGTCGTCCTCGGGTTCCTTGCCGCGCATCTCGTCGGCGTGGAGCTTCCTGTACTGCTGGAGCATCAGATAGCATGCGTAGGCGTGCGAGCACATCCTGTTGTTGCTCTTCACCGATCCGGTGGAGTCCGGGCCGTCATGGGGGCGTCTTCCGGTGTTGCACCATTGTCCCCAGTCGCATGTGCAGAACCAGTTCGCGGCCGATATCGAGTTGTTCTTATTCACTCGGACTCGCTGGTTCACATAGGTGTCGTAGATCTCCGTGTCACCGGCCACCTCGCACAATATCGAGAACGTCGATATCGACTGTATCTCCACATCGTTGTTCTGCATGAGACGGTACGCCTTCTGCTGCACATCCTTCCAGAGGGCCGTGCGAGAGGATGGTCTGACCCCTCTGAACATCCGAATCGCTGCCCGAACCATCGCATCACGCCCCTATCCTGTCGGCTATCGTCCACGTTCCACGGTTGATGTACGCCTTGGAGAAGCCGTAGTCGTCCTGCTTGTTCTTCTTCTCATCCCATCCACCACCATCGTTGCGGTCCCACACGCCGCCGCCGGATCGATCGCATGTTCTCCATCCGTCCTTGTTCACCGCGAAGGGGAAGTATTCGAGGATGACCGGGATGATGTCGATGTTGTCACCGCCGATCCGATTCAGCTTTCCATAGTCCTGGATCGTGAATCCTCCATAGTTCGATGGAGGGTACGGGGCGAGTGTTCCACCGAACCACATCTCGAATGTCGTGCTGTTGTTCGTGATCGTCCATGTTCTTGGAAGACTTCTGTTCGCGGCGTCCGTGAAGACCGGTCCGGCCTCGGCGATTCCATACTGGTTCTGGCATGCGATGCTTGAGCAGACCGTTCCTCCGCCGGGATCGACGACTGTCAGGAACTGGCCTCCGATCGCAAGCGACACGTGAACGCCACCACGATACCATCCGTTCCCCCAGATCGCATTCACCGATGTGTCCAGAGACTCCACCGTGAACTGGTTTCCGTTGGTTCTCCAATGGACGCCGATCCTTCCACGGCACTGCGTCGTCATGTGTCCATAGACGGTGTCCCATCCAGGATGCTGCGCTGCATATGACAGATACTCATATACAGTGTACCCGCTCTTGTTCGTAGCTGCCATGCAATCACCGCCTCATCATCACTGGATACGCATATCGTCTGCCATGAGATCGCGGGACCTGATGGCGTCCGCCACCGTATCGTTGTTCGGGTTCGAGTTGGAGAAGATGTTGAGGTCGCCCATCGGAATCTTCTGCCAGGAGTTGTTGCCCTTGCCCCAGTTGATGGAGCCGTCGGCGTTCATATGCGGGTTGCCCCAGACCTTGTCGAGGATTCCGGTGACGGCCTTCTCCAGCTTCTTGTTTCCGCTCTCAAGCGCGGTGACCCTGTCGCCAATGGAATCGACCCTCTTCTCAAGCTCCGTGATTCGATCCTCGTGGTCGTCGAGTCTTCCATCGAATTCGTCGTAGATGGAATGCATCTTGTTGACGATCGCATTGAGAATGTCTCCAAGATTGTCTCCCGGATACGGGAGGAAGTCCACATCCCACTCGTTCTTGATGTTGTTGGTCTGGTCGAAGAACGAGTCTGGAACATCTGGAAGGTTCTTCTTCTTCCACAGCTGCATCGATACGCCCTGGAAGTCTCCGCCTGAATCCGAACCCGACAGTGAGTGGTGGATGCCGGCGAGGTCGGAGTCGGGTCTGCTTGCCTGAGCGTTCGATGCATTCGAGTTGTCGGTGAAGACATGGGTGTTCTGCACGCGGAGTCTTCTGCCCTTCTTGAGGTTTGGGTGAAGGAGGAATTCTGTAGTTCCGTAATCCACCCCTATCGGGTCAGAGTGATCGTGGCTGGAAACGCTGTCATCGACGAGGGCGTGCATCTGGAGTTGCTTGATCGAGTTGTTCTCCGCGGCGTGCAAGTCACTATGGCTGTTGGTATTAGTTGCAAGAGGAGAGCCGAAGTCCTGCGGCGCTTCTGCCTCAGAGAGCCTTGCGACAGTAGGCGTCAACGGAATTCTCAGATGGTCGTCTATGTTGGAAGGGTATACCGACTCTGTATTCGACATGCTGACTACCGGCCTTCACTGCTGTTGGATATTCTCTCCATTCAATTTTAGCCCAACCGCTCGTTTCGTGTATGACTTCGGGCCGCTGACGCTTGCCAAGTGATTTTCGGTCCCGCAACACGTCGTTGTTGTCCGATGTACCGGTCCGGTGCTACCATCTTCGTAGTGGGCATTGTGGGACGCCACATGATTCGGACACTCGGACACGTCGTCATGAACGGTTCGGATTCCGGATCGGCGTCCCGGTCATTCGGCGGAGACATGGAAAGGCGATGATGGAATGGCGATGGACATAAGGGACGCCGACGCCGGACAGCTTGACAAGTTCCGGTGGTATGTGCGCGAGCGTGCCGATATGCTCAACAGGCGCGTGTCGGGGATGAAGCCGCCTTGGACCGAATCCGAGGAGCTTCGCAGCCACAGGTTCTGCAACGTGTTCAGGGTGTGCGACCGTGGATCGCAGTTCATGGTGAGGATGATGAACTCGATGCCCGAGGGGACGTCGGAGGTGGACGACGCGGCGTTGGCGTTCGCGTACAGGAGGACCAACCGGGCCGACGGATGGGCCGAGGCCGTGGGGAGGTTCGGCATCCCCACGCACGACACAATCATCGACTGGCTTCATGAGGTCGACGGTTCCGGCATCATGATCCACACGTCGCAGGCATACAACGTGGCCACCGGCCGCGAGGGCAAGGGCATGAGCATCGTGGCGTTCCTCGCCGGACAGATGGAGTCGCTGGTGTCCAATGGGTTCTTCGAGCGCTTCGTGTCGCAGGACAGGTTCCGCGACCAGTTGGCCGTGCTCATGGAGATACCGCGCATCGGGAAGTTCATGGCCCAGCAGATCGTCACCGACTACGGCTACGGAAGGGCGGGATGCGACAGGTACGAGAATCGCGGCGTGGTGGCCGGACCCGGCTCCAAGCGCGGCGTGAAGTGGATCTTCCCGAACGACGACGTGACCGACCTGAACGATGACGGCTATATCCCGGTCATCCATGAGTGGCTCATGGCCGGAGGTCATCCGAAGCTGGAGGCCGATGGCGTGACCCACGACATGACGCTCATGGACACGCAGAACTGCCTGTGTGAGTTCGATAAGCTGAACCGCATACAGTCCGGCAGGGGGTTCAGGAGGAAGTTCGATGATTCGGGAACGGTGAGGCCGATCGAGCCCCTCGTCGTTCCGAACAGTTGGAAGGAGGCATGATGACGCGCATAACGGACAGCACGACCGGAACCGTCTACGACTTCGGCGACTCCGAACCCGTCATCAGGGTCGATTCGAGGGACGCCGGCCGGTACGCCCACTCGTCGCAGGGCAGGTGGAACGAACTCTGGCTCTTCGAGGTTGAGGATGGATATGCCCTGGTCGATGTCGGCAAGAGCGACATCGACGGCGAGTCCGACCTGTATACGGTCACGGTCGCCGACTCGTTGCCGGGCATCATCTCATCCATGACGAGGAGGAACAGCGACGGGGTCCTGTACCTGACCAAGACGAGGCAGGAGATGGTGTCGAGAATCAACAGGAGATATGGGAATCAGGTGGTGAAGCTGTGAAGGAAGAACTCAACGACGAAGTGAATCATCCCGATTGGTATACGGCCGACCCGAGCGGCGTCGAGTGCATCGACGTGGTATCGGTCCTGCCCAACGATCTCGGATGCGCCGTCAAGTACGTTTGGCGGCACGGACGCAAGTGGAATGAGCTTCAGGACCTCAGGAAGGCCCTGTGGTATCTGGACCATGCAATGAGGTCGGGCGTCACGGCGTCGGGGCTCAACGCGCTCATCGCGACGCATTGCGCCCTCATCGGATCGTCGTTCAGGCAGTGGTCGACGACGGTGTCGTCGGTCGAGGATTCGTGGGACGGCCGTGACGACGACACCATGTCCGGCTTCTTCGACTCCCTCAGATTCCTTGATGTTGGGGGGATGCGCTACTACGTGAATATGCTGATCGGTGAATGCGAGGCCAAGGGGGATGGCGATGCTGACGCTGCCAAGGGTGAGTGACATCCGCGATGCGCTCCGCGAGGCGTATCGTGACGGGACCCACAGGGTCAACGGAACCATCGAGCTTACCGGCGTCTCGTTCGTCGCGGACGAACCGGCCATCTTCGGCAAGCCGAACGAATACATCGAACGTGAGCTCGAATGGTATCTGTCCATGTCCAGATACGTCGATGACATTCCGGGCAAGGTTCCGAAGATATGGCAGCAGGTGTCGTCCCGTCATGGGCGCATCAACTCGAACTATGGGTGGTGCGTCCTCTCGGGGGAGAACTTCAACCAGCTCGACCATGTCGTCGACGCCATCATGAACGACCACGGGACCCGTCAGGCAATCGCCATCTACACCCGTCCATCCATGCACACGGATGCCGTGGAGGACGGGATGCACGACTTCATGTGCACCAACACCGTGACATACCATCTGCGTGACGGCAGGGTGAATGCCATCGTGAATCAGCGCTCCCTCGATGTAGTCTTCGGCTATAAGAACGATTGGGCATGGCAGTCCTGGTGTCTTGACTGCGTCATCGACAGGCTTCATGACGCCGGCGTTGAGTGCGAGCGTGGAGACATCATCTGGCAGGCCGCATCGCTCCACATCTATGAGCGCCATTGGAAGTATCTGAATGATGACGCCGAATGATCGGTGAAATCGTCCAATGACGCGACTCGCCGTCTCGATTTTGCGGTTCATCCGATTGGCGTTATGATGGTAGCGTCGGTCGGATGAACCGCATGAAAGGACACTTGGACAGAATGGACAGAAAACAGGATATCGAGACGTTCCTGGATATGTGGCTGCTCGGCATAGCTATGGACGTTACCGACCTCTACCGCAACGCAACTCGTATGGCCAATGAGGGAGACCCGTTCTGGTGGGCGGCGCTGACATGCCTTGAAGACCAGTTCAACCTGTTCGGGGCACCTGATGTCAGGCGGGTTCTGTGGGACGGTGAGATCAGGAAGATCGATGGCAGGGCGCTTCCTCCGCTGGTCAGCAGATGGTCGTTCGACGATAAGGCCGACAACCCGTGCTACATCGGCACACTGTACGCCCCATGCAGCGATACCAGTCTTGGATATGTCGTCGAGGACTATGTGGTTCCGGAGCTTGAACCCGAGTTCGAGATCATCCTGCGGAGCGTCATGAGATACGCGGAGTTCATGGAGCGAATCACGTTCGATCATGGAGGCGACGCGACATCGGCCAAAGCGTTGATCGATCTCAGCCTGGATGCCGTTCGGTGTCTTGATGACCGCTACGGTTTCCTGCACAGCAAGGGAAGCGAGGTTTCGGAATGAAGGTGAAATTGAGCGATGCGTGCCTGTTCGTCGTCTGCGATGAGTGCGGGTTGCGCTCCCCCGTGGTGATGACGTACATGTGTACGCCTGATGCGTTCGGAGTCGACACGATGTTCACACTCTATGACTTCGGGTGGCGTCGTTGGGCCGGGGATTCTGGGCTTGGAGCCGACTACTGCCCTGAGTGCGACAGGAAGAGGGGGGAGTCTGTGACGACCGACGGCATGGTTCAGGTGCTCACCAAGCTACAGCGCATCGCCGACAGCCGTGGCGTGTGCCACCGCAAGAACGTCGGTGCCTTTGCGGTCGTTCATGGAACCGGCGTTCCGGTCGTGACGGCGACCAACACCATCCCCGTGGGGTGCATGGACTGCCGTCTCGTGTGTCCGAGGGCCCGTGGCGAATCGAGGAAGGCCGATTATTCGGACTGTCCGTCGATCCATGCCGAGGTGAATCTGCTCACGGAGCTTTCACAGATCATTGGCGAGGCCCGTCTCGAAGGGCTTCCGATGATGCCGTCCGATGAAGGGCCGACGCTGTTCGATGTGTGCGTGTCGGCCCCTCCGTGCCGGGACTGCATGGAGCGGCTCATCGCGTCGCCGCTGGTGGCTGACATCGTGTGGATGCGCGTTCGCGGAAGGGATGACCATGTGGTCGTCGATGACCATGCTGATTATCGCCATACGCTCAGTGAATTTCTGACCGACGGATATACGGAAAACGAATAGGGGGGACATCATGGAAATAAAGTACTACCATGACAGCAAAGGGCTGAACATCGCCAGTGGAGACCAACACAGTCCGTCGCTCTTCTGCATCACTGGAATCCCGGAAGACCAGCTCACCACGCTGAGGGACGACCTCAACCGCCACTTCCCCGTGGCGCGTGAGGAGACGTGGATGCCGGACGATGTGGAGTACCGTGAGATCGACCCGAAGCTGGCCGATTCCGGTGACGTCGCGTCGTTTGAGTACATCCCCGACCTCACCAGATCATCTATATGGGTCGTCGGCTCGCTCACTGTCGCACCGGTGTCCCCAAGGTCGCTCGTCATCCGTCCCGGAGATTATGTCAATGGGGTGTTGAACGACTCCGACATTGCAACCGTCGTCACGGTGGGAGGCGGCTCCGCGAATGGCGTGTCCAACCTCAAGGTGTACCGTCACGTCAACAAGACCGATGAGCGCAGATGGTGGATGCGGGACGACAGGGCGTATAGCGAGGCTCCCCTATCGGAGGCGCGTCACGGCGACGTGTGCGAGTCCACCATTCGCAAGGCTGTCTTCGATGAGCCGAAGGAATGCGGAATTTACGTCACGCAGTCAGGTCGCTTTGTTTTCAACGCTGGCGGGTCATACGCGTGGCGTTTCCTGTATGGCGACCACTGGGGAGCAAGGACCGACTGGCATGGAGTCCGCGCCGTATTGAACAACGGCGAGCTCCCGCTCGTCAAGGTCGATGGCAGCATGTATCTGAAGGGGGTTGGTCATGAGGACAAGGATTAACGTGGAGTCCGGCATCGCCGATTTCACGATGGAGCTCGATGTTGACGTCAACACCTTGTAAATTACTCGCGGAGTGTGAACAAATGGCAGTGAACGTGACTCAGAAAGACGAGACGCTGAATGAAATCATCGATTTTTTGCGAAGACGTTATGAGCGTCTGGTGCCGGAAAGAAGGGCCGCACGCCCGAGGCTACCGGGAAGCGCTGGCCGATGTAATCGCCCATTGCCGTGACAGCCTAGGATATTCAGGCGTCATGCCGCTGGAAGTACCAAACCAGAGCGAAGGAGCAGACCAATGTTCGACTAACTCATAGACCAAGCCATACAGGACGCCACCGTTGACCCGGACGGCCTGCACTTGTACAGAGTCAAGTTCAACGACGCAGGTGAGTTCTTCGGAGTCACGCAGGTAGAGGAGACGACATGAAACTCTATGTTGCTTTCGAGGTCTGCTGCGACCGTTGCGGAAGAGTTTTGGATGACCCGTCCAGTGATTGTGAGACGCATTTCACCAGCAATCTCGAAGCCACGGAAGCCTGCATCAGGCAGGGCTGGAAGACGAACGGCACACTCTCCCACACGTGCCCTGAATGCCAGCGAAGAACCAGGAAGAAACACTGACCGACACCAACCAATGAAAGGACCAGAACAATGACAGTAGTCACATTCATCAAGGACACCATCACCATTCACAGGAGCGGTGTCTCATTCTCCGCCGATTTAGGCGAACTTGCCGCCAAAGACCTGCTCAACCAGCTTCTGGAGAAGTATCCGGTCGAACCGGAGGCGACGCCGGTGGCGGGGCCGTTGCGCGAGGTGACGCTCGCCGAGGCGCGACCCGGCGACATCGCCACGTTTGAAATTAAGCCCTTACCGGCAAAAGGAAAATTCGTCTGCACGCTCAAAAAGAGCGGTAACGGCAAGACTTTGTGTGCCGACAAGTGGCTGACGGCAAACACGATACCCGCACCCGCATGGTACATTCGCAGCTATAGGGGCATGGCCGCCGGCGGCATGAAGGATCTGCACATCTGGCGCTGGGACGGCGTTGATGAGACAGCCGAATTGCCGGAGGAACCGACGGTGGCGGGGTGGTATCATGGCATCATGAGGTGCGGTCGTGGTCTGTATAGGACGCAGGGCAACACCTACATCTGGAACGACGGGAGCGACGAATTCCCGTGGGAGATTCTCGAATCATCCTATGGGCCGATGAACGACCAAGGACTCCTGAGCATTCTTCGGGATTCCGACTTTCCGGTCGTATCCGTTCTTCCGGTCGACCTGACGGATGAGGTGTGAAATGGACAAGGATGAGATGATGGACGATGAGGATGTGGAATACGTCGATGGCGTGCTGAGGGTCGGAGACCGATCAATCACGATCCCGGCATCGGCAAGGGCGAAGGTGTGCGCGTCCATGATACTGTGGACCGACATCGCGTCGTTGCGCGACCTCGTCCACTGCCTTGGCGACAGCTTCGACGATGTGATTCATCTGCTGAAGTGGGCGAAGTCCGGCTGCTGTGGGAATGGTGTGCCGAACCCGTTCACCGCTTCGAGCGCCCCATCCGATGGTGACGTCCGCATCAGGACGATTGCGAGGTGACGCCATGAACGAGTCCATAAGCGAACTGGAGGCCCGGCGGATGTGGCCCACATCGGATGCCGATGGCCGCGACCATGATGCGTCGGCCCTGCGGGAGGCGTACAAGCTCGGTCGTGAGCATGAGCCGACCGACGCGGAGGTGACGGCGGCGGCGATCGTCGGTCAGGGGATCGAGGCCAAAGCCCATACGTCATACGGTACGCCGAAGCCGTGGAGCAAGGTCAAGCCGGAGAAGCGCGAACGCTGGATGGCCATAGCCAAGGCCATGCTCGATGCGGCGAGACAGGCGGTGTCGGAATGAGCGACGACAGGTTACGGACGACCAGGATGCTGTCCATGCTGGTCGAGAGAAGGCTGGCCAACAGGTGCATGGTGTGGGGACGCGAGGTGTCCTTCGACCGTTGCACACCCGACGAGCGTCGCGTCGATTACGTCGGGTTCGATCCCGAGATCGTCGACCACGGCATCAGGGCCACGAGCCTTGAGTTCGGCAGGACGGAGTTCTACGAGGTCAAGTCGTGCATGGACGACGTGAACAGCGGCCACGGCCTTACGTTCTACGGTGACGAGAACTGGCTTGTGACGACCCCGGAGGTCGCCGAGAGGATGAGAACCGATTGGCGTCTCGGAGGAAACTTCGGCGTACTTGTTCCGTCATCCGACGGCTCACGGCTTCGCAGGTTCGCCGAACCGGGGTTCATGAACAATCGCAGGACGAGGTCGGCCGGCGAGATTCTTCTGTGCATCCTGAAATCGGTCAGGCCGATGATAGGCGCATCCGAGATGGGTGGCTCCTCAAGCGTGGAGGTGGACTGATGATTGATTGGAATTTCGTGTGGAGCTGGGTGACGGCGAGACTCACGGAGAACGTGGTGAACCTTGTCATCGGCGCGGTCGTCATCCTGCTCTTCTTCCTGTTCATTGCGCTCAGGTTGCTGTGGGACAACCACATCAGGTATTGGATCGACGGGCTGCGCAGGAGGTTTGGCGGGAAGGATGACGAGAAGTGATAATCCTGTGGTTCGTCGCCGTGATGATGTCACTGTTCTTCGGCGTACCTAAAGTCATTGACCTGATGATTGACCCATGCGTTTCGTTCGCCCGCAGGTACGGCATTGCGGCTGGGGTCGCCGCGTTTACGACATGGGTCATATTCGTGCTCATCGCCTATGTCGTCATTGCGTTCCTGACCCTCACGCTTGTCTAAACGGAGAAGCCATGATTGGAAAAGCCGAATATCTCAAGGCCGAATGCGACGGCTGTGGCATGGGATTCGCCGACCCGCACACCGATTGCGGCGACCATTTCCCGAACGCCGTCAAGCTCGGAGAGGCGCTGAAAGACAGTGGGTGGCACATCCCATCGTCCACCATCAGCCCACTGGATGCCAGAGTCTACTGTCCCAAGTGCTGGAACAGGATGGGGCGCAGCATACGTGAGTGTGACTTGCGCCGCAGACATCACGCCAATACAGGAAAGGAAAATGACAATGGGTGAACTCAAACCCTATCAGAGAAGATTCGTCATCGAATACCGTGAGCTTGAGGAGCGTACTCGCAAACTCGGTGACATGCTGAGGAGGTGGGACGCTGGCGAGCTGGATTTCACGCCGACATGTCCGAGACCCCTGCTGGACCATCAGTTCAAGATGATGAACGGATACTGGGAGACGCTTCAGTATCGTGCGGAGATCGAGGGCATCGACCTGGATACCGCCGATGTGGATTACCCCCGGCGACATGTCGGACGGCTATCACACGTTCAACGAGCTGTATCGGTACAGGATGCTGTACAACGCCGCCCTCTTCAAGGTCATCAGGCTGTGGCGCGTGGCATCGTTGTCCGGCAGCGGTGATGCGTTCGCGTTGCAGACCGGCAAGTCCAAGAGGCATCATGACGGGACCGAGCCGTTCGGCGGCGGCTGGTTCGTCGTGTGGGTGACATTGCCCGACGGTTCCGTCATCTCCAACCACTATCGGACGGAGTACTGGGACCTGTTCAGTGCGGACGAGTACGACACGGCTCCCGAGTGGGATGGCAGCACCCCAGAACAGGAGGCCGACATGCTTGAGGCATGGCTTCGGTCGGCTGAGTGAGGCGATCATGTATATCGATACCGACGACGGAACCGCCATCAGGTGCGATGAGTGCGACGAGCTGTTCACATGTCACGGCGGTTCGATTGGCGACCTGGACATCGCATCGGGTAACGCCGGATGGCTCACGTTCATGAACATCTTCGACGGGCGGGTTTCGCACTATTGCCCGAAGCACGTATACAGGCGTACACGCGGCTGAACCACGACTCGCCGACTCGTTTTGCCAATCCGTCCCGATGGCGCTAACATTGGTGGTGTCATCGGGACATCATGTAAGAAAGGACAAGTGCAGCATGAAGATCGTCAAAAGCAATGGGCGGCTTTCCATTCACGGCGACGACATCAGCGTATACGACACGATTCCCGTCGGCACGTACCGAATCGTGGACACCATGCAGGGCATCCTGCTTGAGCGTGTCGACGACCTGAAGGCCCCGGAGGTCATCTACGGGGACGTTGGCATGAAGGTCGACCGTATCATGAGGAGCTTCGAGAACGCCGGTCGTTCGGTCGGCGTCATCCTGTCCGGCCCCCAGGGTCTCGGCAAGACGCTCGCGGCGAGGGAGATGAGCCAGCGTCTTCGTGTGGAGCGCGGCATCCCCACCATCATCGTGGATCACGACTTCGATGGCCTCCCGGCGTTCCTGTCGTCGATCGCGTGCGAATGCATGATGCTGTTCGACGAGTTCGAGAAGGTGTTCCCGAGCTCCGAAAACCTGCTGGGATACTTCGACGGTACGTGCCAGAGTCGTCACCTCAACGTCATCACGGTCAATTCAACCGACGGACTCAGGTTCATGGTGAATCGCCCCGGAAGGTTCCGTTGGCATATCCGGTTCGACCACCCGTCCGACGAGGAGATCGACCGTTATCTCTCCGACCATGATGTCGCCACGGACGACCGCATGATGATCGAACGCATCCACCATCAGGTGCGTCTCAACTACGATATGTTGGACGCCCTCGTCGAGGAGGTGACGGTCAACGGCAACCGCGTCTCCGACATCATCAACGACATGAACATCCTGCCCGTGGGAAGTACCAACGCCATCATCCGTTACGTCATGGAGGTTGACGGATCCATCGTGTCCGGAGAATCCGAGGACACGCTGTATTCCGGCTGTTCCACGTCGGTGTATGTGGACGTGCCCGGTCGCTATGACGATGTGGAGCTGGTGTTCCCCAAAGGCGTCCCGAAGGACGGTTCGGACATTCCCGTCAACCTCATCGGCGGCGACTTCACCGATGGCGTGTACAGCAATCCCGACGATTGCGATGAGGTGTCGATCAGGCTGTTGAAGGTGTCCATAATCAGGTCGACCAGGCGCAACCTCCTGGACATCGACGCGGAGTAGTGGGACGACTGGATGGATGTCAACTTGGACGATTCGATCAAGAGGATTCGCAGGATAGGAGGCGATGATGGGACGGAGTGATGATTCGACTGAGACCTATGACGATCCGAAGATGGAGGAGGCATACAAGCGCCTGAAGCCGATCTTCTGGGGCGAGCCATACGACGAGGACGTCGAAGCGTTCTCCAAGAACATGCGCTTTGACAGGGGCTATGTGGTGCACGACCACAAGCTGAACCCGTACTGGCACCCTGAGCTGTGGGGGTGCAAGGCCGTATGCGCCCCGGACTTCGGAGGTGATTGGGAGTTCGACATCGTGTCCGTCATCCACGGTCCGGACGGTTTCTACATCGGAACCGATGACGGATGTTCGTGCCCCGACCCGTTCGAGAACTACTACTCCCTCTCCGACTATACAGGGCCGATGACGATGGATGAGTGCGTCACGGAGTTCTCGTCGTTGTGCAGGGTCAGGGTGTCTGACCGCTTTTACGACGGCTCGCTGGTGGACAAGGACATCAGAGACTGTATTCGCGCGATTCGTGAGGCCGGTGGAGGAGTCAGAATCCCTCTGCCTTCGGCATACGCCGAATATGAGGTCGTTGCGGATTATGACCTCATACCAATCTGCGACATCGTGACGGAGGTCAGGTCATCGCATCATCAGGTGGACGACCATGATGCGTTCCGCTGTTCGTGCGGCGACCTGTTCGCCACACAGGGCAGGCTTGACCTTCATATCTCATCGAAGATCGTCGACGCCGTGTTCGAGCCGATCACCAGAGAGGGATATGAGTGGGGCGTGTTGGATGGCTCTACCGAGAATGGAGGTGATGGCGATGTCCCTCGCGACAAGAAGAGTGTACGTGCTTAGGTGCGACGACCCGACATGTGGTTCCATGTATCCGCAGGGGAATGACATTGTGTACGATGACGAAGAGCATCTGCTTCAGGGGGCCGAGAGCGCCGGGTGGCAGGTTCATGGCTATTGCGACTGCTATGGCCAACTGCTCCATTTCTGCCCCATGCACATCCATGCCAGGTGCTCGCAGTGTGGTGCAAGGAGCTTTGGCGACTACGATTCTCTCATCGACGATGGATGGTCGTCCCCGAACGACGACGAGGCGGTCTGCGATGACTGCCATCATCAGTTGGATGAAAGGTACAGGTGACGGCATGAAATACCTTGGTGGCGGAAAGGCGCTGGTCGAAGGCTGGGATTCGCTCGCATCGATCTCGTATCAGGTCGGCGTCACAATGGATGACCTGTGTTCGATGAACTTCGTGGACAGGACCAAGAGCGATGTGTGGCTGGTGAGGATGTACCGGCACCGGATTCCCATAACCGTCCCGATTTCGCAGCAGGAAAGGAACGACGAACACATCATGGATGTGGTCACCGGCATCGACTTCGGAGGTGATGATGCAGCGAACGTTCAAGACGAGGCTTAGGGTCAACAACAAGACCGAACCGTTGCTCAGACAGTGGGCCGGTGTGTCACGTCTCGCATACAACGTGTGCCTCGACATGTGGGACACTGAATACAGGAATGGCGGCAAGCCGAACCGATACGGTATCAGGAAGAGGTTCAACTCCATCAAGGGGGAGAAGTACCCATTCGTCACGGAGGTATCGAAGTGGGTGTACGACTACGCCACGAGAGACCTCGAAAGGGCGTTCAGGAACTTCTTCGCTGGACGTGCCGGGCATCCGAGGTTCCACAAGCGTGGCGTCAACGACTCGTTCACCGTGAACGGAGGCGTCGTGAAGATCGACGGCAAGTGGCTCACCCTTCCGAAGGGGCTGAGATTGAGGATGTGCGAGTCGTTCCGCTACCGCGACTCCGCCACAAAAATCTGTGAGGCGACCGTCACTAGAAGGGCGGATATGTGGCTCGTCTCGATTTCATGTGAGGTCCCCGATTCCACCGGCGAAAGCCAAGCCGATGGGGTCGTCGGGATAGACATGGGCATCAAGTCGCTGGCCACCTGCTCCGACGGTCTGGTCATCCCAAACCCGCGCACCCTCATCGACAGGGAGCGGAGGAAGAGGCATCTTCAGAGGGCGCTGTCCAGAAAGCAGCGCGGGTCGAGGAACCGTGAGAAGGCCAAGAGAAGGCTGGCGCGGTACGAGTATCATACCGCATGCAAGCGTCTTGACTGGATTCACAAGGCCACAAGGACGATCGCCGACCGGAACAGGGTCTGCTTCGTCGAGGGCCTCAACGTCTCCGGGATGCTGAAGAACCACCGTCTCGCCAGGAGGCTGTTGGACTGCGGGTTCCGCATGTTCCGTTCCATCCTCTCGTACAAGACGGACGTCCGTTGCATCGACAGATGGTATCCGTCGAGCCAGCTCTGCTCCAACTGTGGACAGAGGAGGCCGATGCCGCTGTCGGAGCGCGTCTACCGCTGCGATTCATGCGGCCTTGTCATGGACAGGGACATGAACGCGGCGTTGAACATACTGAATGTAGGGATGGCGAACTATCCCGAACTCATGCCTGTGGAGGGCGGAACCTCCCGAACGCCGTCATCCGTGGCGGCGCAAGGGCGTTCGATGAAGCAGGAATCCACCATCAGACCAACGAGAAAGAGCAGGTCTGAACAAGAATGGAAGGGCAGGATGAATGATGAAGGGTGCGTCCGATGGTCGGAACGGCGTTATCCGTGACAAGGTGTATGCGAAAGCCTTGACGCTTGTCGTGTGCGGAGTCATCGACATCGGCATCATGGTCGTGACGTGGAAGTCCGGTGCCCCGTATGGCTGGGCTGTGTTCGAGGGCATATTGTCCCTGTTCGCCGCAGCCGGATTGGCCGGTGACTGAATGGGGCAGCCGGAGCCGTCCCTGTTCGTCCAGTCGTGCATGAGATGCCGTCATTGCCCGACCGTCTCGTATGATGTGAGGGGCGGCTTGATTGAGTGGACCATATCATGTCAGTGCACGTCGCTTTCGATGACCGGCGATGATCCGGAGCGTTGCGTGGAGACGTGGAACCACATTCAGGAAAGGGGTTTGAGTGAATCTTTATGACGCCGCCACGGAGGCGGTGTACGGGAGGATGGGCGCTTCATCGGACATGTCATATGAGAACGCCAGGAAGTCGCGAACGATGGCGTGTCTCAACGCAAGGTCATACGCAAAGGCCGCAGTTGACGCCTACAGGAAGGCATCTGGTGGCGTGGGAGGCGATGAATGATGCCTGGTGCGGATTGCGGTTTCCGCTTCGACTATGATGGGTTCGACAAAGCGATGGCGACCATCGCGCTTATCGTGTGCCTTCCGTGTGTGTGGTTCATGATACTGAATGGCGCGGTGGGTTGGCTTTTCGGTTTCACCATGTCGGCGGTGTGGCTCACGATCACCGTTGCGCTTGTCGTTCCGTGCATCGCCACAACCGTCGAGGTGTGGTATTCGCAATGGTCAAGGATCTGTGATATGCTGAATCGCATAGATTGGACGGAGGACATAGATGACACGAAGAATCAGACTGACCGATAGGCAGATAGCGTCCAGGCATGAGCTCCTGGTGCCCGACGATGACATGTATGAAGATGTCGCAAGTGTTCTTGGCGAGCATTCGGTCATCGTCAGCGTCGGGTTCTTCAGACGCACCTACAACTGCTGTTGCGGCCGCAGATTTTCGGACATCAATGGGTATCACAGGCATGTCGCCGTCATAGTGGCCGATCGTTTGTCGACCGAACTGTGGCTCAGGATCAAGGACGGAATGGAAAGGATGGAGGATGGACATAAGGAAGACGGTGGCGGCTCTGGCGTCATTGATGCTGCTGATTCCGCTGCCAGGATGCTCAAGCGTTGAATCCGACAAGTATGATGGCATGCGGAACGCCGATTGCCAGGCGATTGACGGTGGGGTGTGGCAGTGTACAGTCACCATGCTCGACACGAGGAAGGTGACATGCCTGGTGCTTCTTCCGAAGACCGGAGGCGGCATCGACTGCGACTGGATGCACGCTTCAGGGAACGACGTGATGTGATCCGGTGTCAACCCCGTAATGTAGAATGATGGACATCATGGAAAACAGGAAATTGAGATACATCAGCTTGTTCAGCGGAATCGAGGCGGTCTCGGTGGCGCTTGATGGAGGGCCTTGGGAACCGGTGGCCTTCTGCGAGATCGACAGGTTCCCATCCGAGGTTCTTGCGTACCATTGGCCTGATGTCCCGAATCTTGGCGACATCACCAAGGTCGATTGGACTCCGTATGTGGACAAGGTGGACGTCGTTTTCGGAGGTAGCCCATGTCAGTCATTCTCTACGGCCGGAAAAAGGGAGGGTCTCAAAGGTGAATCAGGTCTCATGTTCGAGTACATTCGATGCGTTCGTGAGGTGCGTCCTCGATGGTTCGTCTGGGAGAACGTCCCGGGCGCGCTCTCAAGCGAGCACGGGGGCGCTTTCCGACAACTCCTGTCCGAAATGGACGCGCTCGGGTATGGTCTGGCATGGAGAGTACTGGATGCGCAGTTCTTCGGTGTGGCCCAGCGACGCGAGCGTCTGTTCCTTGTCGGAAGCCTTGGAACCATGCGTTCCTCGGAAGTATTATTTGAGCGCGAAGGCATGCCGTGGGATTATTCGTCGAGCCGAGACAAGAGGAAAGCCCTTGCCGGAGAATCTTCGCGCCGCTCTGGAGAATCAGATAGCGGTCCTGGAGGAAGAGACGGAGACACCGACGACGGAGGATGCCTGACCACGGGCGAGAACCAGAGTCGTCGCGTGCATTCCTCCGATGGCGTCTTCCCGGCGCTGTCCGCGAGATCGAACTCAGGGCAGAACCAGCAGAGCATCTATCTGTGCGAGACGGCGAACACTGGCTCCAACGGTTTCGGAATCAAACGTGACGACGTGATGAACACTCTGGACACTTCCGTATCGACCGCAGTGGCGTTCGCACAGAATCAGCGCAACGAGGTTCCCGTCATGGATGTCCCCGGAGCGTTGGCCGAGAATCCCGGCATGAAACAGCAGAGCTACGTCGCATTGGACTTCCATCAGCAGGACGGCAGGGCCAAGGTGTCGGACACGCCCGACGTGTCGATGACCATCACGGCGCACGCCGGAACAGGCGGAAACAACGTCCCGATGGTCATGTCCGATTCCGTCCAGACCCCCCCCCGTGGACTGGATGACGGACTGTCCGACATCGGCGGACGGCTCGTGGAGATCCAGGGGAACGCCATCGACCGCGACCCCGGCAACGGACCCGGAGGGCGCGGCTACGCCGACCCCGACGACAACGGGGCGTACACCCTCAACACGAGGGACAGGCACGCGGTCGCGCTCATGCCAACCCCACCCGAAAGATGTCGTGAAAGGTGACCGTGTGATGGCGTTCGGGAGGCAGAACAGTTCCGGTTGCGGACTCTCGATCGGCGACACGTCACCGACGTTGCAGACGGAGAAGGTGCCGGCCGTGTGGCCGGCGTAGGAAGGATGCTGAAATGGCCGACACGTTGCTCGTGAGGTGCGGCAAGGCCGGAGGCGGCAAGGGAGCGCTCGTACAGCATGAATTGAGCGCAACGCTCAGCACGAGCAACGTGCAGACCCTCTTCACCGATGGGGGGGGGCATGGACGACACTGTGGAGGTGATTGGATGGACCCGAGGCTGACGGTGAGACGACTCACCCCGTTGGAGACCGAGCGATTGCAGGGGTTCCCCGACGGACACACCGACATACCGTATAAGGGCAAGGATCATCCGCCGGACGGTCTGCGGTACAAGGCCACCGGTAACTCGATGGCGGTTCCCGTGATGGCATGGATAGCCGATGGCATAGTGGATGTCGAGTTCGGAACACATAACCGGCGCGTGCATCCTTGGCGTCCACCGACCGTGGACGACGTTGAGCCGATAGCTCCCGGCCCGCTGGTCTGGGTCGATCCGGCCAATGGGGGGGGGCAGGACGGTCGTGTGATGTGTCAGGCGGACACGCAGACGAACGCCGGCCGCATGACGGAACTGGCACCGACCCTGACGTCGCACAACATGAAGTCGCAACCGTTCGTGTACAGGGAGTGACCACGTCGAACGGCGACGACGTGTTTCCGGCGTTGTGTGCATCGGATGGCAAGGGGTTCATAGACAATCAGAGCGTCCGGTCGGGAAGACTGATCCTCGGATGACGGTCAGCGCCTCCCATAGATGTTTGCGAAGGCCGATGTTGTGTCGAATCGTGCGGACGCTTCGCGTTCGCGCATGACGCTCTCGTTGTCGATGAACGACACGGGCGTCAGAAGGTCGCGTCTTGCGCCGGACTGGTCTCCGAGCATCCTTGAGCACAGCACGGCGAGGCAGTCGACGAGGTCGAGGTGCCCGAGCTCCTTGGATCTCGGTTTGTCGATCTTTCCGTTGACGAGTTGCACCGAATCGAGCATCGCGTGGAGGAGGCATCTCCAATCGCCTCCACGGTTCAGGTCGTCCTTGTACGAGTGCACGAGACCGGTGTTGATGGAGAACTTGAGCGTCTCATACATCGATGAGTTCTTCTGTCCTGTTGCCGTCTCCTCATACACCTGCGTCGGCATGTTCCTGGATCTGACGTAATCGCCAAGGTTCTCGGTGACGTAGGCCGAGTTGAACTGGTCGCAGGAGACGACGGTCGGCCTGAACGCCGTAATCATCTGCCTGATGTCACCCAGGACGCTGGAGTACACTATCCTTCCGTCAGGGAAATCCTCGGGCCTGTACACCTTGTACCAGTCGACGACAAGGTGCCTGTAGGATATCCCGAACTCATCCGGGTCTCCCTGCTCGGAATGCGCCACCATGACCGAGAACATGTCGTTGACCAAGGCCGGGTCGATATGCATCTGGTATTCGGCACCGAGCCTTCCGGACGTCCGGGCCTCAAGGGGCGCTCCGCCCCACGGCTCGAACACACGGGCCACGGCATCGGCGTCGAAGTACGGGTTGATGCCCTCCACGAACTGCGCCCTGTTCTCCACCCTGAACATGGTCGGGTCGCTCCGCTCCTCCGCCGCCTGTATCCGCTCCTCCAGGCATCCATTGGGGTCGGGTGCGTATTGCACCGGCCTTGAGAAGCCGACGTGCCTATGGGCCTCCAGACGCCTTGCCGGAGATGATTCCAGGGGGCTCCGGGATACGACGCGCCACCAGCTCATTCCGACTCCGTCGACGGAATGGGGGCGATGGCCTCGTCCGGGGTCATGCCGGAATTTATGTGGACGAACATTCCGCTGTCGGCAATGGGCAGGTCGTAGCCCTCCTGCCGTACCATGACGTCGGACATCCCATCACCACCCATGCATCCTACGATGAATGCGGCGGATGCCCATCGTCGTCGGATTTCCTGCGGGACTTTCATCATCAATACACACCCAGCTCTGGCTCCCCGGATGTTCCGACGTACCGTATGGCATCCGCCACACAACCAATTATAGTCCAAACGGAAGGAGCGCCGCCCGGAATCCGATGGTGGTCCCTGAAGCGGCGCTCCCTTTTATTGTCTGTCAGTCGGCGTCTTCGGTTTGACCAGCATCGACGTCGCCGGTGTTCACATTCAGCAACGCTTCAAGCCACGCATTCGTGATGCCGACGGACTTGAACGCCGAATAGGCGAACTGCACACCGCCGACGATGGCGAACACCGTGGTGAGCCATGCCTCCGGGGTCGTCGGCACACCGCCTATCAGGCCGACGATGATTCCTCCGATGACCGACACGATCATCGCCACCCATCTGGCGACGTTGCCGGTCATCGCGTTGGTCTTTATGGCGTTCACAAGGAACGGGATGATTACCACGGCGACGATGGCCGCTACGGCTTCAATCACTGTCATGACTTCCTCCTTTTAGAAGATCGACATCTGCTCCACGGCCTTCTTGGTGAGCTCGCGGAGCTTCTCGGGAACCTCGTCGATTGACTGCCTTCCAGCAATCACCAGACGGGCGTAGATTCTTGCCATCACCTCATCCATATCATGCCTCCTTCGTGTTCATGGACGTCATGGCGACGTAAAGCGAAGCGACCATCTCGGACAGGTCGAGGTTCGACTGCTCAAGCGCCGCGATGCGCTCGGAATCCGGCGTATGCTCAACGATGTATGCCTTGAGAAGGTCGTCCGCCTGCGCACTGACCTCATCCTCGGTCAACGCCGATACGATGTATGCCTCCTTGGCGGTGTATTCCACCGATTCGGGCATTCCGTCGTGGGCCGGGATGGTGCGCGACGAGATGCTGGTGCGGATGTAGACATCCGCGAGTCCATCACCACGACGGTGATAGGCTACCTTGGAGAGAGGGCTGGTGCTGGAGACATCCTGCAACATGTGTTTTCCTTTCTACTGTAGACACTGACCAGTCTTCTGGCCTTGCGCATGATGCCGTCGATGTCGTTGCGACGCCTGTACATCACGCTGTCGCTGTGTTTGAAGTACCCGAAGTAACTCACGCAACGTCTCGCCAGAAGTATGCTGGAAGGACGCTTCGCCATCCTCCTGAAGTTCCTTCTCGCACGCAGGAATACGCCTGAGCGGATGTTCACGCGACCATGCTTGCGGAATGCGTAGCCCACCATGTTGATGGGTTCGAGTTCAAGCCACTTGACGCTCCACTCAGGATGCACCTCGACCTTGAGCGTCTCCTTGAGGAACCTGGACAGGCGTCTCGCCGCCATCTTGAGGTCCTTCTTGGATTTTCCGACCAGAAGAATATCGTCCATGTAAAACAGGAAATGGGTGATGAGCCTTCTGGTCTTCGTCTCGCCGTTGCGGCAGTGACGTTCCGTCGTCAGTCCGCTCTCGCAGAAGTGGTAGGCGGGCGACAGATAGTAGTTGGCGAGCCATTGGCTGAGATAGCTGCCTATGTTGAGCCCGTTATCCCCCTGATACTGATCTATGAGATGATACACCAGCCTAAGAAGCTGTGGGTTCCTCACATCCTTGGCGAGAATGGCCTTCAGGGTGTCCCTGTCTATCGACGGATAGTACTTGCGGACATCGAGCTTGACGAAGTATTTGCAATCGCGTCCCCTCGTCCATCTCTTGATGGCCTTGCGGGCGTCGATGGTTCCTCTTCCCGGTATGCTCGCGGTCTGCCACCTTCCGATCTTGGCGTCGAACACCGACTGCAACGCTGTGACGGCGACATAATTGTATATCTGGTGGCGTGTTGTCTCTCTGCCTATGATCCTGTGCTTGCCGCTGATGGGTTCGATGCGATTGAAGTACCTGATCTTCGTATGACGAAATCTGCCGTCGCGTATCTCCGAGGCGATCCTCTCGGCCAGCGCGTCGAGGTCCGGGTTCTTCTCCAGGAACCTCTGGACATCGCGCCTTGAACGCTTGCCCTTGAGGTACTTGTCGATCGCCTTCCTCACGAAGCTCGGGGTGGCGATGTGGACATCGCGGCAGTAGGTCTTCATAGGGCTTGTCCCCTATCTTGGACTATAGCGACGTTCGACGGTGCTGGACGGGGTCGTCTACCAGCCGCATGCTCGGTTTCATTTTCGACATGGTCGTGGCGTGCCCTCTCGCTGGCATGGCGGAGGGTAGTTGCGGAGTTGATAAATTATGATGGGGTTGTTAAGATTGGCGACCCCCGGTGTTCCACCTGCGGTTCCCAAGGTCGTTGTTCAGGTTCACGTACCACACACCGTAGTTCGCCCTGTTCCTGAGATTGCCGAAGAAACGGACCGGGGACACCTCCGCAAATCCCGATTTTCAATTATATACCATTGGTGGGTGCGAAACGCCGGTGAATGCGGTGAAAGTGAACGCATCGGCGCTCGGAGGGGGCTTTGCCCCCTCGCTACGCTCACCCTCACCGCACTTCGGCTACGCCTTCGTGCGGCCGAGCGCCGATAGGCGACCCCCGGTGTTCCACCAGCGGTCCCCAAGGCCGCTGTACAGGTACACGTACCACACACCGCAGGGCGCCCAGCTCCAGAGATGGCCGAAGAAACGGACCTCGCGGAGACCCTGTGAGGTGAGGGGGTTGGCGTAGACGGCGTCGCACAGGCCGGTGGTGCTCGTGGCTCCGAAGCCCTGCGGGATGAAGACGCCGTTGGACAGGATGAAGTCCTGCGAGTACTGCCATGTGTCGTTGGTGTCGGAGTCGCGCGGCGTACACTCACCGAGCTTGGTGTAGCTGCTGACGCTGTCCTTGGATGCGTTGGCGATGTCGAAGACGCGGTAGAGCTCGTTGTGGCCGACGTCTCCGGAATCCCCGGTGACCTTCGTCGCGTTGCAGATGAGGTCGGCGGCGGTCTCGAGGATGCCGTTGAACAGCTCGATGCCCTGAAGTCTGACGGGCTGGCGCATCGGATTGGCCTCGTTCGCCCTGCCGTCGTGACCGAGAATCTTGTCGGTGAACCCGGTCTTCCAAGGCATCGACGACACGTAGCAGTCCGTTGTGGTGTCGAACGGGTCGCCGTCGAGGTTGAGGGCGGTGTTCTCGCCGTCCACGGAATCCTTGCTCAGGATGATGCGGAATCTCGCCGCGCTGTAGTTGCCGGCGTTGTTACGCTCGGCGTCGGTTCCCACGTTGACCGTAGACCCGATTTCCCACGAACCCGCATTGGCTGCGGGGATGACCACGCGGGTGACACTGCTCTCGGCCATCGTGAGCTTGGTCTGCGGATTGTACTCGAAACAGCCTCCGAGGACGTTGGAGTTCTTGGTGGCGTACTTCAGCATCAGCATCATCTGGACATAGAACGTGTCTCCGGAGCAGCGACCGGCATATCCGTTGCCCTTGAGCTTGGCGCGGTCGATGATGTTGTTCTGCGAACCGAACTCAATGCTCGGGAACCGACCGGAGACGCTCATGGGCTTGTAGCTCTCGTCGACGTCCGCCATGTACTTTGCGTAGAGCATGGTGTCGCGTTCGTCGCCGGAGGGCAGGAGGACGCCGGGGGCGGGGATGTAGCCGTCATAGTGGGTGTCGGACCAGAGGAACTCGTAGTGGGTGTCGGTCTCCTCGACGCGATAGTAGCAGGGGCACCCCATCACCCAGACGTCGCCGTTGGTGCCGTCGTTGGCAAACCTGTCGTCGAGGCCGCTGATTGCCGTGACGTGGGGCTTGCCGTCGTCGTCAACGGTCGCGTTGACGTCGAACACCCTGAATGCGTTGAGCGTCGCGTAGTCGTCGCGTCCCGCCGTGATGTTGGTGCTGATCTCGGCCACAAGGCCCGCGTTGTCGCGCGTCTTGACGCCCTCGGGCGACGTACTGAACGTATACTTGGGGAACTGCACCCCGTAGACCTTGCCGTCGCGGTGCTGGTCCCAGTACGCGCGTAGGTTGGTGTATTCACCTGATGCGGTGTCGTATTCGGGTCGCGCACCGCCGTTGGCGTTCCTGTGGACCTTGGCGATGAGGTTCGCCGTATCCGACAGCGTCATAATCTTCTGTGTGTTGGCCATGTGCCAGTCGCTCCTTATCTGAGATTGATGATTGACATTGCCCAGTCGATGTCGTCCTGGGTCAGAGGCTCCACTCCCAGGTTCGGCTCGATGACTTCAGTATACGCTTCGTCTATCTCCTGCTGTGTCGGGAAGAGCGAGCCGATGCTGTCGAGGATGTCCTGCTTGCACTGGCTGGAGAACTGGTTGTACTCTATCTCGGCCCACGACGCCCCACCACCGTCGTCGTACCTGAGCACCTGTCCGGCCGTCCCGCCGTCGGGGAGTTGCCTGTCTGCGGATATCGTCACCGTGTGGGCCTCGATGTCCGCCTTCACCGTGACGTTCTCGCCCTGTATTATGCTCTCGGTGCCGAGCCTGGTGGAGATGGACTGTTCAAGCAGCCCGTCCTGCTTCTCCCTCTCGGATGCCTCGGCCGCCACCGCTCCTGCGATTGATGCATCCTGCGCGTCCTTGAGCCTCTTGAGCTGGCTCAGCGGCACAAGTTCGTTTCCTGTTGCTGCCATTGTTCAGTCCCTCATGGTTGTCGTTTGGATGTTGGGTGACGGGGCCGACCGCAATCGGCCCCGTTCGTGGCCATCGTGTATCAGACTTCAGCGATTCCCATGAATGTCTTGAAGTCCTCATCGGAGGCAGTGTTGGCCTTGATGCCGTCGGCACCGACAGTGATGGTGGCGTCGGCAGCCTTCACGGTGACGTTGGTGCCGGACTTCTGAAGGCCGTTGCCGAAGGTCAGGCCATCGATCTTGCCATTGACGGCGTTGATCTGTTCCTGGATGCCGGATGTGACGCCCTTGACGTAGTTCAGCTCAGTGGCTGAGGCGGTGACACCCAGGGTCTCCAGCGTGGTGACGGAGCCGAGGGCGTCCCACTTGGTGCCGTCCCATGCGTAGTTCATGCCGGTGTCGGTCACGTTATACACATCGCCGACGGTCTGGTCGGACTTCGGGAGGGCCTCCTGATTTGCCACGGTGCCCTTGTAGCGGTAGACCGAGGATATGGCGGTGCTGATGGCACCCTGCACCTCGGAGCTGGTCTGGTATCCGGCGTCGTTGGTGAAGACCGACACGTTGATGTCGTCGGCGAGCTTGTCGGCGGTCACGGCGTCGTCCGCGATCTTGTTGGTGGTGACCGCGCCATCCTCGATCTTCGTCTCGGTTATGGCACCGTCAGCGATGTTGCCGGTGTCGATCTGGTGCTGGTCCTCCCAGCGCGTCCCGCCGTTGCCGTCGGTGACGAGGACCTGACCATCCGTGCCGTTTCCTCCGGTCGGCTTGTTCAGCTTGGTGTCGACGAGCGCCATGTTGGCGTCGTCCAGCATCTTGAGCTGGCTCAGCTTGACGAGTTCGTTTCCTGTTGCTGCCATGTCGTTTTCCCTTTCGGTTCACCCCCCCCCCCCCCCCCCCCC